ATGGGCATATTGCGGTAAAACTGCCGCATTATAAGAATATACAGCCCGCACCTGAAGCCGCTTGCCGTAACCGCGAAAAACAGCATAGGCAGCGGGGTGTTTATAAAGGAAATTCCCTCGCCGCCGTTTAAAAGCGGAACAAGCCCGAAAAGGCGGAAATTTCTGAAAAGGGTGTAAAGCGGTATTTGCAGGATTACCGGCGGTAAAACCATTCCTATAACCGCAAGCATTAAAAGCAGCTTATTAAGCTTAAACTTAAACCGTGCCAGCCCGTAGCCCACAAGCGTGCTTGAAAAGGTCTGCAATGCCGCTACCGAAACGGTAAACCCAACGGTTATGAAGAACGAGCTTTTAAGCTCTAAAAGGCTTGCCGCACTTTTAATGTTATCCAATGTGAAATGCTTCGGTATGTAGGTTACGGTTGAATCGTAAACATCCTCGGGTTTCATAAACATAGACATTATCTGGGTAAAAAACGGATAGATAATTACGAAAGCCAAGAGAATGAAAAGCCCCAGTCTTGCAACCGTTATTACCGTGTTGAGGGCTGTTTTTTTATAGAAATCCTTTGTTTTTTCCTTCACAAAACCACCCCCTAATCACTGTAGGAAACAAACCTGTTTACCGCAAGATACACAAGCGCCACTATTGCAAGCACTATAAGTAAATACGACCATGCCATAGCGCTGCCGAGACCGAACTCAAGGTCTGTAAAGCTGACTGCCTTTACCTTTTCAATAACCGCGTTATCAACACTTGTGAATGAATCTATGGAGGCTTGTGAACAGACTGTGAAAGTTGAGGAAGCTCATGTTGAATTGCTAATTGGATAGTAGTATGACAATCTCATTGAATGACAAGGTTATTAAAAAAAGTGGGGTTTCTCTTGGAGAGGTCTTACTTATGATAGCTATTCAAAACAATGTAGATTTCAATGCTGCTGAAAGTGAGTTGAAGAAAAAAGGACTTATTAGTACAAGTTATGACAGGGAAACACATCTTCCTGTAGGGTTATTTGTTACTTCTACAGGGAATAATGTGGTAAATAATATCATTCTTGACTCTGATAAGTCTGTGGGGACTGATGACTTCAATCAAAGAATTGAAGCATTAGTACCTCAACTTCAATCCATTTATCCAGAAGGAAAGAACTTTAACAATCAGTATTGGAGAGGAAATAAAACTGATATTAAGAGAAAGTTACAGACTTTCTTCAAGAAGTATGGGAATGATTACACTGATGAACAAATCATTAATGCAACTCAAGCCTATGTTTCTGGCTTCAATGGGGAATATAAGTTCATGAGATTACTTCAATATTTCATTTGGAAAGAAGAAGTGAAGGATGGTACTAAAGTGCCTATCTCAGAACTGGCTAACTACATTGAGAATGCAGACCAAACCAATGAAATGAGTGTTGATTGGACATCTACATTAAACTAATAGTTATGAATTTTAAAGTTATTACAGGATACCAAGATTATCTCGTTTCTGAGTCAGGAGAAATTTTCTCTTTAAAAAGTAATAGAAACCTCAAACCCTACAAGACTACTAAAGGTTATTTACAGGTTAGACTGAATAATGGAAAAGCATTTCATGTGCATAGATTAGTTGCAGAAGCCTTCATACCCAACCCAGATAATTTGCCTCAGATAAACCATAAAAATGAGGATAAAACAGATAATAGGGTTGAGAATCTTGAGTGGTGTAACCAATCTCAAAATATGCAACATGGAACTGGTAATGAAAGGAGGTCCTATACCTTAAAAGGTAGAAAGACTACTTGGAACTCTAAACAGGTACTTCAACTATCTTTGGATGGAGAAGAAATTAAGAGGTGGGAAAGTACAATGGAGGTTGAAAGAACTTTAGGGTATAAGAATACTAATATTGGAGCCTGTTGTAATGGAAAAATGAAAAGAGCTTATGGTTTTATATGGAGATATATTGAATAGTTATGGAAGAGAAGGATTCATTTGATAGGGCACTGGAGAAGTTAATACTCCGAAGGCAGAGGATACTGGATGGCAAGATAAATTGTATTCCATTGTCTTTCCCAAGATTAAGAGTGTGGCTCCCCGGAATAGAAAAGAGAAGGTATAACATTATTACTGCAAATCAAAAGGTTGGTAAATCAAAACTTGCTGACTATATGCTTGTTTATGAACCCTTCTTCTATGCAATTGAGCACCCTGACCAACTAAGGTTGAAGATACTCTATTTTACCCTTGAAATGGGTAAGGAAGAAAAGTTCTATGAGTTCTTATGTCACCTGTTATTTAGGCTTGATAGAATAAGAATAAGTCCAACTGACTTGAAGAGTACTTCTGCTGATAGACCAGTTCCTCAAGAGATATTAGACTTACTTGCATCTGAAAGATATGTGACATATATTCAGAAGTTTAAGGAGACTGTAATCTATGTTGACTCTGAGAGAAATCCTACAGGAATTAATAAGTATTGTAGAAATTTTGCTTTGAGTAGAGGAAAGTTCCACTTCAAGAAAGTTATCATGAAGAATGAAGCTGGGCTTGAAGAGGAAAGAGAGGTAATAGACTATTATGAATCAGATGATGAGGATGAATATGTTGAAATTATCTTAGACAACTATTCAAATCTTATGCCAGAGAGTGGTATGAATAAGATGCAGACTATTGAGAAGATGAGTAAGTATTTCATCACTCAGAGGGACCAGTTTAATTTCAATATTACTGCAATTCAACATCAAGCTCAGGCTCAGGAAGGAATTGAGAATCAGAAGTTGAATAAGATGATGCCTTCATCAGATGGTCTTGCAGATTGTAAGACTACCACCAGAGATGCAAATCTGGTGCTTGGTTTATATAGTCCATTTAAGTATGGTCTAAAGGATTATGAAAAGTATGATATAACCAAATTCAAAAACAACATAAGGTTTATGCAAGTTATTGAGGATAGAGATAATGGAGCAGGAGGTCAAATATGTCCATTGTTCTTTGATGGAACAGTGAGTACATTTACTGAGCTTCCACTACCTGATAATAAGCCTGAACTGGAAAGGTGTCTTGAGTATATTGAGACAGTTGTAAGAAGGAGGACTAACTATACTTTCATGAATGTCTCTATAAGAAAAGCCAGAGTAAGAAAGTGGAAGATGAATTTGCATAGGTTAGTTAAATTGATTACCTTTGCAGACTAAATAAAAGGAGGAAAAATGATAGTATTACCTACAGAAAGGAAGAAAGCAGAGAACTACAATCCAAGCCTTATGGTTCTATTTGGTAAGCCAAAGAGTGGTAAAAGTACTCTTATGGCTGCTCTTGACTCTAATCTTATTATAGATTTAGAGAATGGATATAGAGCTTTGAGTGTTATGGATATTCAAGTAAGGTCAGCAGAAGAACTGTTTCAGGCAAAAGCACTGATTGAAGCTAAGATGCAGAAAGAGGGAGCATTCCCTTACAGATTTATCACTATTGACAATGCTACAAGGCTTGAGGAAATGTCTCTACCTTATGCAGCACATCTTTATAGAAGTACTGCAATGGGACAGGGTTGGGGAAAGGTTAAAGACCCTAAGACTGGTAAATTTGAGATTGACCCTAAGGCAGATGTAAGATTATTGCCAAATGGTGCAGGTTATCTGTATTTGAGACAGGCAATCAGAAGGATGGTTGATATGTTTAAACCTTTATGTGAGACTCTTATCTTAGTGGCTCATGTGAAAGATAAGCAAATCAAGAAAGATGGTGAGGAAATGTCTGAAATGTCAGTTGATTTAGCTGGTAAACTTGGAGACATTATCTGTGGTGAAGCAGATGCAATTGGATATATCTACAGAGAAAAGAATAATACAATTATTTCTTTTGAAGGTGGTGACAATACCATTAGGGAAGCAAGACCACTGCATTTGAGAGGTAAGAAGATTGTAGTTGCAACATCTGATGAAGATAACAATATCAAAGTTGATATGAGTAAAATCTTTGTCTGATGAGTAGGGATGAAGTAGTCAGGATTAGTAGGCTTGTAGCCTTTGGTGGACTGACTGGAGAAGATGCTGTCAATCTTCTATTAGATTATTGCACTGAACATAGTAAAGACCCTAAATTATCTATAACTTTTATACAGACTATCATGGGGATGGGCATGGTTCAATCATATTTAATGGAAGCATTAGAGTATTATGAAAAGAAATACACCATAAATAAACTGCAAAGTAAGCCCAATGAAATAGGGCAAAGACAAACAATTTTTATAAATTAAACATTATGAAAGAGTTAAGTAGATTTGAACTGGCAATTGTTAAAAGAACAGCCCAGAACACTAAGAGTTTGAGAACCAAAAGGGACAAACTAGTAGAGAAGATTGAGAAAGCACAGGAAGAATTGAGTGTAATCAGTGAAACTATTGAAGGCTTTGAAGCTCCTATCAAGACTATGACTGGTGGTTTCACTTCTGAGGAAGTTCTTGCTGGTATCATGGCAGTAGCAGAGGCAACAGAAGCAGCTCCAGAAGGAGAAGTTTCAGAAGAGGTTGTAGGAGAGGTAGAAGTAGCTGCATCTGAGGCAGTTGCATTGGCAGAAGAGGTAGCACCTGCAAATCCATTTGGAGAAGTGGCAGATGAAATGCCTTTCAAGGATTAATCACGTAAAATCAGTAATTTAAGATGAAGAATTTAAACAAAAGTTTCATGGCTGTTAAGGTAGGTAAAGAATCAGTTGAAGGTTCTTTCAAGATGTACAAAGGTATGGCTGCATTCAATATTGTAGCTGTAAATCCTACTAAGGAAGAATTAGAGGCTCTCACAGGTAGAGACATTGAGAATGACCCTGAATATGTTGGTAAAACTGATGAAGGTAAGGAACAGGTAAGGGTGGTATTCTATGCAAAGACTGCTCCTGATGCTAAGTTGAACAATGGCATTGAATTGCTTATTCCTATCAGCTTTATGCTTACTAAGGATTACAAAGTTGGTCAGAATAGTGGCAAATACCAGATTATTGATAAGTTTGGTAGAACTGCATGGGCTACAAAAGAAGAGCTACAGTCCAAGTCTATTCCACAATACACTTCTGGACCAGCCAATATCAGTGCAGATTACAGACTTGCATGGCAAGGTGAGGAATTCTTGATTGATTTCCTTATTCAGTGGTTGAATATTCCTAATCCTGCCAACTATAAAGATGGTAAGTGGATTATGAAGGAAGACCCCTCTGACAGTGAGGTTTCTCTTGATATGGCAGCTCTATTCAAGGGTGATGTAAAAGAGCTTAAAGAGCTTGTTACTCTTGCTGCTGCTTATACAGTTAAAGGTGCAGTGGGTATTAGAACTGTGGATAATGAAAATGGTACAAGACAGTATCAGGCTGTATTTACAAGGAAGTTTGCTAAGAATGCTGTGACAGATTACAGTAGGATTGATGCTGCCATTGCTGATTTTCAAAGTAATGGTGGTGCTCCGGGCACTGAGTTTTCTACTCAACCTTTGCATGAAAATGTAGTAGAAGCTACTTCATTTACTGCACCTGACAATGACCCATTAGGAGCAGCAACAGCTCCTACAGCAACTCCTTGGGGTTAATAACATAAAGATTCTTGATATGGAACAATGGAAAGATATTACAGATTATGAAGGATTATACCAAGTGTCAGACCTTGGTAACATAAGGAATGCAAATAATACTCTTATGAAGAGAACTTTGGATAGTTATGGCTATTACACAGTAACTTTATATAAGAATAAGGTAAAGAAAACTTTTAAGGTACATAGATTAGTAGTACAAGCATTTATTGAGGGCTATTCTACAAATCTACAAGTTAATCATAAGGATGAAGTTAAGACTAATAATACAGTTTCAAACTTAGAATTATGTGATAACAAATATAACTGTACCTATGGAAGTAGAACCACCAAACTTGCAAAACCTATTGTCCAAGAGAGCCTTGAAGGTGAATTTATTAAGGAGTGGAAATCTTCTTGGGAAATTCAAAGAGTTCTTGGCTTTCACAGAGCTGTAATATCTTCCTGTTGTAAGGGATTCAAGAGAGATGGGCATAGTAATATAACCTATCCTGTGCATCAAGCTTATGGATATAAATGGCACTATAAGTTATGATTAGTATCGGTAAACCTAATATCAGATTAGAAGAGATTTTATCAAAGGTATCAGAATTAGACATTCTGAACCATTATTTTGGGGTGAGTAACATTCCTTGTATAATCAGTTCCCCTTTAAGGACTGATAACCATCCATCCTTTGGTTTTTATAGCATAGATGGTCAGAAGATACATTGGACAGACTTGGCTACAAAAGATAGAGGAGGAACATTTGATTTATTAGGTAAGTATTGGGGGGAGAGTTACAATGATGTGCTTGCACATGTTTGGGAGGACTTATCCAAGATTACTAAGACTAATGGCTATAGTGCATTAGGTAAACCTAAGATTGTCACTACTAAGGAGTACAGTTCTAACCTTGATTTGCAGTGTAAGACAAGGGAATGGAGAGAATATGACCTTGAGTATTGGGCTTCATTTGGTATCACTTTGGAGTGGTTGAAGTATGCTGACATTTATCCTATATCCTATAAAATAATCATAAAAGGAGAAACCAGAATGGTCTTTCCAGCAGATAAATATGCTTATGCTTATGTAGAATATAAGGAAGGAAAAGTCACTTTAAAGATATATCAACCATTCAATCAGAAAGGATATAAGTGGTCCAACAGGCATGATAGGTCAGTAATTAGCTTATGGACTAAAGTACCTGAATTTGGGGATAGGATATGTATCTGTTCCTCAATGAAAGATGCTTTATGTCTATGGGCAAACACTGGAATACCAGCCATAGCCATTCAAGGAGAGGGTTATGGTATCAGTGATACTGCTGTTAATGAACTCAAAAGAAGATACAAGGAAGTATTTATCTTATTGGATAATGATAAAGCTGGTCTCATAGATGGGGAGAAACTATCAGCATCCACTGGGTTCACTAATATAGTATTGCCACATTTTGAAGGAGGAAAAGATATTAGTGATTTAATGAAAGTTAAAGGCAAAGATATTTTCCTCAAAACTATTTTACCACTATTTAATATTAATAACAATGATTTGGAAAGAAATAAAAGATTTCCCTGACTATTCAGTAAGTGATACTGGCTTAGTCAGAAGTACAAAATATTGGGGTCAATTTAATAGAAAGGATAGTGAAGGATTGTTACAACAGAGAACAGATAAAACTGGGTACAAATTTGTCAATCTATATAAGAATGGGCACATGTATTCAAAGAAAGTTCATAGGTTAGTAGCTGAGACTTTTCTTTCTAATCCTAACAATTATCCACAGATTAACCATAAGGATGAAGTGAAGTCAAATAACATTGTAGATAACTTAGAGTGGTGTGATGCTTATTATAATCTCACTTATAATGGACTACAAACTAAGTCCCATTTAAAGCAGAAGAGAGAAATAGGTGCTTTTACCTTTGAAGATAAATTACAGTTAAGATTTGACAGTGCAACAGAAGCAGCATTATATTTGGTGGAAACTGAGAAGGCAAAGACTTTTAAATCTGCTTTAGCAAATATTTTAGGAGCAGCTAAAGTCAATCTTCAAAAGTTAAGATACGGATATTGCTGGAAATGGTTAGAAGAGTCAAAGAGGTCTTAGTCTCAGACCTCTATAAAACAATAGGAGACAAAGAACAATTCAGAGAAATAATTTTAAGCCTATTTAATAGGTAATGTTTTATCACTAAAAAAAAAAATCATGGAATTTAGAAAAGTAACCATCATCAACAACAAAACTCAGTCTCAAAAAGTTATTCAGGCATCTGCTGCAACTACACTGGGTGAGTTGAAAAGAGAAATGAGAGAAGCAGGTATTGAATATGAAGGGATGACATTCTTTGAAGGTCATTTGAGAGCAGAATTGAGAGATGATGCTTCTATCCTTCCTACCAACATTCCTTACAAAGGACAGGTAGTAAATGATTTGACATTCCTGCTGACTGCACCTGAGAAGAAAACCAAGTCTGGTGCAATGTCAAGGGCAGAAGCCTACAATGCAATCAAGGCAAGAGGCTTGCAGGATGAGTGTGTGAAGAGGTTTGGAAAGAACTTCACTATGTGTAAAACTCAGGACTTAATTGACCTGTTGGGTGAAGGTTCTGCAAAAGCTGCTCCTGTAAAAGAGGAGAAGAAAGAAGTTGTGAAAGAGAAAGTTGCAAAAGAGGTGAAAAAAACCAAAAAGGAAGAAGAAAAACCTGTGGTGACTGCAACTTCTGAGGGTAATGTTGCAGGTGCATTGGAAGTTTTGTTGGAAGACCTCTATGGCAGTGATGTCATTGAAGAGGGTACTTATGACAGGGCTATGGCTGTACTGAAAGGTACTACCTATAAAGCAACTGAAAAGATATCAAGGGCAGAAATCAACAAGATGTTTGATTTTGTAAAGTAGAAACCAGTGAGGGAGGAGGCTGAATAAGCCTTCCCCCTCATTTTTTTTTTATCATGCAATGACCGAAGAAATAAAAAAGCAAGTCCATGAACTACACGATAGTATCATGGAAAGACCAAATCAAATCCTACAGTTCTTTCAAGACTTCTTTGGTGAAGAGAGAGTAGATATGCAGGGTTTTCTTACTGAGGATGAATTATATACATATCTTAGTGGAACCCCCTTGGGAACATTCATGGAATGGAGTAATATAGTAGATTCTTCTGCTTACCAAAACATGAATAAAGAGGACCGAGACTTAGTAAATCTCTTTTGGACAGCAGAAGGTGCTAATAATGAAACTGTTGTAAGTGACTCTGCATTAGCTAAATATTTCTTGCCAATAATAAAGGAGAAGATTGCTAATACTATGTTCAATGACTTATTCATTCTTATTTATTTTCCTACAGTAAGGATTACAAATGAGTATGATAAGTATGTAGATATTAAGGAGTTATGGCTCAAAGTTCCCTTCAATTGGATGGGAAAGGGTAAGGGATATTTTGGAGTGAACAGGTCTAATTATCCACTAAACCAATTCAAGCATGGGTATATGCACAGTCATGTATCTTCTATTCCCAGAGGTAATTTTGAGAACTTCCAGACACCTTGTACTGGTAGAGGACCTATCAATTCTTCTCTTTCTACATTAGCTATAGAATATGATGAAGCCATTTGGCAGTTATTATGTCTGGAGCTTGATAGGTATGTAAGAGTAGAATCTATTGATGGAGTTCCACACCACAGGCTTGAGAATATTCCTGCAACAGAGATGGGAGATGCTAAAGATAAATTCTCTATGCAGTCTCTTAGAGGAACAGTTTATAATATATTTGAAGGAGAGCAATTCAAGCTATTCATTAAATACCTTCTGGAGACTAAGAAGATTAGGTTTAACTATAGTAATGGAAGTTATGGGATAGGAATGTCCTTCATTGATACAGTGGTTCTTATCAGTAATGAATTTATTAGCTGGTATAATACTGAATATGACAAGCATACTTTTGATATTAGTTATGCTGACCTTGTTAGTAATGGTATTATCAATGAATGTATCATGACTAATGGTAAAGTCTATATACCAAAACCAGTAAGAAGGAATAGTAGTGATGACTATCAGAGATATGTAGGAAAGAAAATCTGTACATTCAAAGGTAGGGAAATTACCTTGACTATTGATGGAGTACTATCCTCAGAGGAGGAATCTCTCAATAGAACAAGGATACTGAATTTACAGTATATTGAAGCTATAGTATGCAGTATATTAAGAATATTAAATTATAGATATGGAAGAGAAGAAAGAAGTGAAACCAGTACTGGGGTTAGTCCACAGACAAGATATATTTAAGATTGTCATTCCAGTAGAGGTTGAGAAAAAGATAAGATTTTTATGCAAGAATATCTGGGATGTAGAATGGTCAGGTGTCTTGTTCTATAAAGTTGAGGGAGCTTTTGAAGATAAGTCCCTAACTATCAGATGTGTGGATTTGTTCCAAATGGACATTGGTACAAGTGCATACACTGAATTCAATGTGTCTCCTGATATGGCTACATACATGGTGGACCATCCTGAGTTATTGGAAGAAGGTATATATCAAGGATTAATCCACAGCCATAACAATATGGCTACTTTCTTTAGTGGTACTGATACTGCCACTTTGAGTGCAGAGGGTAATGATATGGCTCACTTTGTATCATTGATTGTAAATAATGCAGGTAAATATACTGCTGGTGTTACAAGGAAGTACAAATGTGTCCAGACTGTATCTGAGAAATATACTTATCCCACTTGGAATGGTGAGGAAAGAGAGGGAGTAGAGACCTTTGACATTGAAGAAGAGAAACTTGAATGGTTCAATTTGGATATAGTATTTGAGGATGCAACTGATGACTTTGAGACTGAAATGATGGAAAGAATCAAGGAAATCAAAGAGGCTAAGAAGAAGGTTGTAACTCCTATGTATGGTGGTAGAAACTATCCCCAATATGGTAACTATGGAAAAGCCATTACCCCAACTAAGGAGGTGGGGAGTACATTTCCTATGGATGAAGATAAATACTATGGGGAGAAAAGAGGCTGGTATGACCCTCAAAAAGATAAACAGGACAAGCAATTACCTGCTAAACAAGGTGAGCTGCCTTTTGACCAACCTGAGGAAGAGAATGTTGAAATTCCTTATGGTGTTGTAACAGTTGACCCTGATATAGTTCAGTCTATTGTAAGACAACTTGTCACATCAAGCATTATCATTTCAAATGAAAGTGCAGTTGATGTCAAGAAGTGGGCTAACTCTATGGAGAGTCTTTACAGAAGGAGATTTGGAAGTGTAAAAGAGTTTGAATATTTTGCATCAAACTATGTGGATTACCTTATTAATTATACCTATGATGGAGATGTTATGGCAGTCATTAATAATGATGATTCTGTCATGGCTGCATTATTGGCTTATGATGTAAGGGAAGAACTCAAGAAACTGCCAAAGAACCCTTGGTTGAGTGTTTATATCAAATTAATGGATGATTATATTTATTAATTATGGAAGATGAAGTATTAGAAAGTGCTATCAGTCAAATGACTATAGATACAGGAATAAGTGATTTAGGTGCATCTAATGTGCCTACTACTGGTACAATAATGGAAGAAATCCTCAGCCACAGTGCTCCAGAAGAGACTTTGGTATATAGCTCTGCAAGTGATATAGAATCAGCAGTAGCTCTATTAAATAGTGGTGAGTGGGAAATAATCCATGAAGAGCAACATGCAAGTGGTGCTTATTTAGTAACCATTGGTGCTGTAGAACCAGAGGTTCCTATGGCTACTATTACACTTATAGCAACATTGGAAGTATCAAATATGCTGCATGATGCTCAGAATACTGAGGATGCTCCAATAGAAATTGATGAACAAGGAGAGGCATTACTTGAAGCTGCATTAGCTGCTGAGGAAGTAGTGATTCCACCTAATTCAGGTAGTTTGCTTGTAGATGAAGCTACAAGTAGATTCAGTGGAGCTATCTGGTATAGTGCCATTCAATCCAAGAATATTACATTAGCTGGTGTAGGTGGTATAGGAAGTTATGTTGGCTTCTTACTTGCAAGACTAAGACCTGCTGGGTTATATTTATATGACCCAGATATAGTTGAACAGGCTAATATGTCTGGTCAATTATATGGTAGTAGTGATTTGGGACAACCAAAAGTTACATCTCTTCATAGGATGACACAAATATATGCAAATTACTATAATACTGTAGCATACCAAGAAAGGTTTACTGCTGAAAGTGAAGCTACAGATATTATGATTTGTGGCTTTGATAACATGGAAGCAAGGAGATTGTTCTTTGATAAATGGGTTGAACATGTAGGTAATAAATCTGAGGGAGAGAGGTCTAAATGTTTATTCATTGATGGTAGGTTGGCAGCAGAAGAATTTCAAGTGTTTGCTATTCAAGGCAATGATTTAAGAGCTATGAGAGAGTACAGAAGTAAATGGTTGTTCAGTGATGCAGAAGCAGATGAAACTATCTGTAGTTACAAACAGACAACCTTTATGGCAAATATGATTGCATCAGTAATAGTTAATCTATTTGTAAACTTCGTGGCTAATGAATGTAATCCCATTATAGATAGGGATGTACCTTTTATGACTCAATACTCTGCTGATACAATGTACTTTAAAGTAGAAATGTAATGGCAATAAGTGTACAATTAAACAGGCAACTTCATGATATATTCCTGAATAGAGGTAGTATTTCATTTCCAGACTATATTAAACCTCATCTTGCATTTGAAAACCATAATGTGTTCAATCTATTCTTAAAAGTAGATATTAGTGGACCAGAAATTGATGTTCCATTAATGTGCAAATATAAGGTTGAGGAAGGGTTATTGGATAACTACAATTATCCTAATAGTTTAAATGAAGTGGCTGTTACTTTATTTGAAAATAGTCATCCCCAAGTAAGAAGGACTGCAAATGCAATCTTTAAAGCATTTCAAATGAATGATAACAGAGATAGGCTTATTAAGATTACAACTAATACTGGTGAGGTTTATTATGGTGGTAATGGTTATATTCTTGATAAAGATTATAACATATTAATACTGTACACACTTCATGGAGTTATGGAGGATAGAATTCTACACTACAAAACTGGTAGAATTTATGTTAATCCAAAGGTCTTTATTAGTAATGGTATAGTTGAAAAAGGAATCATTAAGACAGTCATTCCTGCATTTGTACAGGAAGGCATTAGGATAGATACAAGTAATCTTTCTGCTAATCCAACTGTTCAAGAAATTATTTTGCCTATAAGAAATGAACAGGGTAGGATTACTGGTTATACAACTCCTATACCTGAGATAGTAGTAGTTGATGTGACTGATAGGTTTATAGTAAAACCTAAAAAACCAACTCCTTCTACATTCAGCAATGAGGCTATGAATGATTACCTTCTGGAGCATCTTGATGAGGTTGTACAAATGACCTATATAGTATGACATTTGAGGAATATTTTGGTGGATGGGTAAGGGTTATAGATACAAAGGAATTAAATAAGGTAGTAGGACAGGTAAGTTTAATTAAAAGAGACTTACTTTGTCCTGCATATCCTGATATATTTAAGGCTTTTAATCTATGCCCTTACAATAATCTCAAAGTTGTAATGATAGGACAAGACCCATATCCACAAAAGGATGTGGCTACTGGTGTCCTATTTGGGAACAAGGAGGGGACTAAGTTGTCTCCTTCTCTTGAAATAGTTAAAGAGGCTTGTATTAATTTTGAAGTTCCACATAATAGTATTATCTTTGACCCCACTTTAGAGAGTTGGGCTAAACAAGGAGTACTGATGATTAATTCTGCACTAACTTGTGAAGTGAATAAAGTAGGTAGTCACACAATGATGTGGAGACCTTTCATGACCAAGTTACTAAAGAATCTATCAGAGTGGCAGACAGGTATTATATATGTTCTATTTGGTGAACAGGCTAAGACACTTAAGCCTTATATCAATAAGAATACCAATATAATACTGGAAGAGAAGCATCCTGCATACTATGCAAGGCAAGAGGAAAGGATGCCATCTACTGTATTTCAAGAAGTAAGCAAATTAACTAAAGAAAAATATGGAGAGCCAATTGTGTGGTTCTCAGAGTATTAATTTACAAAAAAAAAGTATGAAGAAACTTATTTTTGTGGAGACTGGTAAGGAAGTAGAAATGGGTAAGACCCTTGCCTTTGGGATGAACAGTGCTTATGGTTTCATGCCATTTTATACTGTAATTGTCTGTGAGAAAAGTATCCCATTCCTTATCAAAGAGGGCATAATTAAGGAAGTGGAAAATGAAGAAATTCCCACAGAACCCTACTTCTACATAAAACATCTTGCTGACAGAATTCATTGGAATGTAGAGAATCTAAGAAAATACCTTAGTAATTTATATACAATCTATCCTGCTGCTGTATTTTCAATTATGTTAAGAGAGGTAGCTATTGTACTTGATGAAAAGTATGATAACCACATTAAGAACAGCAAGGAGATTTATGTCATTAGTTGTCTCAGTGGAGAAATAACAAAGGTTAAGGACTTGAATAGAATCAAGAACTTCAAGAATTTTGCTGCATTCAGGACATTGGATGATGCTCTTGCAGCAAAAAGAATCTTGGAGGAACCTATGAAACAATTATTTAAAAGAAGTGGAAAATAAGAAGATTATCAACGCAACCAAAATCAGAGTAGGAGAAGTAGAATATAGGAGTCAATTAGAAAGAAATGTAGCTAAATATCTGGAGGATAATAATATTCCTTTTGAATATGAGAAACATAAGTTGGAACTTATACCTACTCAAAGATATAATGGACAAACTTTAAGGTCTGTCCATTATACTCCTGACTTTGTATGTGGAAACTTTATTATAGAAGCTAAAGGATTTCCAAATGATTCTTGGAGTCTCAAGAAGAAAGTTATTATACAAAATATTATAGAGGGTAAACTTCCTTATGAATTTAGAGAGATACATTCTATAAGGGAACTAAAGGATGTAATAAATGAGATGAATGGTAACAAAGAAGAATGGAGACCTGTAGTTGGCTTTGAGAAATTATATGAAGTTTCTAATATGGGAAATGTTAGGTCTATTCAGTTTCATGGCAAAAAGAGAATAAGGCTATTATCCCCTATAAAGGATAATAGAGTAGGTTATCTTAGTGTTAAACTGAGAGATTGGGAAAATGCTACAGAGGGTAATTATTTGATACATAGATTAGTAGCTCAAGCCTTTATTCCTAACCCTGATAATAAACCTCAAGTGGACCACATTGACACTAATCCCTCTAATAATAAAGTATCTAACCTGCAATGGGTTACTCCATTAGAGAACCAAAATAATCCTATAACCCTTGATAGGTTAAGAGATAATTTGGTTTCCTATAACAAAAGCCCAAAACATAAGAGGGATATTCAGGTATCTCAAGGACACCCTGTAATACAATATAGTAGAGATATGAAATTTATAGCTGAATTTATTTCAATTAATGATGCAGCTAATTCTTTAAATACTACTGCTTGTTGTATTAAAAGAGTATGTGATGGTGATAGAAAATTCCACAGAAACTTTATTTTTAGATATAAGGATGAAAGCCATAGAAAGAATGAGGAAATTGCTGAACAGTTTACCCAAGAGTGATATAACTTTAGGTGAACAGTTTATTCAGAGCAGAGATTTTGAGTCACTCAAGGACTTAGTAGATTCAGCAATCTACAAGGTTAGAAAGCACAAAGCCAGAAAAGATGAAGAAGGTGGAGTGCCACCTAAACAAGAGTATCTTGATGTAGACTTGACAGAGTTAAGTAATTTAAAGGCTGAGGTGGATGTATATTTAACCCAGCTTGAAGTTCCCAGTAATGAATGGGAAGAAGACATAGAGGAGGAATACTATGGTGAAGAGTATTAAAGAACTATCTTGGAATGTAACAGAGGAAGAGTACAGAAAAGACCCTGCAATCAGTTACTCTACATTATCAAGATTTGAAAGGGAAGGATGGAGGAATCTCAGTTCTCTCTTTGATAAGGTAGATAGTCCAGCATTACTATTTGGCAGTGCAGTGGATTGTATGCTTACTGATGGAGAACAAGCCTTTGCTGAAAGATTCATTGTATGTGAATTTCCTAATCTGTCAGATAATCTGATAAGTATCACCAAAGTATTATTCTCCAAGTATGGAGATACACACAGAAGGGTAGATACTATTGATGATGAAGTGATTAGTAGTGTGGCTGTAGCCAATGGATATTATGCAGGAGACTCTTATAAAGCTACCAGAATAAAGAAGGTAAAAGAGAGTTGTAATGAGTATTATTCACTGCTTGCACTGGCAGGAAACAAGACTATATTATCTCAAAAGGATTATAATGATGTGTCTCTTTGTGTTGATGAATTAAGAACCAACTCAATAACCAAGGACTTCTTTTATATAGACCCTTGGAGAACAGATGTTGAGAAGGTGTTTCAATTGAAATTCAAAGCTGAATGGAATGGAATACCAGTAAGATGTATGTTTGATGAGCTTGTTGTGGACCATCATAACAAGATTATCTATCCAATAGACTTAAAGACTACTGGGTATCCTGAGGAGAACTTTCAAGACTCCTTTGCTCACTGGAGATATGATATCCAAGCTAAGCTATATACATACATTCTTCAAAAGTGTATCAAGAGAGACCCCTATTTCAGTGAGTTCAAGATTCAGCATTATCAATTCATTGTTATCAATAGAAGAACAATTGCTCCTATTGTGTGGGAATTCTATGGGAACTTTGGTATGGTAGATTTAAAGGATGAAACAGGTAAGATTTATAGGGATTGGAGAAAGATTCTTACAGACCTAAATTATTATCTCACTAATCCTAACCTGAAATATAGTAAGGAAGTAATGGCAAATGATTGTATTATGGAAATAAAGAATTTAGTACCAGCATGACAGAGTTAGAGTATTTTAAAGGTGATGAATTAGCAGCCTCAACTTGGAGGAATAAGTATGCAACAGAAGGAGAACAAACTCCTGATGATACACATAGGAGATTAGCTAAGGAATTTGCAAGAGTGGAGAACAATTATGATTGGGATATGCCTAATAATAAAGCTATGAAACTATCCAATTATGGTTATCAAAGACCTAATCTTGATGAAGAAGCTATCTATCAGTTATTCAAGGACTTCAAGTATATTATACCCGGAGGTTCAGTTATGTCTGGTTGTGGAACTGGAGCATTAGTAAGTCTTAGTAATTGCTTTGTAATAGGCAGTCCTAAAGATAGTTATGCAGAGATAATGAAGACAAGAAGTCAGCAGGCTCAACTCATGAAGAGAAGAGGTGGAGTTGGTTATGACTTATCTCAGCTTAGACCAAGAGGAGCTAAGGTTAATAATGCAGCAAAGTCTTCAACTGGTGCAGCATCTTTCATGGATGTATGTTCAGATATAACCAATGAAGTAGCTCAGAATGGAAGAAGGGGTGCTCTTATGTTAAGTATGAGTATCAATCATCCTGATATTGAAGAGTTTATAACCAAGAAGCAGGACTTAACCAAAGTAACTGGAGCTAATATATCAGTTAAAGTTACTGATGAGTTTATGCAGGCAGTAATGGATGATAAGGATTACATTCTTAGATTCCCAGTAGATGCTGATATGTCAAAGCACAACTATTATATAGGACATGAAGATACTCTTGAGTATGGTAAGTTATACAACAATAGTGTCTTTGGTTTTATAAAGAAAGTAAGAGCAAGAGAGTTATGGAATACTCTTATGCACTGTGCTTGGAATACTGCTGAACCGGGGATTATGTTTGAGGGAGCAATGCACAACTATTCTCCTGATGGTGTATATCCTGACTTCAAAATGGTTGGAACTAATCCATGTGGAGAGATACCAATGGGTCCATTTGATAGTTGCAGGTTGATTCATATCAACTTGGCAAGTTATATTGTAGACCCATTTACAGACAAGGCTCACATTGATGAAGAGTTACTTTATATGCACTCTTATGAAGCCATGAGATTAGCTGATGATTTGGTTGATTTGGAGATTGAAGCTGTTGATAGGATTATTGATACAGTAAAGAATGATACTGATGATACTGAATTTAAACTGTGGAGTAGAATCAAGGAGATTGCAATTCAAGGAAGAAGAGCTGGTTTAGGTTTCACTGGACTTGCTGATGCAATAGCTATGTTAGGCTTGAAGTATGACTCTGATGAAGGTATTAGTCAGGTTGAACAGTTAATGAAAATTATGTTCAAAGGTCAGCTTGATAGTAATATTGATATGGCTATTGAGAGAGGTGCATTTCCTGCTTGGGATGGAAATCTTGAAGAAGAGAGTAGAGGTAGGAACAATGCTTGGTATGATTGGATATTCTTAAATGACCTTAATAAGTATAAGAGAATGCTTCTGCATGGCAGAAGAAACATAAGTTGGTCTACTGTAGCTCCTACTGGAACTGTAAGTATCATGGCTGGTACAAGTAGTGGCATTGAACCTATATTCCTACCTTTCTATCAAAGGAAGAGAAAATGTATGTCTGAAAGTGACAGGGTAGATTATGTAGATAAAGTAGGTGAGAAGTACACCTTATTTACAGTAGTTCATCCTAACTTAAAAAGATGGGCAATAGAAACTTTGAACTATAGTGAGTCAGAAGTCAATGAATGGAGTTTAGGAGTATGGAAGGAAGTCTGGAAAGAAAGTCCTTATTATGGTTCTACTGCACCAGAGATTGATTGGAGACAGAGAGTTAAATTACAAGGAGTAGTTCAGAAGTATATCACTCACAGTATCAGTAGTACAGTTAATCTGGCTAAAGAAACTACAGAAGAAGAGATTGCTGACATCTATATTGAAGCATGGAAACAGGGATTGAAGGGTATTACTATTTATAGAGATGGATGTAGGGAAGGTGTATTGACTCAGGTTGAGAAACCTAAGACTATTGAAGGAAGACAAGCTCCTAAGAGACCTAAAGAACTTGAAGCTGATGCTTATTTGATTAAAGCAAAAGGTGAACAATTCATTATCTTAGTAGGTATGTTAGAGTCTAAACCTTATGAAGTCTTTGCATTCAGACCAAGGAATCCTATTAGCTTTAAACCTCATAAGGGTGTTATAACTAAAGTAAGTAAGATGCACTATAGCTTTACATCAGATGTCTTTCATATAGACAATCTTGAGTTAGCTAATGAAAATGTTGAAGAGAATGCAGCTACCTTGTATTCATCTATGTTGTTAAGACATGGTGTGGATATTAAGTATATTGTTAAGACTGCAAAGAAGGTCAATGACAATATTACTTCATTCAGTTCAGCTATGTGTAGAGTACTTAGTAAGTATATCCCTAATGAGGAAATTAAGGGTGAGGTATGTCCTGACTGTGGTGGTACTTTGGTAAGAGAAGGTGGTTGTATTCACTGTAAAGATTGTGGGTATAGTAAATGTTTATAATATGAAAATTAAAGTAAAAGAAGTAACAAAAGGTTGTTTTCCTGTGAGGACAGGAGAGGATAAGTCAGATTGCTTTGACTTGTGTCTGGCAGAAGATGTGACCTTAAAGAAAGGAGAGGTTTATGTTGCAAGGTTAGGTATTGCAACTGAACTTCCCAAAGGAATAGTAGCTAAGGTTTATAGTAGAAGTAGTGCTCCAAGTAAGTTAGGAGTAACTATTGCTAATGGTCTTGGATTCATTGACACCATTTATAATGGTGATACAGATGAATGGAGAGCACCACTATATGCTTTCAAGGCTGTAACTATCCCTAAAGGCACAAGAGTATGCCAATTTGAGGTTAAATTATCTCAGTTTGCTACTGTATGGCAGAAATTAAAATGGCTATTATCATCTAAACCACTTCTGGAGCCTGTAGATTTCCTTGGAAATGAAGGTAGGGGTGGCATTGGTAGCACAGGAAAGTAATCACTAAAAAAAAAAACATGAAACATGGAGTTTGTATGGAAAATTGTAGCAATGATAGTGGTACTGGCTTGTGTAGCCATTATTGCAGGAGTTGTTAATCTAATAATGAATAGAAGGAAGATAGACCCTAAAGTAGGAAGAATTTCATTTAGAGAGTCTATGGATTTGGTTGAACTGCCAATTGTCACATTTATGAATAATGGTAGGAAACTGAACTTCCTTCTTGATACTGGTGCATCTTATTCTTCAATTAATGAAGCTGCTCTGGAAGGGTTATCTTATGCAGAGACTGGAGAGAGTGGAGGTCATTTTGGAATAGAAGGTACTATTCAAGAATCTAAGTATGTAAGAATGAATGTAGGATATAGAAGTCAGAGCTATGAGGATGATTTCCAAGTAGTAGATTTAAGTCAAGCATTTGGTAATATCAAGCAAGAGTTTGGTATTAACTTACATGGTATTATTGGAAATACTTTCTTTCAGAAGTATAGGTATGTACTGAATTTTGATGAATTAGTAGCATATTCAATGGTATGAAAGACTTAATAGAGTTAAAATCAAGAGGAGAGGAACACAATTATCTTAGGAGATTAGTTAAACCAGATGGCAGTAAGTCACATACCTACATGTTAAAGACTTCCACATATACTATGAGGAGTGGTTTGACAGGTAAGAGTAAAAAGTTCATAGACCCATCAGGTGGTCCAATGATAGTTGAGGGAGAATATCTTGAAGAAGCTGAGGCAGTAGTTAAATCTATAGACCATGTAATGGGAGTAGGTTATGCTATTACCTTTGAAGTCACACCAAAAGAAGAGCAAGAGTTGATTGATGCAATAGTGAATATATGATTTATGTATGTACACAACAAATACTACCTGAATCTGACAAGTATGAGATAATATCTCCACAAGCTGCATTACACATGCTCAAGCCTTTAAGAAAGGTTGGCTTAGATACTGAAACCAAAGGGTTTGACCCTTATACAAAAGAACTCATAATGCTCCAGTTGGGGTGTTATGAGTTTCAAGTAGTAATTGATATAACTACTGTAAGCCTAAGTTTCTTTAAGGACTACCTTGAATCTGATAGGCTATTTATTGGTTGGAATATCAAGTTTGACTTGAAGTTTTTATTCCATCAAAGAGTGGTTGTAAAACAGGTTTATGATGGTTTCTTGGCAGAGAAACTCATGTATATGGGCTTTCCTGCTGGTATTCATTCTATGTCTTTAAAAGCAGCAGGTCAAAATTATCTTGGTGTTGAGCTGGATAAAACTGTTCGGGGTAAAGTGATGTGGGCTGGTCTTTCAGAAGATGTTATTGAGTATGGTGCAAATGATGTGAAATATCTGGAGAAGATAATGGATGCACAGGAGAAAGAACTCCAGAAAAGAGGATTAGTTACAGCTCTTGTGTATGAGAATAAGTCTGTTCCTTGGGTTGCATATACTGAATATTGTGGTGTGTTATTAGACAGAAGTAAGTGGGAAAGAAAAATGCTTCTTGATAATTTCACTGTCAAAGTATTTGAGGATGCACTTAGTGATTGGGTTATTAACTCAGCTAAAGGAGAGAATTATGCTTATCATTACTTGCAGATAGAAGGATGGGATGACCCTGATGACCTTGAGAAAGCAAGGAAAAAGATGAAGGGTGAGAGATGCCCAGAAGCAGACATTAAAGGGCAAAAGAGAGGTTATTGTGAAGCATGGAAAGTTCCTATTGATGCAAGGTTAAGTACCAAGTACATAAAGGAAGACCTTCAAGGAGACCTATTTCTTGGCTTTCAAAACAAGATTCAATGTTTGATTAATTGGGATAGTCCTAAACAGGTAATTCCATTATTCAAATCATTAGGTTTTGATTTGTTAGCTAAAGATAAGGATACTGGTGAATGGAAGGATAGTATTGAGGCAAAAGTAATTGAACCTCAGCAAGATAAATCTACCATTGCATATTTGTATCTACAATATAAGGCAGCAAAGAAGGTTACTTCCACTTATGGTCAGAATGTAATTAACCAGATAAATGAGAAGAGTGGAAGGTTACATACTAACTTTAATCAGTTAGGAACAGATACAGGAAGATTAAGTTCAGGAGGTAAGGATAAATCAAACAATATTGAGTATCTTAACTTTCAGAACTTTCCATCTGATAGTGAGACAAGAGCTTGCTTTGTTGCAGGAAAAGGAATGAAATGGATTTCTTGTGACTATAGTGGGCAAGAGTCAAGAATCATTGCAGATGTAACCAATGACCCAGCTATGATTGATTTGTTCAATAATGGTTGTGGTGATATTCATTCTCTGGTAGCTAAAATGTCTTATCCTGAGATAATAGGGAATTGTCCTATAGAAGAAATTAAGTACAAGTTCAAACATTATAGAAGTGAAGCTAAGGGTGTTGAATTTGCCATTAATTACGGTGGTGATGCTAATACTATTCATGGTAATAAGGGTATTCCTCTTGTAGAAGCCAACAAGATTTATAACAACTACATGAAAGGTTTTAAAGGTATGAAAGTGTATCAAGACAGACAGAGAAGGTTTGTCATGGAGCATGGATATATCATTACTGACTTTTCAAGTGGAAGAAAGGCTTATATCTATGATTATGACATATTAATGGGTATAAAAGCAAGGTTCAACCAAGAGTATTGGGCTACCTATAAACCTTATAAAGGCAAAGAGAATAAGTTGCTTCCTAAACAAGTGAAGAATGAGTTATATCAAAGATTTGCCAAAGGAGATAACTTTAATTCTATGGTAGGAGTGTATCATTATACAACCAAAAAAGCAGGAAAGGATGCTGTCAGAGAGGCTTATGTAAGTATAGCTGATGTATATGTGCATCCTGTAAGACACTTCTTCAAGAGAAAGTCTGCATCTGAAAAACAAGCAATCAATTATCCTTGTCAAGGATGTGGTGCTACTATGTTCAAGACTGCATCTATCTTCTTATGGGAATATCTTGTAGAGCATGATTTGTTATTCAAGGTAAAGTTATGTATTCCAGCACATGATGAATGGAATATAGAGGTTCCAGAAGAGATAGCTGATGAAATGACAGAGGTTTTGAAGGATTGTATGAAAAAGGCTGGAGCATTCTTTTGTAGGAAAGTAGAGCTTCCTGCTGAGGGTGATAAAGCAGATTTTTGGATACATTAAAAAGATTATGGAAATTTGGAAAGTATTAATAATAGTAGTAATAGCTATAATAGCCCTATATGGGATTATTTATGCTATTAATTGTGAGCAAAAGAATAGAACATATATCTGTCTTAAAACTAAAGGTCAATACTATATTGATAGTATTGTGAAGATGAAAGACATTAATAGTGGTAAATGGGTAGATGCTGTTCTTTATGTAAGCCTTAAAAGTAGAAAGTATTATGTTAGAGAAGAAAGACAATTCTTTAGCAAGTTTATAACATTAAAAGAATGGGAAGAGAATGGAAATGGAAGTAAATCCTGAATATTTAAAGGTCTTAGGCAAACTTGAAAATGTTTGGGAGCATAAAAGTGGGGCATTAGGGGAATATAGAAAAGACCTTGATGAAGCTATGTATGCAATCAGGCAATTAGGTTCAAGACCCATATTACCAGAAGAAGCAGCTCAATTCAAAGAAATTGTACAAGGAATGATTTCTACTTATATAAGAAAGAATCATGACTATGGTAATTCCTTTGATAAGTCTTTGGATAAATTTGGTCTTGTGGCATCAGTAGTAAGAATTGGAGACAAGATGAATAGAATTGAGTCTTTAATCCAAAAGAAAGCTATGGTGCAGGATGAATCAATTAGAGATACCTTACTGGATATGGCTAATTATGCCATTATGACAGTAATGTGGATGGATAATCAAACTAATGTTTAATATGGCAGGACAAGGAATTTATTGTGCCCCAGACAACATAATCCCTAATAGGGATAGAATAGATGTAGGATGTGCTCCTGATGGGGCAATGCAACTCTGGGTTATGGAATATGAAGTTACTGGTATAGGTAAGGGATGTGCAATGTGTAAGGCTATTAATCCTCAACAGGCAGAAATGCTCTTGAAGAGTAATGGTTTATACAATGGGAGTTCATATCTATATAAAGTGACAAGAATTGAACAAGTGATTGTACCTCCTTGTAATGGTCTTATGGCTGAACAAGTGGTAACTTATAAAGATGTAGCATCATGAATAAGAAGTTAAGATTATTAGTAACAACTAAGTGTCCTAATAAGTGTCCCATGTGTTGTAATAACTCATGGGATTTTTCATCTTTACCAGTAGTGGATAGATGGAACTATGAGGAGATAATGATTATTGGAGGAGAGCCTTTGATTCACACTAATAAAGTGGCTGAATTAATAAGGTCTATTCGAGTTATTAGTGAAGTTTATACTGATATTCCAAAGGTATATGTGTACACTTCAATAGCTGCTTGGGATAGAGTAAGGACTATATTAGCTTATGCAGATGGTATAGTCTTGACTCCCCATAGTCAGAGTGATATTGATAAGTTTGTGGAACTGAACAATATGATGCAAGAGGTTAAGGAAACTAAATCTGATTTCATTAAAGGGAAATCTCTTAGACTTAATCTCTTTGCTGATATGAAACTTCTCCTTCCTGAGCATATTGACTTGTCACTATGGAATATCAAGGAAATGGAGTGGGTGAAGGATTGTCCAGTACCTCAAGGTGAGGACTTTAGGAGAATTAAAGAGCTTTGGTGATGAAGCAATTTACACATAGAGAGTTTGTTAGGGTGGTAGTAGCTAATGGTTTCTATTATAATAGACAAAGTGGAGACCATGCTATCTACCTTAATGAAAAAGGCAGACATATTAGCATCCCATTAAAACTTGAAAGTGTTATTGCAAGAAGATTAATCAAAGAGAATAATTTAGAGATAAATATTAAGAAACTTAAAAAGGGAAGAAGAATGAGTGGATATAATTATCCTATGGGAAGTGATACTCCTGATGCTCCTTGGAATGCCCCTCTTGATGTAAAACATAAGAGGTTTGTGAGTGTAACCATATCATATTATGATGAGGTTGAATTACCTCCAGATGCAGAGGAGGAACAAATTAAGGAAGCCCTTGAAGAGAAGGTGAGAAGACAGGACTTTCCTAAGAAAGTTGATTTTGATGAAATTGTAATATTGGAAGAATGAGATTAATTAAACCAAGTTTTGAAATTTGGGACCAACAAGAAGGTCTTGGAGGAATTTACAAACAGATTGAAAGGGCAGGAAGAGTATGTTATAAATCTGAGGATAAGATAACAGAGACTTCTGCTAAAGAGTTTGTGGAAAGAATGATTAAGTCAGGTCATGGAGCTATGTTGGAACATGGTACTGTATATCTTAAAGCTAAAACTACCATATATGGTGGAATGGGAAGTGAGATTATAGAATGCCCATTATATAAATACTCTGAGAATCCTTACTCTGTAGTTGAAAAAGACAATGAATGTTTCCCTGACTACTTATATGTCACTACTAACTTTAGAGTACTTGTAGAGAATGATTGGCTTGAGGATTTGAAATATGTTTGTAAACCTACAGAGTATCATGCAAAGAGGATTACAGTTAAATTTATTTGTGACAGAGGTGTAAGTCATGAGTTTGTAAGGCATAGAGTATTTAGTTTTGCTCAAGAAAGTACAAGATATTGTAACTACTCAAAAAGTAAGTTTGGTAATGAGCTTACTATAATTCTTCCTGAATGGTGGGAGAATAGTGTAGATATAAAAAAGAATTTGTATAAAGAGGCATGGCAATCCTCTGAGGACACTTATAGGACTTTAATGGCAAGTAAAATTACTCCTCAAGAAGCAAGGGCAGTATTACCTAATTCACTTAAGACAGAATTAGTCATGACTGGTTTTGTGAGTGATTGGGAGCATTTCTTTAAGTTAAGAGATGCAGGCAGTGCTCATCCTCAAGCAAGAGAATTGGCACATCCATTACACATGGAGTTTTTGAGAAGAAATTATTTGGTGGATTTATATGATGAAGCCAATCCTGATTAATAACTAAAAAAAAAACAATGGCATTTGGAAATAAGAAACAAGCAGTTGTTGCGAAGCCTTCATTTAAAGAGAGGCTAACTGGAGTAAAATCAATGTTTAAGAAAGCACATGAAGATGCTTTAAAATTGAATGCAGAAATGCAGGCAGACATTGACAGTAAGAAACAAAAGGTAAAACTCCTTGAGGATGAAATAGGTTTCATCTCTGAAACTCAGAAAGAGACTCAAGAGTTTATGTCAAATCTTGAAAAGTTCATTTAATGAGAACAAATTTAATTAAGACAAAAGAGCTACCTAAAGTAGTAGAGCCATCTACTACTGATGGTATGCTTGACATGGTAATTGCATTTGATACAACTGGCTCTATGTCAGCTTATATTAATGCAGTTAAGACCCATGTGAAGGAGTTAGTTCCCAAACTGTTCAGTTCTAATCCTGACTTAAGGATTGGAATAGTAGCATTTGGTGACTATTGTGACATGAGGAGTGCATATAACTTTGATAGAGCCTATCAAGTGATGGATTTAACTAATGATGAGAACAGAATCATCAAATTTATCAATGAGGCTCAAGACACAAGTGGTGGAGATAGTGATGAGTTCTATGAATTAGTCATTAAGAAAATCACTGAGGAAACTGCATGGAGAGAAGGTTCTACTAAGGCAGTATTACTAATTGCTGATGCAGCACCTCATAGAGTAGGATATAGCTACAGACATATTGTAAGTAATGCCCAGATTGATTGGAGAGAAGAAGCTAAGAAGGCAAGTAAATTAGGTATCAAATTTGATACCATGACTATTGATCCTAAGAACATTGAATGGTACAAAGAGCTTTCTGCCATGACAAATGGTGTAAGTGTTCCTTTCAAAAATAGTGGTAAAACTTCTCAAGTGATTGAAGCTGCTGCATTAAGTAGGGGTGGAGCAAGAACAAAAGCTATGTATATGGCTACTATGGATTCTGTAAAGGATGATGCAGAGTTAAATGCAGTATATACTGCTTATTCAAAAGAAGTAGCAGATTAAAATCAAGAACAATGAAAATCAATATTAAAGAAATAGCAGTAGGTGATGTATTCTCAGAAGAGTCACATTACATTGTTGAAGAGATTGGTAAAGATACAATCAAATTCAAACATACAGAGAGTGGAAAGGCAGTGACATTAGGTTATGGTTATGTTCAAGACCTGCTTAATACTTCTGACCAATATGACAAAGAAGTAAAAGTGACTAAGGAAGATAAGAAAGATGGTACTCCAGGTATAAGGACAATATTTGAGGGTATCAAATCTTCTGAGGTATTCACTGTTGTATTTCAAAAGCAGGATAAAGCTAAGACCAAGAAGCAATATGAAGCTGAAAGGGAAGCACAAAGACAAGAGGCTGTAGCTTTAATTGATAAGGCTAAGAAAGCCAAAAAGTCAATGGCTACAGCTTATAAAGAAGCTCTGGAACATATTCAGAATAACCCTATTAAAGACTTTATTGAAGGTGAAGATAGGGTACTAAGAGGCTACAAGATGCAGTTTGTATCAAGGGATGGTAAGTACAAATGTATGGATATGGATGTTATAAGAGGTCCAAAAGAAACTGGTGAAAGACTGGTTAATATCAATACAATTAAACAGCTTATCTTCAATGGTGTTAAGTATGTAGTTGAGTAACAGTTAGGGGAGCTAAGTCTCCCCTTTCTTATTTTTAAAGAGTTTGGTTTACCTCTCAAAAAGAAAACCCTTAATAACTTGCATATTAAGAAAACAACCTTTATATTTGCACATAAATTTAATTATAAATCTATAACAAGATGAGTAAAAGATGTATCACAACTAATTCTACAATAGAAGAATTGGCTGCTAAATTACAAGGTGAAACTATAGAATCAGTCAAGGGACTTGTTGAGCTATGGCAAGACAAGAATAATAAGGACTGGGACACTTATCCTACTACTTCTGAACTAAATAACTTTAGGGCAGAACTAAGGAAAGGTAAGGATGAAATGATAGAAGCTTTAGATAAAGCACTTTCACCTTCATTTGAAGCTCCAAGGATTTCCACTGTAGAAGAACAAGCTAAAGTAGATTTAGACTTTGACCCAAGAACAAGAAGAGATAGGGTTAGTCTGATTGCAAGATTCTTTAGCAATGAAATAGATACAGCACTGCAAGAACATAATGACACTCTTAATAAGAGAATTGCTGATGCTGAAAAAGAAGGTGATGTACTTGCTGTTAATGAATTGAAAGAAGAGTTAGCAACTCTTGATAGATTCAGGATAATCAAGTTATATACACCTGCTGGCTTATTTATTAGAGTAAAAGATTATTTCAACAACTATATACTTGACTCTGAGGAGAATAGGATACAATCAGAACTGAATATAATCAATAGTATGAAGGGTTCTGAAAGATATAGTGATGAACAGAAGTATGAAGCTGCAAAGAAGAAAGCATTATATAAGACTAATGCTTATCAAAAAGTAGTAGATAACTTCAAACCTTTGGCTGAGGAAGCAAGTACTATACTAATAGCCACTGAGGGGATTAGGATTGACCCTAATTATATTGCCCCTAAAGATGCCAACCTTAATAATGATACTCCTGAGGGGGATAGTGCAGTAGATACACAAGCTGATGATTTTGTAAAGGATGAGGCTTTCAAGGATGGATGGATGACTAATTATAGGGAAGTAAGTTCCCATGAATCTCTAAGTCAGGAGGTTAGAAAGGTAATTAGAGAAATTCCTCAACTTGACTACAGAGGAAAGTATGATAAGGATGATTTAGGAAATCTTAGATTTCTTGATGCAGACTATGTTCATGCAACCCTTATAGACAAGCTCAGAGATATGATTACATCTGATGATATGTTACCACTTCTGGAGACTCTGGGTAATACCAAGCCTTGGACTAAGCAAATAGTCAAGAAACTACAGGCTGAACCCAAACTATTCAGTCAGTTCTATCAGGATTTCAGAAAGGACTTTATGCCTTACTGGATTCAGAAAAAGAAGCTACAGGCTGATGGTACTTTCAAGATGGAAACTATTGCTATCAATAAGCCTGAGGGTGTCTATTATCTACTTGATGAATGGAGGGATAACTATGAGAATGGTAATCTGCTTGATGATGATAGTATCTATGATAAGAATGGAGACTTGAATCTTGAGAATGCAGAGAATGGTCTTAAATGGACTGAGGCTCTCAATAACAGATTTACCAATCTTAGTACAGAACAAAGGTTGGAACTTCTACAGGATGAAAAGGTTTGGAAGACATTGAATAAGCTCCTTAATATGATTGGTATCAATGCTAATCAAGGTGTATTATTGGATGCTCTTACTAACATAAAGCAATATGAAGGTGGTACTGCAACAGACCCAATTATGTTGCTTCTTCCTCAATTAAACATTATATTCAGTGGTGTAAAGAAAGGTGAGGTTAAATCTGAGACTCTTGAAGATGGAACTGAAAAGAGAGGAGATTTGATAAATACCTTTGGTTCTGCTTACAATAGTATAGCTATGATGCTTGCAGAAGTAACAGAAGATGCCATTGAAAGTAGTGTGAGAGAGAATGATAAGTCATACTATAGCCATGTTACTCCTAACTATCTTGGTAAGTTGATTAAACAGCTTAAGAATGTTATGGGTAATGAAGCAAGGTTCAAAGAGTTTGTTGAAAATGAATTTGGACAATATGAATGGTTCTATAAGGATGGTAGATGGAGAAATGACTGGATTGAGCAAATAGTAAATAACCCTGAAATGAGAAGAGGATTGAACCATAAGGTTCTACTTAACTCAGATAAGGTTGCATACCAGAACTGGGATGATTTGGATTACACCTTAGTATTACTGACAGAATACTTTGGAGACCCAGATAATAGTAAATCTGATATTCAATGGGCTAATTACCATGTGCCAATTCTTTCAGATAGCCCTTCTGCTGAGTTCATTAGATTCAGGAAGTATGATAATCATAGCATCATTGGAGAAGATGGTGAGTATATGAAGTATGATGATATTATCCTTGATAGGATGGTTGACTTGGTTAATCAAGAGGTAGATAGAATAGCTCTTGTAAACCAAAGAGATATTGAATATCAAAAGGGTAATCCAAATATTGCTCCTATTGCAAACTATGATATAGTAAGGAAGAAGGATGGTACTATTAAGAGTATTGGTGGTGCTGAATTTAAGTTCCTTACAGCTCTGAATGATGTAAGATATGACAATGGTGAGACTTTCCTTGACAGGTTCCAGAGAATTCAGAATGAAGGAACTGGTGCTGAATTAAGAGAGTTCATCAGAGAATCAGTAAGAGAAGCTCTTGACAATGAGTTTGAACAGACTTACAGAGAATGGACTAAAGCTGGGTTACTTGAAGAACTACCTAATGGTAAGTACAAATATCTTGGAGTAATTGGTGTAAATGCTGGTCAAAGTTCTTATAACAGGAATACAGCAACTTCTTTGAACAATGCAAAGAAGGCTCTTGAAGGAATGTGGTCTACAGAAATGGATATTCTTTTAAGGGATTATAACAATAATAATCCAGTGGATGATAGAAGGGCAACTACTCTTTTTGAAAGTATTAAGGACTTATTGAGAGAAAAGATGGTGAGAGGTGAGATTACTCCCAAAGAAGTAGATAGTATCAACAGAAACTTGGTTATTAGAAATAATGCCAAAGCTAAGTTGAGAGAATACTTCTGGAATAGTAAGTTTGCTACATCACAAATCATTGAACTCACTACAACTGATCTTGCTTTCTATAAGAATATAGAGGATTTCCAAAAGAGATATAAGGAAGTTCATGCTCCTGCTCTTAGACTTAATACCAACTCTAAGTATGGTAGAAAAGAAGAGAGAACTATCTATCTAAAGGATGATGAGATTGTATCTTCTGCACTTGATGATATTGCAACTGTACTTGATGAAAGAGTCAAGAAAGGTGAGATGTCAAAGAGAGACAGAGATTTAATCTTAAACAAGTTCAGAGAAGTAAATGTGGCAGATGCTCAGGCTTATAGGTCATTAAGTTCTTACAGAGCTATTCTTGATATGTCTGGTCAGTGGACAGATGATATGCAGAGAGCCTTTGATAACTTCCAAAATGGTAAGTGGAATATGGCTGATTTCAATATTATCTGGCAGACTAAGAAACCTTATGTGTACACTCAGGTGAATAATATGAGTGGAGTTCAAGGTCATACAGGTATTAAGACACCAGTTCAGCATAAGAACTCAGAGTTCCTTCTTATGGCTATGCACCAATTAGTTTCAGGTCCACTTGGTAAATCAGGTAAACTTGTAGCTATCAATGAGTTCATGGAAGAGAATGGAATTGATGTAGTTCAATTTGAATCAACTACTAAGGTTGGGAAACAAGGTGTAATTGATTTGAATAGTGTCAATACTAAGGAAGATGTCAAGTCTGTACTTAAGAATGCCACTACTCAGAATGGTGTTGAGAACCCTAATGTGGTTCATAAAGTAAGCTATGAGGATTATGGTATTCAGACTGCAACTCCAGAACATGCTATTGATGCACCTCAATTAGTTGGTACTCAGATTAGAAAGCTGATTACAGCAGATATTAGTCCAGATGTTAAGATTGATGTAAATGGCAGGGAAATGTCTAAGCAGGAATGGTTAGATATGTATAATGCTATTAACACTGAGAATATCATTCAGGCTTTTGCTGATGTAAATGAAATCTTTAAAGACCCCAAAAAGGTTGAGAAGATTCTTCTTGAGGAATTGAGAGGTAATCAAAGATATGGAATTGATATGATTAGAGCCTGTACTCTCAATGAGAAAGGACAATTCAATATTCCATTATTTGACCCTGTACAATCTCAGAGAGTACAAACATTATTGAACAGTATCATCAAGAGTAGAATCACCAAACAAAAGATTAGAGGAGGAGCACTTATTCAAGTCTCTGACTATGGTCTTACTGATGAATTAAAGATTGTTTTTGAAGGTGAAGGAGAGAACAAGAGAATTAAATATCTCGAAGTTTATATGCCAGCTTACAGTAGGAAGTTCTATGAACCCCTTATGAAGGCAGGTACTCATGAACTGGATGTAAATAAATTACCAGACAGCTTGAGAAAGTTGATTGGTTATAGAGTTCCAACAGAGGACAAATACTCAATGGCTCCTCTTTATATCAAAGGTTTCTTGCCTCAGCAAAATGGTAGCTCAATCATGCTCCCATCAGAGATTACTACCTTAAGTGGTTCTGACTTTGATGTAGATAAATTGTATATCATGTTACCTGAGTTTAAGATAACTCCTAAGTATAATAGAAGGCAGTTTGTTGATGATTTGGTTGCTCAATTGACACAAGGAAAAGCTGTATCTCCTGAAATGTTGAAGGAGTATAGACAGAGTGTAAATAAAGCCATAGATGAAGGTAGGAAAGCTCCTAAGGATAGTCAGGAATACAATCTCTGGAAGACATATAAAACTAATAGAGAGAAGTATAGAGTATCTTCTGAGGATAAGATTGAGAAGATTGAATATGACTTTAGCAAGTCTCCACAAGAGAATAGTCTTGAAGCCAGAAACAATCTATTGATTGATATGATGTGGGGTGTTCTGACTAATGCTGACACTGCTTCAAAGATGCTTAATCCAGGTGGTTTTGATTATCAGAAGAAGTCTGCAAGAATGATTAATATCCTTCAATCCAGTAGAGAGTCTGAACTAAGAAAGGAACTGAATATTCCTGAGAATCAAAGTACTCTTTCCAAGTTACAAAGTATGGATTTGGAACAACTTGACAAATTGGCAGAGAAGTTCAAGAAGAAACTTGACCCTCTTAATCCAAGAACTCAGGTTCAACTCCATCAGCAGAATATGACTGGTGCAGCATTGATTGGTATTTATGCCAACCATAATGCAAACCATGCTTTGATGCAACATACTGAATTAGGTCTTGATACTGAGAATGGCTCTTTCTTACTTAATGGTAAGAGACTGACTTCTCTTCATGGTCTGATGAATGACAATAAGGAGTATATCTCAAGGAATAATGCAGGTTTCCTTGCTGCATCTGTGGATAATGTGAAAGACCCTGTGCTTGCTTCATTGAATCAGAATACATTCACTGCTGATGCCTCAATGCTTTTAAGTAGGCTTGGTTATAATCCTGTTGAGATTGGTTTGATTATGTCACAACCTATTGTAATGGATATTACTAATACCTATTTCAGAGAGAGTAGGGAAGGCAAAGGAAAGGACACAATTATTGATGAAGTCATTGAGAACTACAAGAAAAGGGCTGCAATGATGGAAGATGTAACCTATGACAATTATAAATCTAATAAGTTCATGGCAGATGAATTGGCAGACAATATCATTCTCCAGAAGGAAGTAGAGGAATTAGGTAATAGGAACCAGACATCTGACTACAGAAAGATTGAGTTCTATAAGAAGCAAGTAGCTGCTGGTTATTTATTTAAGAGAATAATGAGCACAGCAGATGCTTTAGGACAATTGGTTCAAGCTACAAGAGCAGATACCCAAGGTGGTGCAGCAGGTCCTACTATTGCAGATACACAGATTAAGATACAGAAAGTTGATGACTTCCTGACTAATGTGGTGTTAAATGAAAACTCTCCTTTAACTGGTGCAAATGTTATACTACCTTTTGATTTAAAAGGTATGGATATTGACCAGATAAGAGAAAAGTTATTAAATTCCCCATTACCTTATTTACAAGCATTCTTTAGTCTTGGTATTGACCAGACACAAGAGATGTTCAGTAGATATTTCCCTCAGTTTACTGACTCTTTTAGAGAAGTAATTGATGGTAAAGAAGGGTTGAGAGGCTTAAGACAGTACACTAAGACAGGCAAGTTAAATGTAAAGACACTCAATAACATCTACAATGATTTGTTAGCTTATATTATGTCTAAGACATCATTCTTTGGGCAAGAAGCTAACCTCAGAGCAGATGATAAGGTTACAACATCCAGTGATAAGAGAAGGGATTTCATCAATAATTTCCCTGATTATTTCAACAGAACATTGAGTGAACATCCTGAAATAGCTGAACTTGAGTTTGTTAAGAGATTAAGAGTAATAAGGGCTAACCAGAATAATCCTGTAGATACAGTAGTATTTAATAATGTTGGTCAGTTAAGTCCTACTCTGAGAGAAAGATATATGAGAGACTGGCAATCATTATTATATATGGGTCCAGAAGCTCAGGCTTTAGCTCTTAATTTATTCAGATACAGTTATTACAGAAATGGATTTGCATTTGGACCTTCTACTTTCATTCATTTAGCACCAACTGCCATTAGACAATCAATTCCAGAGTATATTGATACACTGAGAGGATTGTTGGAAAGTGAGGATGATTACAGTCAATTTATTGACCAGTATATCTACAATCACTTGGATAACAGACAGTTAGTTCCTGAGGTTCCTACAGAAGCTTCTACTTCTTTCACTAATGAACAAGGTGATGCTTTGGATATGGTTAAAATAACCATTGATACTGAATCTAACAGTGGTGATAAGAAGATAATAAGAAAGAGAGAAGGAACAGGAGAGGAAACAACCTATGACTTCTTTAATTACATAGCAAGAAGATACAAGGGAGGTACAATATATTACAGGCTTACACAAGCTGATAATGTACAACCTAATGTAGCTGTGTATGAGAGAATAGACCCACTTGGATTCAAGAACAGTTTCATTGAGTATGAATATGGTAAGGATGTTACTGAAATGAAGTCAGTAATTGAGAAGAATGACAGGGATTATACTCCTAATGTAAATCAGGATATAACAGCCTATCAGGAAGAGAATAGTGATTATGACTCCATGCCAGAGTATCTTAACTATGATTTCTCAAGTCTGACTCAAGATATTGCAAGTGAGGCTTTCAGTCAGGTGTATGGTGCTCCACTTGAAGTGAATGAAGGGAAAGCAGATGATATTAACTCTATTAGTCCTAATACTGAGTATGAGGATGCAAATAATGATAAAATCTGTGGTGCAAATACATTATATGAATTATAGATATGGCTAAGAAATGTGCAATAATTCCTCAAGTGAGGAACAGTAAAAATGAGGTAGTAAGCAGCAGGTTATTTAAAGACCTGCTGGCTTATGCCCCTAATAGACAGGAGGCAACAAGAATATACCTCATTACAAAGAGTAGTGACTTTGTTACTAATTGGAATCCAAGGTTGCAGATGGATGAAAATGGTGAACCTACTCTAAGCAGTCTCTTGAAGAAAACTAATCTAAGAAGTATTATTGATGAGCAGAAGATTTTAAGGAACCTTAATGAAGAGGTTGGACATTATCATAAGACAGGTAGAACTAAGTTATATCTGAACAATGATGAAAACTATAGAATGTTAGTTCAGAGGGCTATTCAATTCAATACTCAATCAGAGTTTAGAGAGGACTATGTTGCATCTGTTGAGAAGGTGTGGGACAATGAAAGTAATAGGGTTTATATCAGTCCTTTTATTAGAGTAAGAAACAAGATGAATAGTCTTGAAGCTAATAATATGCAGTATAATTATACTCTTAATAATAGGTTGAGAGAGATTCTTGCTTCTAATGGTGTAGCAATAGGTGCTCTTACAGATTTGGAACAGAGAAGAGGAGTGGCAGGAGTAACAGACTTTAGTCAAGCCAGAGATGCTGCAACAGGAATAATTGAATTGATTAGACTTGCTGATGGTATTAAAGGTGAGAGAGCATTACCAGAGGAGTTTGCTCACTTTGCTATTGAGGCAATGGGTGATAATCCTCTTATCAATAGATTGGTTAATCACTTAGCTAATAATAGCTTGGTAGGTGAGATATTAGGTGATGATTATGCTACTTATGATAGTCTTTATAAAGGTGATGAATCAAAGTTAGCCAGAGAAGCTGCTGGTAAGTTACTTGCCAAGCACTTATTACAGTCTGAACCTGTTCCTTCTTCATCTTATAAATCCCTTCTGGAGAGGTTTATCAATGCTGTAAAAAATTTCTTTAGAGGATTAGGGGCTTCACAGTTCCAAAAAGCAATGCTTGAAGCAGAGAGTAGCTTTAGTAAGCTGGCTGGTGATATTCTCACTGGACAGATGGATGAAGCTATCAGTGTTGAGAATATAGCTACTTCTGAGGCATTCTATTCTACTACTGAAAGAGTGGATAGAGATAAGACTCTCTTGAAGAAGATTATAGATAATGAATTGAAGAGGCTTAAGATTTATGAAAAGAGAAATCCTAACAGTCAGTTTAGTGCAAATCAGAGGTTATTAATAGACAGGTTAGAACTTGAATTAGCTGATAATAGTGAGATTGAGGGAATATATATGTTCCTTGATAATGCACTTGAAGAGTTAAGGAAAGTAAGTAGTAGGCTTGAGGTATTGAGAAATACTCCTGCAACCAATCTTAATGAAAGGGCTGGAGTACTCAGGGACATCAGGAACTATATGTACAGTTATAAGAGGATAGCTGATTCAGTAAGAGAAGCTCTAAGAGAGGAAGAAAAGTCCACAGACAATAGATATGGTCAAAGGGTAAGGGTTATATTAGATAATGTTACTACAATGCTTAATGACCTTGCAGTAGATTATAATACAATCTCTATGCCTTTGTTTGTTGATTTTATCAAGCCCTTTGTAGGGGATAACCTTGTGGTTCCTTTTGGAAAGTACAAGGGAAAGACTCTTAATGCTGAGGAGTTGATTAAAGTAGCTGATGAAGATATATCATTCTTTGATAGATGGTTGGATAGTATGGCTGATTCTTCTGATTACATGTTGAAGATTATGGACCAAGCTGTTAAAAAGAGCAAGGAACAAGCCAGATTGAAAACTATTGATATTCAGAAAGAATTGCAAGCTGCCACTATTAAACTTGAACAGGCTGGTGTGAAAGACACTGAGTGGATGTTTGAGAGAGATAGTAAAGGTAATCTGAGTGGTAATTACATAAGTGAGATTAATCATGCTCTGTTCAGGGAAAGAATGAGGACTATGTTCCAAAGTCTCAATGAAAGGTATGGCAGAAACCCTATAGGAGAGAATGCTGATAAATACAATGAAGAGAGACAGAACTGGTTTGATGCCAATATGGAGACTGTAGATGGAGTAAGACAACCTAAGAAATCCATTTATGAAAGTATGGAGTTCAGAAGACTTAATAAAGCCCAGAGGGATTATTATACTACTGTAATGGATATTAAGGCTAAACTTGATGCTCTTCTTCCTGATAAATATACCAAGCTGAATAGTGCTGTAAAGATTAGGAAAGACTTGGTTGAGAGGGTTAAAAGCTCTGAGAGTGTGAAGTCTGGTGCTCAACAGGTTTGGGAAAGTATCAAGGATAATTTCATTAGGAGAACTGATGATACAGACTTTGGAGACAAGGCAACTGTAAAAGACTTTGAGGATAGAGAGGTACAAATGTTACCTATCTACTTTACAAAACTCAAGAAGGGAGAAAGTGCTAATGACTTATCAACTGATATAGTAGGCACTATGACTGCTTATGCAGCAATGGCTAATGACTTTGATGAAATGAATAAAGTCATTGATGTTCTTGAAGTAGGTAGAGATATGCTTAGAGAAAGACAAGTCACTCAAACAGAAGGTGGTAAACCTATGGTTGAGAAGTTTAAGGCAGTAGGTAGAAAGGTTGAAAGTAAATTAACCAAGACAGGAGACAAGTCAAGGTTTATGGAAAGACTGAATGACTTCTTTGAAATGCAGGTATATGGAAGATACATGGCAGATGAAGGAACATTTGGTAAGACTAATATTGACAAGGGAAAGGTAGCTAACTTTATTAATAGAATGACTTCTATGAATAATTTGGCATTAAATGTCCTTTCAGGTGTTTCCAATATAGCTACTGGTAAGGTGATGATGAGGATTGAGTCTTTCTCAGGAGAATTCTTCAATGAAAAAAATACCCTAAGAGCTGATAGAACTTATGGTAAGGAATTACCATCATTCTTAGCTCAATTAGGTGATAGGGTGAAGACTAATAAGTTAGCTTTATGGGATGAACTATTCAATGTAATGCAGGAATATGAACAGGATACAAGAGAAGTCAACTTTGATAGGAAGACTTGGTTTAGTAGAATGTTTGGTACATCTGCTTTATTCTTTATGAATAATGCTGGTGAACACTGGATGCAGAATAGAACATCATTAGCTCTGGCTGATGCTTATAAAATGAAGGCTCCTAATGGTAAGTTAGTAAGTCTGTGGGATGCTTTTGAGGTTGTGCCATTAGATAGTAGTAACAAGAAGTTAGGTGCTAAATTACAGCTAAAACAAGGCTATACTAAGCAAGATGGTAGCACTTTTACTCAAGAAGATATAATCAAGTTCAGTAGAAAGAGTGCAGCTATTAATCAAAGAATGCATGGTATTTACAATAAAGCTGATAGAAGTGCAGTACAAAGGTTGGCTATTGGTAGATTGGGTATGATGTTCAGGAAATGGATTAAACCATCATTGAATAGAAGATTCAAATCAGCTACATATAACTATGACCTTGAGGCATGGACAGAAGGTTATTATCTTACTACTGGCAGGTTTATGAATGCCCTATTCCAAGACCTAAGGAAAGCTCAGTTTGATATTGCAAGTAAGTGGAATGAAATGACTCCCACAGAACAGGCAAATGTCAAGAGAGCATTAACTGAGGTAGCACACTTCCTTGCAGTAGCAGCAGCTATTGGATTGATAGAGTGGAGTGATGATAGGGATAGACCTTGGTTAGTCAAAATGATTGAGTATCAATTGAGAAGGTTATACACTGAATTAGGTGCTCTTACTCCTACTCCAGAGATGGTTGGTGAAGGTTTGAGAATATTAAAGTCTCCTGCTGCTGGTGTAAATACAGTAGAAAAGACTCTTAATCTAATCAATCTGATGAATCCAATGAACTATGAAACATTTAATGGAGAAGATGCTATACTTAAGTCTGGACCTTATAAAGATAAGTCTAAAGCTCAACAAAGCTTACTTAAGTCTCCTCTTGCTCCTATGTATAATACAGTTATGAGAGGTATCTTTATTGAAGACCAAATACCATTCTTTAAGCAATAGGCTTAAAAGAAGAAAGGGGAGGTAGAATAATCTACTTCCCCTTTTTATTTACTCCCTAATAAAAAATTTCAGCCTAATGATTAAGAGTTGCATCTTAATGCTTGTTCTCTTTCTTCTTGGGATACTTCATTCCACTTTTCTTCACTCCATTTCTCTTTCATACTATCTGAAAGACTATTATAATCAAGCTCTCTTTTCTTACTTCCTAAAGGCTCAACTCTATATTCAGCATTACTATATCTTCCATTATTAATGTCATGATATAATGCTGTTAGAGATGGACTATAGTAGTTCCAGAATCTAACTTTATATATTAATGATTTGAAGAAATCAATGATATGATTAAGCAATGATTTATCATTTGCATGTTTACTTCTGTATTCATCCAGAGCCTTTTGAGACTCTACATCATCACCAAACATATATTCAGCAGCAAGCTCCATACTATCCTTGATTCTTGTTACAACAGAAGGACTATTCACATTACTTGCCATGACAAATCTTCTGAACCCTTCTGCCATATTTTCCTCAAGGTCTCTCTCACTTATATCACCATATAGGGTTTTAGCTTCTTCAAATAGTCTTGCTCTATTTTCCTCAGAAGTCATTAGTTGGAATACAACATGGAATGCTTCATGATATGTAGTACCTTCTGCTGCAATATCAGAAAGAGTTACTACCCCTTCTTTAAATTGACCCCATGCTATAGCTCCTTTACCAGCAATTTCAATAAGACCATTACTTATTTGAATTCTTCCATCCTCACTTAATTGAGGTAGAATCTTATTAAGCCATGATAGTTCTTTCTCTTTATCCCATACAGGTCTATCAAGTTTATCCACTTGTCTTAATTCAAATTCTACATCAAACTCTTCATCAGTCTGATTAATAGCCTGTTCTTTTGCTACAGTTGAAGCTGCACCATTAGATTCTCCCTGATTAATAGTAGCAGGAATAATAGGCTTCTCAATCTTAACTGGTTCAGTGGAAGGAGTGTAAAGTATAGTACTCTCTTGAGACATATCTACAACTCTTTGTGGATTACCCTCAAGAGCTTTCTTTATGCTGGCTTTAGCTTCATTCTCACTAAATGAAGTATTAGCTCCTTTCACCATTGGGAATGTAACCCCATTAGGAAATACTGCATAGAAATCATTAGATGCAACATGTGCAGGTTGGTCTCCAAATCCTTTAGTAATATTAGGAACCTTAGTCATATATACCTCAACTCCATTTACCTTTCCAATAGGACTTAGATAACCTGTATGCAACTTTCCATCCCTTAAGAAGTAACCTACTTTACTATCTGATATACTATAGTCTGGTAGAACATTGTTTATAGGTTCTCTTGTTTCAAATGTACTGTTGAATATAGGTAAGCTACTATTAGTATTACTCACTTCTGGAGTAGCTACACTACCAACTAAAGGAACATTCACAGATGAATCATAGTTAAGAAGAATACCCTTCTCCTTATTTACTCTACTAACATTATCCTTGTTGTACTCAAGTACAAAGGGTAATATAGCTAAAGTAGTGATAGGAGTATGATATTGAGACTCAAATAAGTTCTTATAAGCACTTAATTGTTTAGTATAATACTGCTCCTGACTCATTGTTTGGGTATTAGATTTATTCTTGAAATAATTAACCTTTCTACCATTTCTATCAACAAAGTCATAGAAGCTATATCTACTTGTCTTAACATCATATATCTTGAAGTTCCCATTAGTATCTACAGAGAGAATATCTACCTCACCAGCTACCCTATTTCCATTCTCATACTTATTAAAGAGTACTATATTATTAGTAAGGAATGTTTCACCCCTTGCTTCAATATTACTCTTAATTTCAGTAAGAGAAGTAACCAAATCATTGAATGCCTGCTCAGACATATTACTTGGTTTAACTGGCATCTCATTAGATGTGAAGAAGTTTCTGATTACACTATCTACAGAAGTACCTGCTTCTAATGCTCTTTGTGAGTTAGTTCCAGACATCTTATCTCTTACTATATTCACAATAGTATCTCTACTTCTTGCATCTATCTTACCCTCAAAGGCTGTAAGGTTTACACCATAATGGTTACTTAAGTTCTTAAGATAGTTATTGAACTGTGTTACATTATCTGCATTCTTTGAGAGATTAACTCTTAAATCCTGTAGAGCTTTAGTCTGTGCAGGAGACTGGGTCCAATTACTTCCTAATACTGAATGTACCCTCTTATATTCATGGTATTCACCATCATCCTCAAGTATATAATAGAACTCACCATCAGTTCTTGTCTTATCAACCTTAGACTGGTTCTCTGCAATCTGGTCTATAACTTTCTTAGAGTCAGCTACAGTCTTCTTTCTATCAGCTAATTTCTGTTTGAATTTATCTGATGCAGCACCAGTTACATACTGACCTGTATTTCTATTCAGAACCTTACCATTAGGAAGAAGGGTGATACCCCCCATCATCATAGAACCATTCTGAGCATCCCCATAATTTTCTTGTATATAAGCCATATCAAGAATAGATTCAGGGAAAGAGTTAAGAGTTCTGCCATTATTATCTCTTACAGTATTTGAAGTCAAATCTACATGGTATGTAGTATCATCAAATGAAACTGTAGTTCCTGCAATAGCTCCCTCTGTACCTCCTACAGGAGTTTGTATCTTTCTACCTTCCTCAGCCTTAACTGATGCAGGATTTAGAGCTTGTTGTAAGTTACCTTGTACATCAAAGTAATCTGTTGTAAACCAATTACTTTTTACACTGGCATCTATTATATTGGATGTCATTACTCCAGAAGAGAGTAACATGTTATTATATCCCCCCTTATTAAGCATACCAAGATTGACCTGTAATGGAAGATTGAATGCCATTAAAATGTTTTGTATTTCACTGGCTACTTCTGCTGAATCTCTTGTATCAGGTTGAGTTTTAACACTCTCTCCACCTAATTCATAGAGAACATTAGGGTCCCATCTTTCAGTTAAGAATACAGTTCTTGCATCTTCTCTTCTGACTCTCTTACCATCTATTTCATCATAGATTTCATTCTTATTGGTATCTCTTTGAACCTTGGTAAACCTGATACCATTACCATTCTTACCTTGTATATAGTCAATATGAACATCACCAATATACAGACTTCTTGCCAAGTCTTTTACTGCATTATTAACATCTTCTTCTGTAAAAGCATTAGCTAAAGCATCAATAGACTTTCTTATATTCTTATACAAAGGAGTAGAATTGATAGTAACATCTTCTGGATTATATTCACTTTCATTAAAGTGCTTAACCCTTACAGCAGCAGGACTATATTTACCAGCAGCATTAGGAATTAGTATATACATCCTACCTTCCTTTTGGCTCATATCCATTGGTTTGATGATTAAATCATCACTGATTCTACCATTAGTAGATAGAATACCATTCTTTACAATACCAAAGATAGATTCCTTAGATACATTGGGAATATCTCCCATGTTTCTTTCTTCTGTACTATAAGGTATTCTACCAATCATCACCTGAGATACTCTTGTAGTAGGAGTAGCTATGAACTTCTTATCCTTTCCAGTCTGATTGAATTCAGCTTTCACTCTTTCAATAAGACCTGACAATCCTTCATACCTATCAACTACATACTGACTTTCATCTAAGGAACCAACTATTTGGTTATTCCTCTTATCTACAATAAAGATTGTATGGTCATTAAATTCAGGGTCAATCATAAAACCAAGTTCATCACCTGCCTTTAGATTACCTTCATTTACATAACTGAAAGCTCTATTATCTCTAAGATAATTATAAAGTTCATCAAAGTTTAAGTTCTCTTTCTCAGCAACTACCACATTGAAAGGTCTGAAATCTCCATCCTTACTTGCATTGATATGTAATTCAGGAATAGTAGGTCTATAATATTGCCTCTTACCCTTTGCATCTCTATCTAATGATTGAGGAGTAGGAGCATTTTCATTAGCTTTCTTATTTTCCTCAGCTACCATTTGAGGAGTAATATTACCCACAGGAGGTTCATAAGTATCAACTGGTCCAGCATTAACTGGTGGAACTGTTGGTGTACCACTATCTCCAGTTATATCTTTTGATGTAGTACCTCTTGTACCATCTGTTTTCTCAATTGGCTTTAGATATTCAACAGGGAATCTTGCCTTAAATCTCTGGTCATTATTAACCTCACTCATTGCAGATAGAAGTCCATACTGAGCCTCAGCAAAATTCATCATATTCAAATCATCTGGTAGATTTTCATCATACAGAGTCTCTGGATTATTAATGAATACTGAGTTAGGATTAGCCATTTCCTCAAGATTATTAGCATTTTCATGCTGTGCCCTAAGAAGCTCTTGTGCATTAGCTTTAGCCTCAGGAGAAATAGATTGATTATTATCTATTGCCCTACTTACTTCACTATTATACATTTGAACTTCCTTATAGTCCTTAGCCATCTTATTACCTTCATTCTCAAGTTCATCAAGAATTTGAAGTCTTTTAGATGAATCAGGCTCATTATTCAATGCTTCTCTAAACTCATTAAGGTTAGTGGCAGCTAATGCTGCATCCTTAGTCTTGGCTATTTCCTGTCTTTCATTCTCCTTTATAATATTCTCTCTTTGTCTCTCTTGTTTTTGTGCAAGAGCTTGAGGATTTCTAAGATAAGTATCATACTTGTCAATGAAATCAAGTCTTCTTTCAGCTATCTTATGAAGGTCATTGACCTCATCAATTATATCCTGTTTATTAGGGTCAGCCTGTAATGTCTTATCTAATAAAGAGATGTAAGATTGAGCTTCTTTTGAATCAGCAAGTTCATTAATCAGTCTTACAGGAGAAAAGTTTAAGAAGTCTGATAACCTATTAATCTTATTTTCATCACTGTCACTAATAAACTCCCTATCCATAGAAGCATCTAATACTCCTTGAAGTCTATCCTTTATATCCTCATGTACTGACTTAAACCTATTTTCAAGGTTATCAATATTTGAGAAGTAATAAGTCATTTCTTCAAGACCATCCTCATCAAAGTAATCTCCAATCTTAACTTGTAAGTCCTGACTAATTTTTCTGTAGTTATCTACAGCTTCCTTAGTTTCTTGAGTTTGCTTTTGAATCTGCTCAATTACTTCTGCATCAGTCATATTATCATATACTGATGTACCAGTTTCCTGATTAGTAGTAAGTTGTCTTATTTGTTCAACATCTTCTTCTCTTACATTACCAGCTTCCTCAATTATATCATATAGGTCATTGATTCTTCCTGCCTTATCAAACATGATAACATCACTAATAAGCTGGTTATGTTCAGCATTCTTAAATTCAAAGTTATCATTATTATCAGCAGCTTCATCCATTTGCTTTTGATAAGCATTATGTCTGATAGCTGATTGATAGTAGTTAAGGAACTCAGGTGATTGGACTCTATTATTAAGTTGAGATACAATGGCATCATCCTTTTCACTCCTCTCTCTCATTTCTTGAATATCTTCCTTAATACCTCCTTGAAGATATACTGGAGATTGGAAACCACCCTCACTATTTCTTGCACTCCTAAATCCTGGGATACCTACTAAACCAGTTAAACCACCAATGAAACCTTCTTCCCATCCTTCAACAGTACCATAGGTTTGCTGTATAGCTTTTGCAGTAGCTTGTAACCAGTCAATAGTTTCACTTTCTGCATCTGGGTCTATCTTGGCTCCATAGAAGTCATTAAGTTCAGAAGCATATTTATATCCTGCAACTTTACCTGCAACAGCCTGTCCCATTTCTTCATAAGGACCTTCTGCAACACCCTTACTTGCAATCTTCAAAGCATTTCTAAGTATAGAAGGTTTAGCTGCACTATAACTTACAGTACCATCCTCTGCAACTGTCCTTAGTATCTGACTACCTTTCTTAGCTGTATTATACCCACCTGCATAGAACTTACCAAACTGCCAAGCATCTGATACAGTAAGTAATGGAATATTTAGAGCAAAGTCTATATTACCCATCTTAGCCCTATCTTCTGATAGTTTCTGTAGCCCACCATTGTAATTAAACTTAGCATCTACTCTTGCCTGTAACATAGCTTGTCCTTCTGGAGTAAGAGTTTCTACTATATCACCATTAGGGTCAACTTGCATACTACTATACTGGGGAAATTCCCTGAGCATAGCTTCTTGTTCTTGTGCTGCTACTTTAGCTTGTGCATCATCAAGTTGTTGTTTATGAAGCTCAAACCAGTCCTTACTATTCTGAATAGCTTCAATTCTTGCTTCACCTAATGCACCTGAGAAAGCACCAGTAAGTTTAAGAGTAGGTTCAGCCATCTTAAGTTTCTTAGCATCCCTTGCCAATTCCTCAGTAAGTCTTACACCATCAAGGAATAAATCTCCTTCCCTATAAGCCTGTAAAGCTGCATTAGGATTAAGAGCTTCACCTGAGGCTGTAACTGCACCTTTGAATGCTTGCCTTGCTTTATTAAGACCAAGTAACTTTGAGGTTGCACCAGCACTAATCTTACCAGAGTAGGCAGCACCAACAGCAAAACCTAAGTTCTTAAGGAATTTATCTCCAATAAAGTTAGCTGAGAATATATTCTCATACCAAGGGTCATTCTGTTCTGCATCAGTATAATAATTAGGTAGAGCTGATTCTGACCATTCATTTACTTGCTGCATTGCATTTGAAAAAGGATTATCCCAGAATCCTGAGAATGTTCCTGTAGCTGCTGCATTACCTAAACCTACTATAGTACCAAGAATACCATCAGCAAAGGTAGTACCTGCAAGAACAGCTCCCTTAGCCAAGCCAGCTCCTATCTGAGCATACCAAGGTTGCAACTCTCCTCTTGTATTCTGCAAGTTTTCAAGTTGAGTTAAGGATGTGATATCACTATCATAGATACTCTCTCCTACTCCTAATCTACCAACTTCTTGTGTAGGGGCTTCCATTGAGGACTCTCTTCTTATTTTGAACTCTTCTGGAGTCCTGCTAAGTCCAAAATTCTGAATTTCCCTTTGAAAACCTTCCTCAGTATTTAACCCCCTCAAGCCAGAAGTTCCAACTTGAGTAGGGTCATTTATATTTCCATTAGCCATAGTTATATATTTGAATCTGTTTTTGTCATTACCTTAGCCTTAGAATTAAATCTACTATATAAATCTCTCATAAGTAAATCTATATAGTATTCTGCTAATTCTGTGTCTCCCTCATTAGAGGCTTGATTAATAGCATCTATCTGAGCTTGGTACTGATTTTTTATACCATCATTAGTTCTTACAGTAGTACCTGTTACTACTTCTGGGTCTAATAAGAAGCTCTTAGTGTCTCCTTTACTATTAGTTCCAGTATATACAATACCAACATTAGGGTCATACTCAATAGAAGCATCTCCAGTAAACTTATTAGTAACTTCTTCTAAGTTAGCTTGATCACCCTTTTTATTATCCTCTAATGTGTATACTCCTGTTTTTCCAGTTCTTCTATTAAATGAGTTTATATTCTCCTTTAATCCTTGAGATATAAGACTTGGGTCAGTTACATCCAGTATATAAGAATTCTCCCTTATTGCAGTTTGACCTATCTCTTTTTGTATAGCATTCAATAAATCATTACCATTAGTATATCCATATTTATCTTTTAAAGCTTTAGCTCTTTCCCTATTAGGATAATATTCCTCTTGTACTCCAGGTTGTCTTTGTAGATTACCTCTTGTTCCTGTAAGGGATAATGGGTCAGTACCCCCTCTTGTTCTTGTAGCTTTCTGATTTAAATCAATTGTATTACTTAAAACACCTTTAACAAACTCTAAGTCTTCTTTTAATTGCTTACCATTTTTAGATGAATCAACCCTTGTAGTCCCAATAGATTTATAGGGTTTATAACTGTTTCCTTCATCCTTCTTACCTTTTGCAAGCCCTTCCCTCATTGCATAATCATAAGCCTTATTAGAAAGAGTTTGATATTGAGTTTCACCTACTGCATTCCACAAACCTTGTCTTGCATAATCATAAGCTCTATTAAGGATATTCTCATCATTCCAGTTCCTAATACCAGAACTTCCTACTGCATCTTCTACAATACCTTGAAGTATAGGAGAAGCCTCAGGATTATTCTGTACAGCCTGCATAATTTCCTCAGGTCTGAATCCCTTCTGCATGATGGTTTCATAATATTGATTACCTAAGATTGTCCTCCACTTTCTTGGGTTTTCTCTTACTTCCTTAGCTAAATTCTGTGCAGCAGTACCTACTTGTTTGGATAATAGTGCTCCAGAATAGGATTGAGGTGATAGAGCTGGGTTAGATATTAGTTCATCTAAGGAAAGTGTAGAAGCAGGTCTATCAAATAGTAATGTACTATCCTGAGCCTGTAATTTCCTTTGTTCATCTACTAACTCTTGTCTTCTCTTATAAGCCTGTTCTATAGGAACAATCTCAGAAGAGTATCTTCTTTTCATATCAATCAATCCTTGCCTACTTGCAGGAGTAAGTCCTTGTTTAGCTAATGATTCAGCTTGTGCAGCTAAGTCATTAGAATATTGTTTATACATTGCATAAGCCTGTGGGTCTGTCTGTTCATTAGCCATTCTTTCAAAGACATCTGCTTTAGTTCCTAATTCACCCATACCCTCTTGAATAGTATTGTATTCTTGAGTGTATGCTTGAAGTGGTTGTAACATTTCCTGATAAGAGAATGGTCTGAACTTAGCACCACTTACAAAACTGAAATTAGCCATAAGTCAATCCTTTCTTCTTTTTAGTTCTTACTTTACCACCTTTAGCTTTCTTAGTTCCTCCAGTGTATTCTCCTTTGGTATTCATCTTAAGAACACCTGATTTAGCCAATGTATCAAGCCAATTAGCTTGCTCATTTTCCCATCCCATATCACCTAATCCTTGTAAGAAATTAGTTATATTAGCACTTCTTCTTGCAGCATCTTGGTCTTTAATAGACTGTCTCATTTGAGCAGCAGTAGTAGCCTGTCCTAATCTTGCTCTCTTAGCTGCATTTTTTGATTCTGCATTAAATGTAGAAGCTTTAAGTCCAGTCTCAGTATTAAACATATTAGTACCCCTATTGAATGCCTCAACTCTTTCTCTCAATTGTTGATTATATTCTTCTGCTTGCCTTGCTAAATTACCTATGTTCTGACCATAATTATAATCAGCAGCAAGTATTCCAGCTTGTGCTGTAGCTCTATTACCTCCAGAAGTATTTATCAGACCTCTTCTTGTAGCAGCAGCTTGTTGATTTAGTTTATTTATATAGAAATCCCTATCTAAAGGTTTATAGGATAAATAGTTTCCAATAGGATTATAACCTACAGTTTCAGCTCCTAAGTCTACTCCACTTATCATATCAGCACCTTCATAATCAGGCTCACTAAATACATCTGTTAGACTGGCTATCCCTGAACCTACAATTGGTGCATATCTTGTAAAGGTTTGTCTTTTATCACCTCCATAAGCAAACATACTTGGATATTCATTACCCTCTCTATAAGCCTCCTTCTTTTCCTTTACCTCTTCCTGAGCCTGAGCTATCCTACTCATAGCTACCTGTAAACCTCTCTTGCTCAAAGGATCATTAGGTCTCTCCTCACTTTCTCTTTGTGCAGATTTAGCAGCTTTAGCAAAAGTTTTACCTCTTAACTTATATTCCTTTCTTATATTATCAGGTATTTCTATTCTGTCAGAGAATACATAATCATCATAAACTACTTCACCTTGTTCAACTAAGTTAGGAGCACCTTCTGGGTCAACTCCCATTTGTATTCCTTGATAAGGATTTTCTTCATGAGAACCTCCTTCATCAATAAATGTAACTCCATTAGTAAAGTCTCCACCTTGTGTATTCAACCATCCACCAAAGGCATTCCAATTCCTTGCATTCTGTGCAAAAGTAGCCCTCTTTCTTGTAGTAGGATTAGAACTATTCTTTCCCTTCCTAATACATGCCTCTGTTACTTTACCTCCACAGTATTCAGTAAATTTACCCCTGTTTTTCTTTTTAATATGGATACCACCACCATCTTTAGCTATATTAGCTTCTTCATAAAGTAAGTCTCCACCAAAAGCCTTTAGTGATGGATATTTAGCAAGAACCTTTCTTCTTACACTCTCTTTACCATGTAACCCAGCTAATCTGAGTGCATCTCTTGCATCAGCCTTAGTTGGTATTGGGTAACTTCTGTGAGGTCCTGCAAAGTCTCCAGAAGAGACAGATGGATAAGGTTTTTTCTTAGAGCCATAGTTTTTCTCTCTGGATAAGCCACCTCCTTCTGCAAAAGCATTATATGTATTCATCTCAGGTAATGCTTGAAATGAGTTAGGAAGAGAGGTCAATCTTTGTTTAGCAATTGCACTCATCTCTTGATTATTTAAGTATCTATTATCAAACTCATAGCCAATTGCTCCACCTCCAAAGTCCAATGGTCCTCCATAAGCAGAATAATTTGCTAACATATTAAAATCATTTTGTGTATCTATATTTTCAGCTCTAACCTCAAAAGCATTTAATGCCCTCTCATTAGCTTCTTTAGCTTGTTGGTTAAGCTCCTTAGCTTTCTTTTTAGCCTTTCTATTACCAGTAAACCAACCTGCAAGTGCAGAGCCTAAACCTACAACACCTCCTACAACAGCCCCAACTGGACCCCCCACAGAAGCTCCAGTAGCTGCACCAGAAGCAGTAGAACTTAGAGTATTTACAGCTCTTTGACCTGTATTACCTCCTCTTACATCCTTCCAAGAATAATCATCTTTGATTCTGTCCAAAGAGTTCCATTCACTAATAAGGTCTGCATTTGAAGAGGCTCCTACAGGAGTGGAACCTTGATATCTAATACCTTCTTCTATATTGAAAGTATCAGATAACTTGGCATTATCTATACCTGCATTGACTATAGTCCCAATTGAGGAGCCTATACCACCAATACTGCCTATATCAAAACCTCCAGAAGCTCCTGTAGGTTGTACACCTACAGAGCCAGAGATTCCTCCTTTACCTAACCTCTTTATTTGAGATAAATCAGGAGCATCTACCATTGAAGTTATATTACCTACTGGTCCACCCCATTCAAAGATGTTTGAAGGATTATTTCTTCTTCTTATAACTTTCTTATTAACCATAGTATAATTTAATTTGTTGCAAACATAATCAAAGTTATTGACTTATACAAGCTTATAATTAAAAAAGAAAGAGCAAGTAACTAATTTAATTACTTGCTCTTACTATTATTATACAAAATAATGTATTGTCATATCATGAAATACAGTTCTAAAAGTATTAGGAGTTTCAGTTGATAACTTAATATAAGCCCATGTGTTTCTAATTCTATCTCTATTATTTGGTAGAATACCATTAATAGCAGTATTAGCTCTTGGAATAGTAGCTCTCCATATTCTAAACTTTCTCTTTAGAGGAGAAGGTTTACCATTTAAATTGGTTAATTCTACCTTTCCATGCTGATATTCATTATACACATCTAAAGTATCATATGTTTTAGTTGGCATCAAAGTATCCCCATTATAAGCATCTGCTCTAAATTCAACAGTATTAAATATCTTATCAGCAGGCTCATCAGCATTAGCTACTACAGTAATACTGTAAGGTTGATATTGACCAAAGAACATATTGTAATCTCCATTGAATTGTTCCCACAGCTTATTACCATTGAAGGCATAAAACTCACTACTTACATTGAACATAGCAGGAACCTTCTCATAACTCATAAAGGATGTAAATTGTCCTAATAACTCTGAATAACATAGACACCAGTCCTTGTTTACAAAGTAAACATCATTATTATTCTTATCATAAAATCCCCTAAAGTTTTCATAAGTAACTGGATTCCAATCTATGTGGGTATTATTATCACTAACCCATTGTCTCATACCTAAAGTATCAGAGATAGACTTTATCTCACCATTAAATAAGTACATTGAATTAGTTTCATTATCCATAAAGTAAAGCCCAGAAGGAGACTCAACAATAGACCATTTATTACTACACCCTATAGTATTACTTATATATCTCTTTCCACCTACTTTAAGCCCATTTGTAATTTCAATAGGTAACCCATCAGAAGTTGGAATCTGAACTCTTGAATTGAATAATATGTTACTTAATCCTCTCCTTTGGAAACAGTATATCTCATTATTAAAAGTATTTAAAGATATAACTTCTCCTTTGTCTCCATCTAAGTCAAGGGTTGATATCATATTAATATTAGTCCACTTATCAATTAAATCCCCCATTGATTTCTCTTGTGACCAAGTAACCATGTTAGGAAATTTGTTAAGAGAGAATCTTGTTCTATCAACAGTTCTGTAATTAAAGAAGTTGTCCCTTTGAGAGTATACCTTATTAAATAAATTAAAGTTGGTAGGAGTCATTACCAGATTATTCTTTTGACCTCTATTCTTATCATATCTACCATCAATATTTACTCTTGTCTCACACATAAAGGACACTATCTCTGTAATACTATTTACATCTTCAAGAGTATAAGGATATGTCTTTAGATTATCATACCTTTGATAATAGGTATCACCTCCTCTATATACCACTTTATTACTGCTAACTGGAATTTCTTCTCCACATGCTTCCCAAGAGTTATTTAATATAGCTTCCTCAGTGCTTCCTCCAAACCTATTAGGAACATCTAACCTGTAAAGCTCCCCTAACCATAAATATCCATAAGTAGGAGTAATAGGGATTATATCTGTTTGTACAAATTGATGTAGAACTAATATATATTTATTTGCAGACTCACTAAAAGTAGCATCATATAGATAAGTTAAACCAGCATTATTATATACATATAATGCTCCTTCTGTAATAACTATACCCACCCAACTATTTGATATATATTGGTACATCTGATTAATGGATGGTTTATACCATAGTTGATTAGCTAAAGGACTTGTAGGAGTATTCTCACCATAATAGTTTAGAGGGGTTCTACCTTCAATAGTATAATCATTTTGTCCTTTCTTAAGCCAGAAAGGAGGCACATTAGGAGAAGCAGGGGCACTACCCTTCCATAGAATATTATGAACAGGTAAACTTACATACTCTTTTGTTTTAGTATTATTAAAAGCAAATACAGCATGTTTAGTTGACTTATATTTCATTGGGATAGGTTTTGTACCATACTTATAATTATTACTCAAATTTGGTAAACTACTTGCATATATAAACTTATCCTTCTTAAAAGTATCATAATATGGATTATCAGAAGATTCCCCCTCAAGATTTACTAAAGCTATTTCATATCCTTCAATATTAGTACCTCTAACAGTTCCTTTAGCAGCAACTAATACTTTATCTATATTACCATAGTAAGTCATTTCTCCATAATCAGAATTCTCAGCAGCAGCTATTTTAATCAATTGTTGTTCATTTGAATCAAATATAGATATAGGAGTAATCCCAGTTTTATAATTATCATTTTCCTTATATGATTCCCAAGGAGTATCTAAATAAGTATTCTTTGCAGAGTATCTCAAGTTAGACATTTTTTTCTTGGATAGGTTTGCTGGAATCCAGGTTTGCCCTTCTGTAGTATTATCTATATTAATTAAACTTCCTGCTCTATGCCAAGGATATACCATGAATCCAGAGAAACCTGTAGCAGGGGTATTATCCCCATTCAAACCAGTAGCCATCCAAAAAGGCTCTGTTAGAAGTCCTCTTGTAGCATCTATACTTAAATTAGTAGTACCAATATCTATATTATAGAAACCTAAGTCAGAACTAACATAATTTCCTGTAGATGTTTGTATATCTATAGAAGAGGTAGTAGCAGTAAATTCAGTATATCCAACTATTCTAAACTGATACTTTCCATCTTTCAGAGCAGTTAGAGTCTCATCATCAAATTCAATATCAGGAGAGTGCAATGTTAAAACATTATTATCCACAAAGAAAGTTGACCTGTTTAGATTAGAAACAGAGGCAACATCTTCTACATCAGGGTTAATATATAAATCATCAAATACAGGAACTTCCATAGATTGAATTTCTGCTCCTCTACTCCCTTTCCTCAAGTAAGTATTATGCCTGAATTCAGCTACTTCCCCCTTCTCAAGCCCCATAGCAGTCCAAGGGTAGGTGGGTGGCATAATCCTTGCAAACCAGGATGATTGTGCATAAGGAGATTTACTGTATCTATCTGAATAATTAGCCACTGTAGGACATACTACACCTTGACATATAATGGTTCTATCATTAATAGAGGGATACACTATAACAGGTTTAATACTGGTAAAGCCTTCCTGAATCATTAAATTTTTAACATTCTCAGTTAATATAAAGTAAGGTCTTGGTATTCTGATTCTGAAAGAATCATTAGTTGAAGAATCCTCTATACCCTCTTCCATAACATAGTCTTGTAAAAATACTACCTCTGAGTATTTTCCTGTAATATGCTTTAATATAACTCCTAACCTGTAAGTTTCACCTCTCATGAAGTGAGTTATATCATTCTTGGAATTATTTAACTGTCCATTATAATAATAGTTACTTCCATTGATTTCTTCCTTATCTATATTATAGATACTAATATCTTCATATTCTATATTGATACCAGCAAATTTCAGTGCACCATACAATGTATCACTAATTAAGTGTCTTTGTAATTCACAGTTACCTAAAAATAATGTATTATCCTTTTGGGTAAAAGTTCCAGCTATTAAACTTTCACCACCTACATATAAAAGTAAAGTGGGGTCAATAGTCTCTCCAGTTGTACCTGTATCTACATAAGAAGCCTCAGTAATATTATCTACTATTACTTCACTTTTGGTTACTTGGGATACATTTTCTATTCTACATGACCTATCTCCTTGAGGAGTAACTATCTCCACAGTTCCTATAAGAGAATATTCACCTTCTCTATCAAAGAAGTTATTACCATTATATATATAGGTAGTATCTCTTACATAAACTGATCTGTAATAGTATGTATTACCATCACTATCAGTCCAAGTTCTACTTATACTATGTGAGCTTAAAGGAGTCTTTATATTAGCTGTAGTATCAAATATATATACATTATCTATTCCTGTATTACTTAACACAGGATTAGTAAACTGTCCTAAAGAGGCTCCTTTGCTGTAAAGTTGGTTTAGTCCTACAGCTAAATCTGCTACTATTCTCACAGTAGGAGTAGCATCTATAGATGTTCTTTGTATAGCATATAGCCTTAGATAATCAAAATCTGAGTTTAGATTAGCAAAGCTTATATTAAAGCTACAATTAACTCTCTCTTCTGGAGAAGCTCCTAATTTACCTGATAAATAATACAAAGGAGATATATAAAAGATATTACTCTCTTGTCTATATCTATTATAATAAGTAGCACAATACTGTATTACTCCTGATGGAAAATTACCTCCAGTGTCATTTTTTGTAACTTCACAAGTACTTTTATCATCTATAGCTGGAACAAAATCAAAAGAGGTGTCACTATAATCTTCATCTGATACTATATTAATAACTCTGGGTTGGTTTATTCCATCTAACCAATATACTTTTTGGATATTATCATTCTCATATACACTAAGAGTCTCAATAGGATTATTAATATTAAAGTTAAGATTACCCTCATATAATAACTTACCTCCAAAGTAAGTTTGTTCATTTCTTAACCCATATATCCTATCTTTATCTCCAGTAGTAAATAAGGTAACATAATTATTCAAAACACTATATCCTATAAGAGTTCCTGCCACTTGAAGAGAAGCAGGCTTAATAGGTTGCATATCAGAGTAATAGTAATAGGTACTATCATACTCAAGATTACTATCTGTAGTTCCAGTGACCCCTATTATAGTATCCTGTATGCCATCTTTCCATGTAGTATCCTCACTACTCCCTATTTCTAAAGTAGAATGCCAACTCTTATTACCCTCAGCTCTGATAACTATATTTATCTTTGAAGTGACAGGATACTGAGAGGTAACAATACCATTACTACTAACTGACAGCTTATTAGGTTCTACATCTATGTTTATAGGAATCTCTTTGTTACCCCTTTCATTAGTAACTGTTAGTAGAGTAGTATTATCTCTTGCAGTTATTCTAATATTCTTACAATCATAGGCAAACTCAGGATTAAATTTTGAAACTGTTAAATCCCTTGTCATACCTCTAATTATGTGATGTTCTTGTTTAAGCATAATTTCTTAGTAAGTTTTTAGTGTACCCTTAGGTATTCTTTATCCCCCAAGTTCTTGAATCCTCTCCTAAATTCAGTAACTCTTGGGATAAGTTGATTCCACATATTAGTAATAGCTTCCATTTCTGATACAGAAGGAATCATAAATTCATTATTACATTGACCTGCCTTGAAAGCATATTCTTGTTGAGTATTATTTAATACAGCAGGGCTTATTTTACCCATATCAAAAAGAATAGTAAACCATTCTTTCTTGATATATAGTTCCAGTGCTTTAAGGAAGATAGAATTATCTGGAATTAAAGGAAGTCCTTCATCATCCAACATAATAGCTTTATAACTAATATCCACCTTCTCATGTCTTATTGAAGTAAATATTACTCTTCCTTGTGTTTTAAAAGAAGGTTCTCCTCTTTCACACCAATTCCTTTCTTCATGGTCATGGGTAGGATAAGCATTAAAGTTATCAGTCATTGCTCTAAGTGCTATTCCATTCTTATGTAACCTGACCTGATTAATAGATATTAAATCACAAGGAAGCTCCCCTCTATACTCTTTAATATCTATAGTCTCTATCTTGTCAATATAGACATTTGGCAATCCCATTATACCTATAAAATCCGAAGTATATTGAATAGCTGTTTCCAGATTTAAATCTGTAAGAAGAGGATGTCTTAACAGCCTATCTAAGATTACTCTGATATTTGTATATGTTACATTATTAACCATTTCTTATTTTCCTTTCTAAATAAGGAGCATCTTTAATTACTCCTTTCTTTATATTTTGTTTGAGTCTTATCTTTAAATCTTTGTTGAATAAAAATTCATAGTAAGAGTTATTATTGTAAGTGGCTGACTCTCTATTATAATATATTTTAAAGATTTCACCTTCCTCTACTCTAACTAATGTTTTATCTCTGAAAGCTTCTTCATCTTCATACCAAAGTTCAAGTGTCCTATCCCAGTCTATTGGAAGATTAGTATGAATCTTTCCATCTTTTCCTAATCTAACTCTCCTATCATATTTTCTTATCTCAATAGTACCCATTGATTTAGGAAGTCTGACATCATTACCTATTAATAATTCATCAACCAAAAGTAAGTTTATTTTTCTTATGATAGAAAAATACTGTGACTCAGTAAGAACATATTCCTTACTATCAGGTTTATTCTTTCTATAATATTTATAAGCATCATAAACACCTAATGAATTTCTTACTTTATATTCTCTTGGTTGATTGACCTTCTTTATCCTCCTCTTAAATTCTCCCAGTGTCTCCATTATCTCTTATTTATATCATCTAAATCATCATGAGCATTATTATCCTCATCTTTAGGACTATACTCAGGACCTCTTAATTCTTTGACAACAAGTTCTACTAATGGAGGGACAAGTGCACTTTCTATTGGAAAATCTTTATCTTCCATCTTACATATTACACTTCCTTCTTCTGGACAAGCCATTTCTGATGCTTCCTTTGCATCTTCAAATATTGCACTAAATCTCACATTTTCAAGGTATAAGAATTGAGGATTCCAAGACTTGAAATATAAGTAACCATCAGGGGCTTTTGAACAATATATTATATTCCTCAAGAATTTATTATAACCTATATATCTCATTCTATCTCTACTAATATAAGATATTTCTCCTTGATAAAAATCTATGGGATACACCCTTGGATTACCTATCATCATGGTAGTAGGAACTTTATTTTTACTTCTTAAGTAGAAGCCACCTTCACATGGTTCCCCTGATATAGCTGGAACTTTTATGAGTTCTAAGCATACATTTTGATAGTTACTGTCAGGGATTTGTTTTTTTATGTCAGAGTATCTTTGTTTTAGTAAAAATGCTCTGTATTTATTTAATAGAAATATCAAGTGATCAGATGTATAAAAACTATCATCAGATGATAATTTTAATTCATCTAAACACATATAAATGATTTCATTCCAAGTCATATTTATTCCTCCTTCTTTTAACTCTCTTGAAGAGAGAGTGTGATATAATACAAAAAGCACTGCAAACATAAGTAATAAAACTCATATATGCAATGCTTTTACAATATTAGTTATTAAATAATAACTATTTCATTATGCAACAGTAACTGGAAGAGTTGAACCATTAGAGGATACAGTTATAGCTTTACCTGTTGTTTCATTTTCAGACCAACTTAATGAAGCTGGAGTCACTGTAAGTGTTGCAGTAGCAGCAGCTTGAGTGTATGTAATACTGTCTAAATCAATATAAACATCACTGCTTACAGGATAAGATTTAGGATTAGCTGATGCTTTGATTTTTATAGTTGCAGTATATTCTGATGTTAATCCTAAATTATTAGGTAGGGTTATATTACTTACTTCTCCAGTCAACTGAAACCACTGCTCAGTAGTTGCAGAAACTCCAGATTCAGAAATCCAAATACTTCCAATCTTAATAGAACATGCTACAGGTGCAAGATTACCTTCTACATAAAGAGCTATAGATGATCTATTAGATTTAAGAGTTACTTCAATGGTAGTAGAAGTAGCAGGGATATCAAAGTCTCTCCAGTCTGGAATATTAGTACTTCCAACCATTACCTTAGTAATACTATCAGTTAATGGATAATCTTTTGACAGAGATACTGTTTCTGTAGCAGCTCCATTCTTAATAGTTACTGTACCTGTTGCCTTTCTACCTGTAAAGACTGATGCTGATACAGGGGTTACTGTTACAGACCCCCTCCCCCCAGCAATTTGGGATGTGCTTAATGTAAAATTTGCCATATTTTTTTTTTAGGTTAATGACATAAACATGTTATATCACCATGTATTGCATGTGATTGTATATCTATTTTTTTTTGTCCGAAATCATCCTCACTCCACTCAAGGTGAGTACAAGATGTTTTCAGACAGTTTATTCCATCACACTCAGAAAATCTGACATCATCTGTAGATACTCTTGGTTCAAAAGTTTCTGTGTATCTAAGATTTGAGTCTTGTGTAATTCTTGGAATATAATTTCTAAGAGTGTCATGAATTAATGAGTCATTATTTATAAACTCAGGATAAGGAATTAAGCATGTACTGCCAGTTAAGCAGTAAAGAGCATTCATTATAATCCTATAATCTTTCTCTGATACAAAGCCAGAGAAAGATGAATCAGTCAATAGTTCCTCTATATGTAATAAAGCAAGTAGTTTATAAACACTTGTGTAATCCTTATAACCAAACAGTGCAAGTACATTAAAGTATCTATCAACAGCTATTTTAGAAATCTCTGTTACTTCTTTCATGTAATGCAACAATTATTAGGTTGTGAATTTGTGTTCATAAAAAACTTCTTCCAGTATTTAATTGCTTCTGTATAATTACCTGTCTTAACACATAATTCCAATGCCTTAAATCTGAGTATAAAATCTATAAAACATTTGGGAATTTCACAGTTGCAACTAACTCCTTTCAGATAGTATATTGATTTTTGATAAAATGGATATAGATTAACTACAGTACCCATAATCATTGGATCAGTAGTTCCTACAGGAGCATCAGAACTTGGAGTTCCAGTAGCTATCACATACACAAAGAATATTGTATTATTTAACTGTACTCCCAAAGTTGTTGCATCCAAACTTAATCTAACTCTTCTACTTTCCAGCCCATCTTCAACAAGAATAGGTTCTAAATCAGAAGTCAGTACCTGACTATTATCTGGACTTGAATACACTTGTTGATATTTTTCTCCTACCTTATAAGTATATATTGGTGTAGAACTTGGACCATTTGATACATAAGTATCCTGAGTATCAATGACTACACTATCAAGTGATACAGTATCAAAGTATGATGATTCATCTATTGAAACATCAATAATAAGATATTTACCATCTTGAGTTATTTTTAATTCATTAAAATGTAGCATAGTCTTCTCCCTTATTTTTTTTTTAAAGGAGAGAAGTATATTCTCTCCTTTTTTTTATTGTTAAGCTAATGTAGGAATTGCTAAGCCAGATGCAGTATTGATAGCTCCAATCAGAGCATTCATTGCAGTATGACTACCATCATCTACAGCAACCAGAGTAATAGTCTTTTCAGACTTTTGAACTGATTCATTACTTCCTGTGTAGAAATAGTGAATATCCAATACATCATAAACTGCACTTGGGTCTACCAAGTAAGTAGTCTTAATAATATTAGGATAACCCATTCCTCTGTAGATATCACCTCTTGCACCCATACAGAAGTATTCAAGGTCTGCAATAAGATGTCCATCAGGAACAGTCTTCTTAGGAGTAACTACAGTAGCTTTACCCCAAAGTCTATCTTCACCATCAACTGTAATAGTTAAGAACTGAGGAGTAAAAGGAATAAATGCCTGAGGCATCATACCAAGAACCCAAGGTTGTTCTGTTTCTTCAATGATGATTTGATTGTAGTCAGTTGCAGCAAGGTCTGATTCCTTAGTAGCTGATGTAACTGGAACATCAGTATTAGCTGCTGCTGCACTTACAAGATAGATATTTACAAGAGGAGTAGATTCTGTCTTATTCTCAAGGTTCTTAGCTAAAGAAATAGCCATCTTCTTGTAGAAATCTGATGCAGTCATTCCACTTCTTGCAATTACTTCCCCATACTTGAAGTATTGGTCTTCTTCTGACAAACCAATGTATTGTCTGAAAGCCAATCTCAAGATATAATTCTGACCTGCTACAGGAGTTGCAGATACATCTGCATCAAGAGTAACTGAGTATCTAACCAGCTTATGAGCCAGAGCATCTGATGGTGTAGCCTTTGCATATAATACATGCTTAAGGTCAATCTTATCACTTGCTACAATCCCAGCAGGAGACATAGACTGAAAATACAGAGTAGTCTTAGCTGTATCTGCCTTTGGTACAATATCACCAGCAGTTGTAAGGGCTGCTGTATTAGCTTTGAGAGCCTTTGCAACATACAGTTGTCTTACTTGATTTATACTAAAAATTGCCATAATTAATTTATTTTTTAATTAGTTTATAATTTATTCTTTATTTCCTGTCAGTTGAGTTTTACTTATTATGGCAAGCTGTACAGCCCTTTCAAGTATTGCTCTGTGTACTACAGGATTTAGTTCACATTCACTTTCAGTACTTACACCATTGATACTTAGTCCATCAGGTAAATCTACAAGTATAATAGGAGTGGGCTGAGAGATATATCTCATTAAATACTTATCCACATTATACTTGCTGATTAATTCAGCTAAATCACTTTTTATATCAAGTCTCAGTACTCTGTCCTTACTTGGTCCTCTAAATGGATTATCCTTTGCTCTATATAAATCATCCTGTGGTAATGGAACCACACTTGCCTCTATACCATCCAAGCAACCTAATCTACTGTCCTTGAGGAATGCCACTTCATAAGTAATGAACCAAGTATCTTGTGGTATCTCAAAGAATACTGAATCTTTTGATAGTCCCAGCTTTCCTGTAACCTTGGTACTTGTTTCATAGGTCTCCACCAAATTGCTCAAATATCTTCTTATTTCTTCTGTCTGTTCAAAGGACTTACCATAAATAATATTCCTTCCAGAGTAGATGTCAATAATCAATTGTTCTTGAGCATTAGTGAGAAATGTTGATTTCTCATATTCATCAAGGGTTATATTAGGAGTGACACCAAATGAGTTAAGTAAAGTACTGAATCCATCAGAAAATTCTTTATTAGTCATACTTTATATTTTACTCAGACCTCTGTCCTAATTCAACACTTGCTTGCAAATCTCCTTGGTAAGCTGCCTTAGCCAATTCAACTGCTCTCTGTAATATCTCACTATGAATAATTGGGTTAAGCTCACATTCTGAAATAGTGCTTACACCATTTATTGTGACATCACCATATTCAGAAGATAGATTAGTAGTGATAATTGGAGCAGGTCTTCTTATATATCTTACCTTATAGTCTGTAATAGTTTCATTACTGTTCACTATTAATTCTACAGAGATATTGTTTATAGAAGTAGTAATTATTCTCCATGCCTGATATTTAACTGGTTCCTTGTAAGGTCTTGACATAAGCCTTGTATAATCAGAATAACTGATTGGAACTATCTGTTTAGTTCCTGCATTAGTATCAACAGCCTCATTTATAACCAAGAATAAGTCAGTAGGTAAATCATATACCTTAGCTCTCTTATCAAAGGTGATAGTAGGAGCACTTGTATTAAGTACCCCTTTCCCTACCTTTATTAATTCTGAAAAATCTATTTGTCTTTTTGGTGAATCATCTAATCCTTTTCCATACTTATTACCTGCTGGTTCAAAATAGTTCTTAACTATCTCTTCTTGAGCCTTAGTAAGCAGTACAGACTTTTCATACTCATTTAACCCTGGAGCAGCATTGCTCATTATGTTGTTATAGAGTACATCAAATTCATTAGAAAATTCATTAACATTCATATCTTTACTCTTTTAGCTTTGCTTCCAGACTGAACTTTAATTCCTGTCTCTTAGGAGCACTTAAGAACTTAGCAGCTACACTTAAAGTAGGTTCTTCATTATCTCCACACAAAGGAGAACCATCAGATTTCAGGTATAACATACCCCCTCTGTTACTAATTAGACCTTCTTCAATAGCCTTCTTGATTAGAACTTTAGTATCAAGATACTGGTCTTCTGCAACTCTTAAGAAAAGTTTTGGGTCAGCTTGAATTAGCTTGTTAATCTTCTCATGTAAGAATTCAGTCTTAGTTGTCTTAGCAAGAGGTCTACCATCAATAGTTTCAATGATTACTCTTAACTTATCAGCATCATCTTGAATTTCACCAAACTTCATGTATGACTGCATTGTAGCATTCATTTCCTTCTTAGCAGTCTTAGCTTCCTCACCTTCTTGTACAATCACAAACTGATAAGTCATTTTAGGTCTATCTTGCAGCTCTTGAAGAGAAGATGCAATATAGTCCTTATTTGCTAAAAGGATTTTATATTTGATATAATCATCAGGGTCAGCCAAGTTCAAGAAATTATCTTGCTTAGTTAATCTCACTGTATAATTATCCCAGAAGTTATCTACCTTCTTATAGATAGATAGAGCATTATATTCAAGACCCATTATCTCTTCAAGATAGGCTTTCTCTTTATCAGTGAGGGCATTTACATACATACCAGAACTCAATCTTGGTAGAGTAAACCATCTTACTGCTGCTTCTGCCATACCTCCATATAGGATATGCTTAGGGTTTGAAACTAAACCAGTTTGCTTGGGAACAAACCTTACTATAACTCTTTCATTTCTTAGACAGCTAATAGGTTCATCATTACCCTCTATTACTGCTTGTTTCTTTGTTTTTCTTGTCTTTGGTTCTTCAAAGAGATTATTAACATCAGGTATAACTGGTGTTTCTTTCATAATTTCCTCATCATCTAAAACCATTGTACTAACTTCTTTTGCCATATTACTTCTCCATTTAATATCTTAAAAAAGAAAAAGAGAGGAGGAATTACCTGCCTCCCTTTTATTTATGCTTATCCTTGCAGAATTGCAGGAATTAATGACATAGTTCTTGTTGGGTCAAGCACACAAACACCCAAAGTAGCCATTCTGTGAATTACAGCAGAGTCCTCATCAAATGACATATAAGGATTACCCTTTTGTCCAGTGAAAGGATTTCTGATACCCCATTGGTATCCTCTGTACTCATTATCACCCTTAATCTTACACTTGAAGATATTAGGTTGATCCATAGTACCAATATACCAGATGTCATATCTGTAAGAGAAAGCTACACCACCCATTGGGTGAAGAATCTTGTTTCTTACTGGGTCATCATAGAATGGGTCAACATCTAATCTTACCCTAACACCATTAGGAGCCTTGTATTCAACAAATTGGAAACCAGCACTAAGTGCATTACTGTGAAGTCTTGACTGAACTTTCTCAACAACTCTTGTAGAGTTATTATCAAGTACAAATGTAGTCCAACCAGATACAGTCTTCAATACTTCCTTATGGAACTGAATAGCACCTCTTTCACCAGTCTTGATTACAAAGAGTCTATCATCCATTGCAAGTTTAGAAGCTGATAGTTCATACAGTGCATCTTCAAGTAACTTCAAGCTGAATGTATTGTAGTACATAGTATTAGCAACCTCTGTTTGTTCAAAGATACCAGCACCAGTCTTAATAGCATTACCTGATTTACCAAAGTTCATGTATTCACCATTCAGATTTCTGTTTGAAGTACCCCATGCCATAGCATTGTTCTTGTACTCATCAAATTGAAGTTCTACTTCCCAATCTACACAGTGCATCCACATGTTTGCAGTGTCCTTCACTTGCTTTCCACTTTCAAGATTTCTAACCATAGGAATACCCATAGCAAGTTTCTTGTTTAGCTTATTACCAGCTACCTTGTGTTGGATTCTGATTGTAGTCCATTCATTTCTCATGCTTACAGGAGAAGTGAATCTAACATCACCAACCTTTCTTGAAAGTTCTTTTTCTACAGGAGCAAATTCAATAGAGAATCTTTCTCCTTGTTGCAGTCTTTCAGCAGGAACACCTTGAGTATTACCACCCATAAGTTCTACTTTGTACACTGCATTAGTACCTTCCATTCTTGCATCACCAAGGATTCTAAATGGATATACTTGGTTCAAGTTACCTACAATAACTTCACCATCTGCAAACCAATCTTCTGGGAATACCAGATAGAAAGGAGATGTACCAACTCCTACATTAGCTGCATTAGCAGCAACTACAACATCATTTTCATCTCTTGCTTCAACAAGAGGAATGTTTCTCCTTGAAGAACCAATAACATCCCAGTAGTATTCATTATCATCTTCAAACTCTCTTGTAGGGAATGAATTAAGGAATGTATCCAAGCTCTTTCCTCTATAGAAAGCCAACAGTTGCACCATAAGGTTAGTTGCCTTCTGAGGTGCTTGTTGGAAGATAGCTCCAAGGTGGTTGTCACTTGTCAGACCCTTCCAGTGTTGGAAGCCTAACATTTGAAATTTACCTAATTTACCAGCCATAATCTGTTAATTATTTTTGTTAGTTAATATGTTTTTAGACATCAAGGTCCCAGCCCTTTCCAATATAAGACTCAGTATCTTCCTCAACTCCTCCAACATATCTTGGATTACCTGATGAATTTCTTGTAGTACTACTGAGTTTGTGTTCTAATTCTCTAAGACTTTGCTTGACTTCTTTCTTTACTTTACCTTTTACAAGACCATCAATATTCTTGAAGCCATCAGTCATAGTGAACAATACAGATAGATACTTTCTAAACTCAACTGGATTATCCATTTCATATTTCTGAATAGCAGTCAAATATTCTCCATCTTCTGTTTTAAAGACAGGCTTAGTAATATTCTCAAATGCTTTTTGTCTTGTAGTCTTGTCAAGTGTAATACCTGTAAATACTTCCTTATCCTCAAGCATTGATTTCTTTAATTGTGCAGCCTCTTCTTTAATTTTCCTTTGTTCTTCTTTTGCCTCTTCTTGAGCTTCCTTGATTAGGTCTTGATATTGAGTACTAAAGTACTCCCTATTACTTTCCAATGCCTCTTTTGCATCTTCAATATCTGTGCCAGCATTGAAAGATTTCTCAACCTCTCTCTTAGCTCTGGCTTCACTATAACCTCTGTTCCTAAAGTCCTGATAGATTAAATTCTTTCTCAATCTTTCACCCTTTTCAGTTTCATCAGTTATATATTCCTCCTTGATTGCATCCAAATTAGCAAGGGTTTGTTCATACCTTCTTACTTCATCTGGTTCTACATCAGCTTGTAATGCAGCATCAATTCTCTTTTGTCTTTCATCTAATCTTGCCTGAACAGTCTTTTCAACTGCTTCTGCAAAATCTTCTGGAGTCTTGATACCATTTAATGTATCATCATCAAGGTCAGGGAAGATACCTTCTTCTTTCAAGGCACTGGCAATGGAAGAGTAGAAGTTAGTTTTGGGAGAAGTACCTTTGTCCTTTTCAGATTGGGTATCTTCCTCTTCTTCTTGATTATCTTTTCCACTACCTACGCTCTCTGGATTATCAAATAAATCATCAGGATTTACCTCTTCTTCCTCAGTAGTTTTTTCAATTTCTTTTTCTTCTTTCTCCTTTGGGGCAGGTGGAGTTACCTGTGTTTCTTCTTCACCCCCATCATCAGAAAATAGATTCTCTACATCTATTTCATCCCCTGTCATAATGAGGTCTTCACTTAATTCTCCTATCATATTTCTACTCCTTTAGTTATTAAACTGGCACAAAGATAGTAGGGATTTATGACTTCTACAACATAGTAAATAAGACCCTTACAACTCTATAAATAAATTACTTATTTACTGCCAAAAGATAAGGGTATAGTAATAATACTACACCCTTCCCATTTCTACTTCTTTGTAGGTTTCTTTCCACCTTTTGGTGGCATCTTTCCACCTGATTTACAAGTCTTTGCCATAAATAATCTCTCCTATTCTATTGTTAAACTTAGTTCCTCTCCAAGGAGTTTTGCTTTCAGCATAACTGAATATAACTCCTGAAAGGTAGCTGTGCTATTAATAACTTGTCCTTTTACTTTATTTTCTCCCACAAGAATACAACCTAAGGTATCCTCAGCCTTATTACCAACATGGATTAGTACCCCCTCATATCCTTTTACATCTATAAGTCTGGGTAACTTTCCTCCACAGAATTTAGCCCATGACCTATCCTTGAATTTAGGACTTACAGTATTCATATCAATCTTGTAAGTTCCATAAGGAATTGCTGTCTGTCCATAGACCTTCTTACTCTGTATCTCCAGAAGAGATTGTGTTTCATAGAGACCTCTATCAGTATCTTCAAGAGTATCACATTCATAAACACCATTTACATAAAGTTTACCTATAGTATATTTAGGTCCCTTAAATAGTCTCTTTAATAATAGTTTCATACTGATGGGTCTTCACTATCTTCTACTAATGTTATACTCTTTGATACATCACCAGAGATTATATCACTACCAGACTGAGTTATATAACCTGTTTTTGATACAGACCAAGTAACTGTATGTCCTTTAGCTGCCCTAATACTTTTAGTAGTTGAACCATTGATAACTACTATAGCATCAGCAGGAGTAGGATTGATAGTATAAGTATATTTCTCAGTAATAAGAGATACCAGTTTGCCATCAACTCTCTTTTGAATATCAATTATCTTACCCTCTACAATCTTATCCTTGATTACAAGAATTTCATCATCTGTTATTTCATTAGGGTCTCCTTCAACTATTCTTGAAAGACTCCCAAGATTAAGTACTCTTTTCATATTAATTACTTTTTAGCTTTAATTACATCCTTATAATTTCCCTTTCTTATCTGACAAGATAGGTCTGTACATATACTTGTCATTAAGCCCATCACCTGTTGTCTTAATTCTTTGACTTCCTCCTCAAGATTATCATTTCTCTTGAGGACTTCATCAAGTCTTGACTTATTATCATCTGACAATTTCTTATAGAACTCCAAAGAGTCTTGCATATTCTTAATTAGGTTATTATCAACTTCACTATTATACTTCTTTCTTGCAAAGAACCATGCAGTAAATCCCGAAGTAAATGTGGTTACAATGCCTATTAATGCTGTAATAAGTATTCCACTTTCAATCATAATTATTCAACTATTTGTATAAATCTTTGTGTTTTATTTTTAACATAGGGATTCATTTCCCTTATATTTACTTCTACTACTGTATGTTTCTTCTGGAACCACTTAAACAAGAAGAACTTCTTTGGTGGATTCACAGTCTCCCTTTTACCATTTATGAATGTATATCTCTCTAACTCTATCTCAGGTTTCAATGCTATAGTACTTGGGAATTCCAAATGAAGATTAGTTTTAAACCACTTATCTCCCACTATAGTATCCAGCTTTAACTGAGGATTTAAAAATAAAGTATCTGGTAGGATAATAGTATCAGTTCTTTGTGCATGACTTGCCTCATATTGAAGCTGTTGTAATCTCTTATCCTTTATACCTAATTCCTTCTGGACCACTTTCATCTTCTTAATGATTGAATCATTGAAGTAATTAAGCTGTTCAACTGTTAGTTTTAATACTCTATTCTTGCCTTCAAGCCCATTTAATTGAGTATCATAGGCTTTAACATTCTCAATAGAAGTCTCATACTTAGTAGTCAATTGCTTATTCTGATATGATAGATGAGCTATAGCTCCAATCAATATTAGAATAAGGATTATTATATACTTCTTCATATTTTCTTCCCCCATATTATTGTGCAAACATATTAAAAATAATCTACTTATGCAATAGTATAAGTAGATTATTAATTAGTAGCATTATAGATTCCTTATAACACTTTCAACAATAGATGCCATCCTCTTTTGAATGTAAGCAGCCTTACCTCTTGTCTGATGCCAACCATAAGTAACTCCATTTATAACCTCAGTATTACCATACTCATTATCACAGTGAAGTATAGATACTTGCTCTCCAGTTACAGGGTGAACTTGGTTCTTACTAAAACCTATTCTTGTATCAAACTCACACAGGGTGAATCCCCACTTGGCTTGAAGTACCCTAATAGAATCATTGAAGTTGGTTCTTGCATCATGCCAGTGGGTACATACTACTACCATACAAGGCTTACCTTCTTTAGTGCCATACCATCTACTATTAGGATTAAGTCTTGCAGCATAACATTCAGCAGAGTACTTTTTTAATACATAATCCCACTGAGCTGACCTATCAGTAAGAGGAAATACATAATCTTCATAGTTCTCCTTAATATTAGTAGTATCAGTTACTACTTGATTATGCGAATGGAATATAAGAAATACATCAAAATCTTCAAACTCCTGTTGAGTATAGAGAGTACCATCATGCATCTTCTGTGCTGTTTCAGTCATAGTTTCACCACTAACAGCTTTATTATATCCAGTAATACCTAAATCTCTTTGCACATAACCAAACCATTCATTCTCTGGAAAGGCAAAGGAAGCTCCTGTAAGTAGTATATTTCTATTCTCCAGAGCATTATTTACCTCTGCTTCTGGCATTTTGTAGATAGTACTCTGGTAATTTTCAAAGGTTGTAGCACTACTTCCCAGCTCTAACTGAGCTATATTAGGATCAAATACAGAAGCTGAGTTACTACTTTGTAATAGGATTCTTACATAGAAAGCAGCACCATCACTATTATTAAATACAAAAGTAACCTGACCACTTGTAGCACCCTCTGCCACTTGCATAGCATGTTGAGTTCTCTTAAGGAAGTTATTCTCTTTATCAAAATATGCTATATACATATTCTTGATATTAGCTGCATAGATAGGAATTCCTGATGCAGTGTAGGTTGTGCCATCTTTAAGAAATAATTTATTAGAGAATATACCTCTTGCATTTGGTACAATTACTCCTCCATCAAGTGAGTAGCCATATAACAAATTAGATTGATTTATATAATTTTTACCTGTTGGATATTGTAAATATTGATCTTTAACTTGATTTATGAAATCTGCATCCTCTATATTTTTAAATGTATATCCTTTAAATGGTTCTATTGGTGATTTATTAAATCCTTCTTCAAGTTGCATATCTGAGTAATCAGTAGGTCCCTGTACTCCAGTTAATACTATTCTCTCATAGAAAGCTCCTTGTAATTTGTTATAAATAAATGTAGCTGATAAATCTGATTGAAGAGATATGACAGTTCTACCTAAGTAATTATCATTAGCATCAAATGCTGCAATATACATTGCATTAATACTAGGATATGCCTTGATGTTTTGAGCAGTATAGTATTGGTTACTCTTTAAGAATAACTTACCTGAACTAACTAATCCTTCAAGATTAACCCACTGACCACTATCAAAGCCCCAATTTCTTAATACATTAATAGTGTCAAGAGCATTAACTCCAATAGGAGTTGCACCAAAGTCTGCTGCTATTTCTACAGCTAATGCTGAGGTAGCTTTAAGATTATCAGAGACAGTATCTACTGTGTTACTGAGTTCAGTAAACTTACCTTTAGTAGAAGCCATTCCTTCTTGAGATACCACCAAATTGCCATAACCATTAGGATTATTCTCCTTTGTGAAGTTAATTAAACATAACTTAGCATCACTTGGTATAGTAGTACCTATACCTAAATAAGATCCAGCAGTAGGAGTTGTACTATTATAGTAACTAACAGTTGAAGATACAGCACCAGTGATAGTTATAAACTTACTACCTTTAAATATATGAACCCATGCACAATCCCACAGAGGATCTTCCTTATAACCATTAAATTGTACACTACTTGTGAAATCTACAAAGTGATTAGGGTCAATTCCAGGCTCTCCATAGAAGGCTTGACTTGAATATAATGAGTATCTATCCTTCATTATTTCATTAGTAACAGCCTTTTGAGACATTACTAAGTTTTCACTGTTACCAGTCTCTTGTACTACACCAGCACTAATAGAAGTGAATCTACCATTATTAACCCACCCAACATTATTTTTAACATATAGTTGATAGATAGGATTTGTATGTTCAGTATCACTTGGGTCATAAGTAGGACCTACACCATAAATATCACCTTGAGCTGCATTTGAAGGAAGATTTGCTATAGAATTTACATATCCTTTAATATGTAAGTTATTGGTAAATTCACCACTTAAGTCAGTCCATGTACTACCATTATCTCTACTAATTTGTATCTTACCTATATTATCAGCTTGATTATTTCCAACAGTGCCTGTAAATCTGAACCATGCTGCAATATATTCTGAGATAACACTCCATGTCTTTCCTTCATCATAAGATACCTCAAGTTTATTCTGGTTATTTCTAAGTATAGGATTAGTACCTGAGGGACCTTGAGCTTTAGAACCTGTATCTACTCCATTAATAACCCAGTTGCCCTCAGCAGAAATACTAATATCTCCTACAAGCATATTACTACCTTGTCTCCAATTAGCATCAGACTTCCATGTATCATCATCAATATCATTAGAATTATACCATTCTGTAACAACTGTCCTATCATAAGTTACATATGTAACCCAAAGTCCCTCCCTCCTGAAAGAGAGTGGGACTTGAAGTCTTGTTAATTCAGCACTAACATTATAAGATAAGAACAGCATATTAAATCCTGTAAGGATATCATCTAAAGTATAGCCAGTTTCTGCACTCTTTACTGCTCTAATAGAAGTAATAGGACTTACATTAGTAACACCTTGAGGCACTCTTTTAACTAATTGTTGTACATTTGCCATATTTTCTTTTTACTTAATTCTATTTTATGCTAAAGCACTTCCATCCATGTTTACCCAATTTGTACCATTCCATAGAATGTATTTCTTATTAGAAATATGATACTTAGATATACCAGCATCAGTAGGTTGCAAAGTAGGAGTTTCCCCACTTATATTAGTATTACTTATAGAAAGGAATACTTCTTGTCCACTATCAAATATATACTTTCTTCTAATTACATTATCAATAGTATTTAATATGTAACCTTCCCCTCCTATACTTCTTATAGCTTTCAGAAAATCCTGACCTGCACTCTGTGTAGAAGGTTTTAAATATACTCTCTCAAATATTATATTTGAGGGAAGAGTGTAATTAATAGTAATTCCAGAATCACTATAAGTATTAGGTATAGAGTAAATGTTCCTAAATATAACATTCTTTATACCATATAAAAGCAAGTATTGATTATTTTCCGTATCTACTCTGATATTCTCAAAAGTCACAAAAGTAGTAGGAGAGCCTATATTACAACTTATAGATTGTATACTTCCAAATGTACTTAAATCTATATTTTTTATATAACAGGGTAATGTTGCACTTGCTGTTATACCATTAAACATCATAAGGGATGAATTATGAGTTTGTGTAAAATACACAGTATCAATATTAATATTCAAACCTTCTACATTATATGAACTCTTAAATACCATCCCTACAGATGGAGTGCTTTGATTAGAATTAATGTTAACTCTATTATTATTAAAATTAAGTTCCTTAGAAAATTCAATCAAAGCTACATTAGTATCAATATCTGATATATCAAAGTTAAGAATAGAATCTTTGACAGTAACCCCTTCAAAGTAACTTGTTGAACCAGGTGCAAATGAATGAGCCTCCTTAAGATTGGCTGTATCTATAATACAATTGTTATATAAGCATATATTACCATTTTGCCCCCTTAAGGACTCCCCAATATTAAGAGTAGAGTTTAATATTTTAAAATCATTAGTACCTGTTCCTATTAAATCTGCTCCATGATATGCTAATCTGTTTTTACAAACTATATTACAATTATCTATCTTAACTGTTTGAGACAGCACAGAGTTCAGGAGAAGAGACCCTAAAGTATTTACACTACAGTTATCTATAACTAAATTACCAGAGTAAAGATGAATTATATTATAAGAAGTATCTAAAGTAGTAATAGTACTCTTTCTCATAGTTAAATTATGAGACATAAAACCAATAATACTATCTATGAGAGTACTTTGATTAGGCATATCATAGTTAAACTGACAGTTATCTATTATCACACCTTCTGCTTGAACTTTAATAGCTCTCTTTCTTACATTAGTAAACACACAACTTTGGATGAATACATCCCTGTAATAGCCAATTACACCATTTGCTGTTCCTGCAATATATACACCATCACAGTCATGCTTTACCTCTGTACCAGAACTATCCACACTTCTTATATTACTAAAAGAGCAATTAGAAATATTAGTTGATCCCATATAAGGGTCTGTAGTCCAAAAGTCTATTGTAATAGCTCTTACAGACCCACCAGAAGGTTGACCTGGAACACTACCCCCAATAGTACCTACAGCCACAGAAGACATATTGGAGAAAGTACAGTTATTCACATTAGATAGAGAATCGTGCCATATATTTATAATTGTAAGATTTCCATATATTGATGAAGTAAAATCCTTAAAATCACAGTTGTACACAACTGCATTACTTCTTAATAGTGTTACAAATATCTTATATGCCTTATCAAAAGTCTTAGTAGAAGAGTTATTGAAGGTAATAGTACTGTTACTTAGCGATCCTCCATCTAATAATATTGCAATCTTAGTATAATAAGTAGGAGTTCCATTGCCTTCCTGTTCATCCCTATCATATAAGCCAGTAACATCAATACTTGTATCTATCCCCTCAACATCACAATTCTTAAAAGATAAGTATGAATTTAATATGAAGTGATTATGAAAGATACACTTCATATTTTCTATGATTACAGGATGATCTATATCTGTACTATAATTATGATACTCATTACCAAATATAAAGTCACCATCAAACACTGATAATAGTAGGTTTGTTTTTGTACTATCTCCAATTACAGTACCATTAATAAATGATCCTCCCTGAAAATTAAGAGTACAACCAGTAGGAATAGTCAAAGTTCCCCCTCCTAAATTTATATCAGTAACTATATTTGTATGTTTAAAAGCATCTAATGCAAACTGAATTGCTTGAATATAATCAGTTGCACTACTATTAGAAGCAGCCCTAAACCACTCTGGGTAGCTGTTATTTACAATAAATGTACCACTAAGTTGTACATAGTCAAATATTTGATTTATACCTGCTATGATCTTTGTATTGTTACCTACTATATAACCATCAATGAACTTACCTCCTTGAAAGTCTAATGTACAATTAGATGGTATTGTAAGGGCTTTACCATATAAATTTACATCATTAGTAATCTTATAGATTACATTAGGTTTATTAAACCTATTTTGGGCAGCAGCTTGCATAACAGGTATTAATAACCCTGATGTAGCACTGTCCTGAGGATCACTCTGGTCTACAACATGTACTGCAAAGTTGAGAGCTTCATTTACACTTATTGCTCTTGTAGTGACTACTTTATTATCAGATATTGCATAAGTATTCCTAACACTTACATCATCAAATATGGAGTAGACATAGGGGGCAATGCCCCCTGTAGTTGTCATAGTACATATAGTAGTTCCAGGACCTGCTACAGTGTCCTGTATAATGGACATTTTAACATTTAATTCTAACATATTTTTTTTTTAATAAATTATTGTTTAACTTGTCAATGTACTACCATCAACATTATTCATCCTTTTGTTAATTAAATTATTACTACTTTATTTGCTAAAGTACCATCAGGATTTAAATATGCCATATTATTACCAGAATTGCTAATATTATTGCTATCAGTAGTTAATGAAATTCCACTATAATTTATAAATGAAAATGGAGTCTCTACTAATGAAGTTAGCACCAAATAAACTCCATTTAAAGTTACAGGCACTTTAATAAGTATATCTTTGTCAACTGATGTGATAGTATCTATAAAACCAGACATATTTAATATCTTTAAGTTCATACTATCACTATATTGTGAGTATCCAACTTCTAATACACATTCAAAAGAATTTGGAGCAGTATTATTTCCTTTAGCATCATACCCCAATAATTTAACAATTGCTGAGTGATTATAATTAGCATCTGTAAGTATAGGTATCTTTATCAAATTACCTGTTGTACCATCTCCTACTTTAAATACTTTAAAGGACTCATTCAATTGATATCCTCTATCTCCATATTTCGTAGTATCTTTTAAAGAAAGACCTTTAAATGTTGGTGTAGCATTTTGAGATATATCTTGATTAAAGATTTTAATAGCTGTACCAACTTTACTTTCTGGCCCAGTATATACCTTCTGAGAAGTTCTATCTTCCCAGTAAGTAAAATCTATAACTATAGCCTCTTGGAGATTATCAGTATACTTGAAAAGGTATTGATTCCTTGGATAACTACAGCCATCTAATTTCAAAAGCCCCCAATCTAAATATATAGCACATTCTCTGTTAGGAGTTGAAGGAGGACCAATGAATAGGCAGTTCGTTGCTTCCACCCATGCAGTTTTTCCTATATTCCCACCATTTCCTCCTAAAATGTCTACTACATTAGACTCAAAATGGCAAGAATTAAAATCTACATGAGAAGTAGAATCTTGCCCAACTGTTACTCCATATTCACTATTAGCTTGGAATGTACAGTTATTACAGGACATCTTATTAGTAGATTCAACCTTTAACCCTCCCTTACATTGATCTATTACAGAGTTCTCAAGATTTACAGTAGTAGATATAAATTCTCCAGTATCTATATTTATACCATAATTTAAGAACTTTTGTATATACAAATTATTTATAGAGTGGTACATACACTCTATCATATATACACCATTATTTACCAATACAGTATTCTGAGAACCCCAATTAAAGCCATATAATGCTATCTTATTAACATTAAATTGGGCAACTCTTTTTGCTGATATAAAATAGTCAATATTAGAGTTTCCACTTTGAGGTTGCAATATAAAATTCTCTAATGTGATATTTCTTATATAAGATGAGTTTCCTGTTGCTGGTTGGATATTAATAGCTATTGATGAAGGTACTGATGGGTTAAAATAGATAATGTGGTCTAATCCATTTATACTTATATTGTCTTTATTAATTATAACAGGGTTATTTATTATAGTATCCTCTGTTATATATACAAGCCCCTTCTCTATAGAATCAACAGCTTGCTGTAATTGATTGTTATTAAACCAAGAAGTATGAACCTCATTTATTATATAATTTACCTCAACATTCTTGAATATAACTATATCTTCTGATTCTACTAAAATATTTCCTAACAGTTTCCCATTACTTATACTACCTCCTTCAAACTCTATTACACAGTTTGCAGGTATTGTTATAGTCTGTCCATTTAAGTCATAATCATATTGAAGAATATATCTTGTATTCTCCTGATTAATCATTTGTTGGGTGAGTATGTTTCTGTCCTCAGTAATGTTCTTTCTAAGGTATACTCTACCTAATCCAGAGAAGTTAGCAGTATTATAAGATTTATTCTTAAACTTAAGTACTGTTTTATCCCCTTCTTTAATACCAGTTAGGTCTTCTTCATCAGGTACTAATTCTCCAGTAATAGCAGAACCAATAACATTTATCCACTGAGTAGTATTATTCCACTGAATAAGTGAGGAACCTTGAAACTGGTAAATTACCCACTTATTATCTTCATTTAAAAATGTAATAACCTGACCTATTTTTCTATGTCTAAAAGGAATCAGACTAATAGCTTGTATCAGTGAAATAGCAGGTTGATTATATTTATCAGTTATATTCAAGAAATCATCTACTCCTAACAGGAAAAGTTTCTCAACTAAAGCATCTATAGTAGTGTTTACATTTTTACCATTCTGCACAATAGCTATTGTTTCATTTCCATCAAGAGTAGTTGCTGGAGAGAATTGGGTATCCATGATACCCTTACTCACCAACCATTTTTCTATCTTTCTGTAATCTTCTTCTGTAAAAAACATAGTTACTTAAATTAAACAACAGCAGCAGTAATAGTCTTATTAGCTACTGTATAAGTTAGTACTTGAAGAGTTCCATCCTTTTTAGTGCTCACAAAGTAATATGCACTTGATGTGGAGTCTACTGTTCTGGTGTAGGTTACAGGTCCAGTTGAGCCTACTACTATAATTTCTCCACAAGACATCATGTGACTTGCAGTTACTTCATCAAGTGGTGAACCTATTTGTTCTGCTTTTAACTGAACAGTGTAGGGTTCATTAGGCTTGATATAATCACCATCCTGAATAATAGAGCCATCTAAATTTATAGTATAAAATACTTCATTCCCATAAGCTGTAGTCACATGAACAAATCCTCCAGTTGCAGGTTGCCAAGTACCAACACCATAACCATAATCAAGTTTAGTAAAGAAAAACCCAGTCTTTAATTGTGTTAAATTATAAGACTTCACTTCATTACTATCACCTATTTCAAGGCTTATTATTTCAGGAGCAAGACCTATAAATCTTGCAGACACTGAAACAACTCCTTTAGTTATTAATGCTTGAATTTGATTTAAAGTAGGAGAGCCTTCTTCTACTGTAATAGTCTCAGTAGCATATCTTGCTGTACCATTAGTTTGTATTGTTCTTCCTAAGAAGTAACTATAGTTCCCTATCCTAAGTGCTACAATATCATAGTTTGAATCAGCTCCTTCTACATCAACAGCTATTAACTTTCCATTAATTATATCAGTGAACTGATCTTCTGTTATATTAACATTCAGTACATTATCTTGCACACTAAGAGTATCTCCTATATTATCACTTCCCTTATTACTACTACCTATAGTTACCCATTCTCCATTATTAAAATACTTCATGGTGTTTTTGTATAACCATGCTGAATTAATATCAGGAGCATTAGGGCTTACTTTTAGAGTTCTTATTGTTTTCATATCTTTTATTTATTAGTTGTACTACTTCTTTTCTTTAGAGCTTGCCTCTTTATACTTGCATCAGTTTCAGCTTTCTTTTTATCAAGCTTCAATTTATCCTTATCCAACTGTAATTTAAGGTCAAATTCTCTAATTTTTTCAGCAAGATTAGCTTTAGCTTCCGGACTATAATCATCAATCATAATTCCATCTTCATTAGAACTATCTGATTGTATCTGAGCTACTATTATCTTAGTCTGATTATCTCTTATATTAGCTTCTTCCTTCTGGAGAAGTTCTGCCTCTTTCTGTTGTTGTTGCATAGCAGCTATTTGCTGTTGAGCTTCAAGTTGTTCCTTCTGAGCTTGGGCTTGTCTTTCTCTAATCTGCTTTTCATCTTTTTCAATAAGTCTTTGTTTCTCAGCTAAACTTGCAGATGTGTAGAGCTTAGTAATAGTAGAGAATGACAAAGTTTGAGTCTGTAATGCAGCCTGAGCCAAAGTATCTAACTTCTGTTGAAGCTCCTGAGTTCCATTACTATTATCTACAACCAAACCATAGTCAGCCTCAGCAAACTCATCACCATCAATCTCCATTACTCTTGTAGATGTATCTGATAATATATACTGGAACTTCTTGTTTCTTCCCTTCAAAGCTACCTTTGCAGTCTCTAAGAAACACTCTAAAGTTCTCTTCTTCACATCATCATGAACAGTAAATAACCACTCAGTAATATGACTTGATTGAAGAGTAGCTCTTTCTACACCACCTACAGTTTCTCTTGATGAAACCTGACCTTCTCTTTGCTTAGATATACCTGCAACCTCAGCCATTTCCATCTTAATAAACTCAAGAAGGTTAATCTGTTGCTGAATATAGTTACCTATATTAGTCTCAATCATTCCCTTTCCAGCATTATTAAGAGCACCTGCCAACTTACCTGTAGAGGCTCCTATAGTACCTTCCTTGAAACTATCTATAACTGCAATATGATTTACCCTTGCATAGTACATCCACTTACCAACATCCCATCCTTTAGGAACTTTAGATAAGTCAAGCTCTAATATTGAACCCCAATTTGAAGCAATAGCTTTATTTAGTCTATCATGAATAGCATCATATAAATAGTTATATGGCTTCATCATATCTACTAAACTGAAAGGTCTACTATCATTAAGATTATAGATTGAACCTACAATACCAAAGTGACATCTTGAAGGATTATTCAACCTGTTATATTGAATCAATCTTGGTCTCATATTGACAAATATTTCATTGCCAATCATAGTTCCTTCCCATGCCTCATTAACCCAGAATGACTGTACTTCTTCTCCTGCTTCCTTGTCTACTACATAATTCTCAGGATAGAAGTTCCATTCTTCCTCACCAGTTTCAGGGTCATAAGATTTAACCTTAAGTATCTTCCTCTTTGATTTCCAGTATAATCTAAGTACTCTAAGATTACCTGCCAAGTCATAAGGAAGTAGTGAATTTGCTATACCTTCTGTGAATAGATTAGCTGGGTCAAAGAAGTAGGTTCCATCTCTGACAGTTATTTCATCACCAATCATATTTTGATTGACAAATCCATATCTCTCATCAATATTATCCATCTGGTCAACAGCTCCCTGACCTATATAATCAGGCATAGTTTCAATATACTTTATGTCTTTTGGAGATAATACATCATAATATGTATCTATTACTCTACCTGGAGACCAATAATCCTCAAGGATTATCATATCAGCATCTTCCACCTTATTACTGTACCCAGACTTGAATATCCTAATCTTTAATGGATTCACTCTTTCAATGACTGGTTCTCCACCTACAATATCACATTGATAGATTTCCTCACCACAGGTCATTGCATCCATGAAACCATTATTAAATATAAGAGGAATGTCATATTCCTTTATATAATGGTTAAGCAATTCATTTGCTCTCACCTCTCTTATATCCTGCCATTCATAGGTATAATAGTCATTTAGTTTCTCAAGTTTGATATTATATTCATCCTCAGATATTGAGGTGTCAGTTATCATTTCTTGAAGCCTTTGTAATAGCTCATTCTTCTTATTATCCTCTATTTCTGAGATAGCATTTGGATTGGTTACTACAACCTTAAAGTCAAATACTCTCTTACTTTCCTCACCTCTAAGTACATTTAATTTACTGTTCATTATTGGGAAGTGGGAAATTCTGTCTGGTATATAGGCAGCTTTTATATTGTCAGGATTTAATATCAACTCCATATCACTCATATGAAGTCTCCCATTTAATAAATCATAATTTATTTTTTTATGAATAACAGATTTTCTTACAAGGCTGTAATTAAAAAAGGTTTTCTGGTTTGCCCAAAGTAAACAATTTTTCCTCCACTCCTTGGTTTTTCTACTGAATGGAAGCATTTGTCTTGGGAAATTTAACATATCAGACATATCTATTCCTCCTTATATTTCCATATAAAACCAGCAGCAGTCTTTGACCTTCCTTTCAATGCAGAACATAAATGGGTAGAAGATATATTGACAGTACTTGCAGCTTCTTTTATACTTTTAAATTCATTTATAATTTTATTATTTTTATCTATTTGAACAACAGCTTTGTATTTCAGAGCTAATGTACATTCTTTATGTTTTTTACCAAACATGGGGTTATTCTTTCCAGACTTGTTATAGTTCCATAACCATTCTGGTCTCCTACAATAACTATTATTTAATTTCCTTGTAGTAACAGTCTTATTCACAGACTCTTTGTTTTTAGTCCAATGTTTTCCTTTTATAGCTAAGCTACCTTTTAGTTTGTGCTCCTCAGATTTAGGCTTACCTTTAAGAGCTTTAGATATTTTATCTTTAATACTTTCTGTTATAGAAGGAGATTCACCTCCATCTGAAATATTATAGCATAAATTTCTATTTTTGAACCTTTTAATTAACAACTGCTCCTCTTTACAAGCAACTTCTTTTGGAATATTTTTAAAGATTATTATATGCTCAAAATTATCCCATCCATATTTATTTATGGATGAGGTAAAATGAGGATTGATACTATAACCTTTACCTCCTCTCCATCTTTTCTTAGGATTAGTATAGTGGGTTATACCCACATATACTTTTCCATTTATTTTATTCTTATGAATATATACTATATACTTTCTTTCTTCCATGCTGCAAAAGTAAGTAAAAAAGTCCATTTAGTCAAGTACATAAGTGATTTGTTTATTTAATTGCATCTTCTGTACTAAATTTACTGGGTTTCTGAAAAGGCACTTGTACTGCCCTATAATTCTCAGTAAAGAACTTATCATTCCCTAAATAATCCTTTGGTACTTCTTCTGAGTCTCTTGAAGGGTTTCCTTGATATAGGACCATCTTCTCCTCTCTGTATAACATAACCATACCTAATGCCCTAACTCTATCCACATTTATCTCTGGGTTAAATGCAATTAGCTCCTCAATTAATGCTCTGTTTCTTAAGAAGTTAAGGTTATAGACAGTTACTTCTACATCCTCTCCATCAACATTTTGTATAACAGTAACAGGCTTCATCAACCAGTCTCTTATAAGATTATTGGCATAAGCATTGATAGCTGCTGAGGCATTTACACCCTTAGCATTAGAACCAAATGAACTATACTTAATCAACTGTTTGTCTCTTAAGAACTCTGGAGTATCAGCCAGTAAGTGAGTACAATTCATCTTACTAAAGTAAGCAAATATACCCTTCTTATTTGATTCATACAGACATTTTGCATTATAGAACAAACATAGTAATCTTACTATCTCAAAGTTATCATCTGCAAATGATTGCCTACCAGTGTACTCAGCTACAATCTTATCAGTCCATAAGTCAAGAACAAAGGTAGAAGAGAGAGAGGAAGATTCAGCTTGGTCATTATCTACAGGGTCATGACCAATAATATATCTTGTGTGGGGAACCTTTCCACTTCTATCTTTCTCTGGCATTTCAAAGATTTCCACAGCACCCGGAGTATCATTCTCTACTCCAAACTTTCTGATAGGTACATCACTGGTTGGTGTAAATTCTACTCCATTACTATTCTGTACCAACTTACCTACATACACATCATCATAAGCATGTATATCTTGGTCTAATTGACTTAATCTTTCTGTAAGAGCAGTAATAGGGAAGTATGCTGCCTTAACCTTAATAATAGCTTCTGCTGGTGTAATAGGGTCCTCAGCAATTACCCTTAATACTGATTTAGGGTCAGCACTATATTTAGCCTTATATCTTGCAATAAGAATCTCAATTAAAGCCTTAACTACATCTGATACACCATCCTTATTATAACATCCTGCCCTATTAATATAGGAGGGAAAGAAGAAACCAAACTTAGGTTTACCTTGCTTTGGTCTGTCAAATACATTATCTATAGACAATATATTATAACCATCTGGATTATAAAGCAAAGTCTTAGCTGAACTAAAGTCAGACTCACTCTCAGCAGCAGTACCTACAAGGTACATAGTAGCAAAAGTATAGTCACCATCCTCTACAGACTTTCTGGTAATATCATAAAGAGAGAGTAATCCTTTGAAAGAACCCATTTCCTCAAATAGAATCCAACCTCTCTTACCTCTCAGCTTCTCACTATCATCCTTTGCAGATACAGCAAGTACTTGATTCAGAGAACCTTTCTCTACACCATATTCATCCTTATAACCCATTTGCCAAGACATCTCATTAGGAGAGTTCTTTAGCATAAGATGTGGGAAAGGAGTATTAGCAAAGCTAAAGTTAATTGAAGGCTTGAACTTAGACAGAGTACCATCCTTATCATCTTTCAGATATTCCTTCTGATAAGCTGTAAGTACTGTAATAACCCTTCTTTTTGATTCCTCACTCTCTCCAAGTATAAGATTATGGCTCATAATTGCTGCTAAGCTATAAGACTTAGCACATCCTCTCTTTGCCAACTCAATAGCATGTTTACCACCTTCTCTTGCTTGCCATAGGTAATGGAATCTCCAGTATATACCCTCAAAGAAGAAAGGAAAAGCCTCAGTTCTGATAGCCTTCTTTCTTCCTTCTATCAGCTTATTAACCATCATAGGACAATAGTTCATAAACCAATAGTTAAAGCCTGTAACCCATTCTCCATCTGATTCTCTCACATAACCTTCATAGCATCTTCTCTTTTCTTCATCCCAGTGTCTTCTGAACTCAGAGTTAGGATTACTATTAGGCTTTAAGAATGTATAACACCCATATTTCAAGAAATGTAGGGCTGGTTGCCTGAAATAATCAGCATCCTCAATAATGTGCGGATTAGTAATATCTACTATAATCCTTCCCTTTTCATCTCTTGGTAAGTCTCTTGCATAAGGTCTGTTAGGAGATATAAGTCTCTTGATAAACTCTACTGTAGTAAGAGTCTCAAGTAACTGTTCCTGAACCTCCTGAGGAAGGGTATTCATTAGTTCCTCAGTAAGCTCAGTCTGATATTTATTCATTTGAATCATTGCATAAATCCTTAAAGTTTTGTGTATTAATATACTCCAGAAGAGATTTAGTAATAGAAGTGGTTAGGAGGGATAAGACTTTAGTCTCTTCTGCATCAGTAACAACTCTATGATGTATATTAGCTTCCACAGCTACATGAGGTCCCTTTTTACCTACAAAATAAATCTGTATTCTATACAACTTTTGAGACTTAACAGCTACATTATTCTCTATTACTTTTCTAAGTACAAAGTGTCCTACTCTCCTATTAGGGAATGTCTCATAATACTTATTTAAACCTTCTACTATATCATTCATTTCCATAACTATAAGTCCTCATATATTGCTTTTTCTTGTGCTCCTCTTACCCTATCATTCTGTGATAATTCCTTAGCAATAGCTCTTTCAGCTTCATCCAAGTCCTTAACCATTGATGGTATAAGTTTGATAATAGCACCTAATTCCTTAGTCTCTTTTATATCAAGTTCAGTTAAGTCCATACTCCTTAACTTCATTCTATACTTATCAACAAGCATTCTTGTATCATCAAGTAATAGCTCAGAAGTAGTCTTAAAACTTGCATACAATGCTTGAGCTTCTTTCACAGTAGTATCAGGTTCCCAGTTATCCTTCATACCTTCACCCTGCTTAATAGCTTCTTTTCTCTCCTGCTCATCTATTATATACTTGTAATCACTTCTGGAGTCCTCCATAAAGTAACAATATCCAAGCTCTGTAATAGCTCTCTCCTTTGAAAGAGATTTATCTCTATTCCATATCTGCCTGAATGCCTTTAAAGCATAAGCTTCATCAGATATTACTAAGTTATATCCATCTTTTTTAAATAGTCTCATTTCTATACAACTCTATAAAATCAAGTATTAAATATTTTCCTGAATGATTAATCTCAAGATTTTTCTTTAGGAATTTTTTAGCCCAGTATTTAGGGCATAAGAAGTCCTTCCAAGTAAATAACTTATAGCTATGTATCTCATCTACAGAATAATCTGAATCTTCTATATATACCCAACCGGGTTTAGATATAAGACCTAAGAAATTAAGATGTACAAATGATGAGGTAAGTATCTCATATGCATGTTGGACATACTGTATATTTTTACCATCCTCTATGATAAACCTTATATAACATTTTTCATTACTCTTGAAAGCTAATTTATCTAAAATGTACAATTGATCTATAACCTTAATATCATAAGTCATTAGTCCATGACCTGAGATTATTTCATAATTTCTAACCTTTACTCTTATATCAAAGTATCTTGCACCTGCTTTCCATTGGTCTTCAATATTAAGTGACTGGCATTTTGCCATCCATGAGAAGGGTCTTAACCACCATTGTTGTGGCTTAACAAAGCTTAAGCTGTTATGTGTTCCTAACATATTTTTCAAAAAAAAAAGCCTGCCTGATTTTATTCTCAAGCAGGCTTATATTTATACTATAAGTTTTGATTCTGTTATTATAGTAGGATTTTCTTCAAATTCCTCTATTTCAGCAACAAATTTAACATCTCCATCCTGTATCATCATGTGTTCAACTCCATCAATATCCATGATGTCAAATTTATATCCTACTACAGGATTATCTTTAATAACACCATCTTGCAATGAGCCTGGTTTATGTTGCATTACTGCATATCTTTTTGGATTGATATATACTATATCTCCTACTTCAATACCCCTTACCATTGGTCCAACAGCTACTACTGTCTGATATTCTTTTACTGAACCAGCTCTGGTACTATCTATAATACCACCAGTAGTCTTTAGGTCAGTAGGGTATTTATTTAAAGTGACTACCATGTTATTAAACATAGGGGTCACTTTCTTTATTATTGTTACCATCTTTCTTTAATATTTATTATAATGTATTTGTCTATGACAGTTAGAACAAACTAATATACATTTATCTAACTCTGACATAACCTCTTGAGTTAAGGAAGGTTGTATTAGCTTTTTAGACACACTAAAATCTTTAGTATTAGTGTCTGTGTGATGAAAATCAAAAATTGAACCATTCTCTCCATTGTAAGAGACACCACATATAGAGCATTTTCCTCCTTTATAAATTATAGCTTTAACCTTATTAAGTTGCCTATCTAACTTATGTTTGGAACGATATTTCTTATAAATTTTTGCTCTATTTTCTTTATGTTCCTCTTCATACTTCTTTATAGCTTCATAATTTTTCTTAGCATATTCTCTTCCTTTCTCTCTGAGAATATCCCTATTAGATTCTCTATACAACCTTTGCCTTTCCAGAAGAGTTTCTCTGTGTTTAATATAATATTCTCTATTATACTTCTTCCTCTCTTCTGTAATCATCTCTTAACTTCCTTATATGTTCAAATCTCTTCTTTACTCCTATCATCCTATCATAAGTACAACTAAGTTTACCTATTGATGGGATATTGAAATTGGTTCTCAACTTATCAAACTCCTCTTTACTTAGGTCTTCCTTTAGAGGCAAGGCTTTGATGTTATTCCTAATAAAAGTCCAAAAGGACTCATAGGCTTCCTTCACCACTTGTGGTGGTAATCCAAGTTCTATGGATACCTGTTTTATTGCTTCTGAGTATATCATGAGAAATCAAATAATAACATCATCTTGAATGAACCATTCTCTTCATCTACTGATGGAATGTATCTTGGGTTTATCTTCCCATCAATGATGACCTTATTCTTTCTTAACTTACCCATGATGACCTGAAAGTGAGGAAGAGATATATCACACTCTTCCCTTACTTTCTTCTTAGTATCTTCACTCATAGTAACCTTATCAAGTATCTCATTATCTTTAATGACCTTGCTGAGTTCATATCTTTGCTTCACAAAGGAAGTAATGACATCCATTTCTCTCTCAGTCAAGTTATGAAAAGGTTGTAAGAATTCAAACCAATATCTAAAGAACTTACCATCTACCTTGCAAGGAATCCTAACTATTGAATCCACTTGCTTAGCCATAGTTTATTCTCCTTCCTTTACTTCTTCCTCAGGTTCCTGTTCAGGTTGAGTCATTAGTACTTCAAATTCTATACCACACTTATGCTTGAACTCTTCTGAAATATAAGGTGTGCTTGAGTTAAGTATCTGCCATAGATAGTCTAATCTCTTATAGAAGTTAGTAAGATTAGCTTCTTGTAAAGCCTGACTTAACTTCTGATTCTGCATATATAACTGTCTGCTTTGTTCAGACAACTGATGTGCAGTATTCTCCAGTTCCTCATAACTTAGTTTTCTCACTTCTGGAGTATCTTTGCCACCCTTTACAACTTTCATTTTATTCTTCTCTTCCATCTTTATTTTTTCTTTGTTAGATATATTCAAATCTTAAATTATTTATAGTAGATTTATTTATACAGTATCTACTAAGTGTACTTCTGGATATTTTAAGAGACTTACAAGCATCTTTAAGAGATTGAAATATAGTCTCTCCTTCTTTACAGGAAACCTTAACTCTTTTAGTTTTCAAACCTAATAACTTATTACTTACAGTTAAATTTCTATTTCCAAAATTAACATTAGCTCCTCTATTACACCATTCTAAGTTAGAAGAAGAATTATCTTTCTTATCTTCATTAATATGATTTATTTCAGGTAGATTATCAGGATTAGGGATAAAGGCTTGAGCTACTAACCTATGTATAAAGTAAAGTTTCCCATAGATATTAACTCTTAAGTACCCACTATTATTTTCTTGAGGTTTAAGGATAAAAGACCTCTTTAATGTAAGTCTTCCTCTCTTATCCATTCCCCTCCTTTCAACACTTCTAACCCTACCAAGATTAGATACTTCATAATTGGGACTTATAATTGTTGGTTTCCAAATTTCCATCTTATTATCTATTCACATAACTACCTCCATACATGGTAGCATACATTTTCTCCCATTCATGTATGTGTACCTCACCAGTCTCAGTTCCACCACATTTGTCACAGTAATCTATGCCATCTGAGGTTCTTATTGCTAATGATAGACAATGTTTACAATATACAACTGGTATATTATTATATTCTTCTTTGGGAGTCTCAAGCTCAAACTGCTTGACTTCTGTACTTAAGTTCTCCATAAATATTCTCTTTAGTAATCTGTAACTCCCTACCAGAGGTCCTCTTTCTATTATTGAAAGGTCTCTTTGGTACTTCTTCTCCCCAAGATGTTACATGACCTTTTCTGATAGCTCTTCTAATACTCTTGTACTTACCAACAGCACTATAAACAGCAAGATATAACATCATCTTAGGTTCATTGTACTGAGGTTCTTTTGTCTTCTTCTCTTCCATAATGCCAGTTGTTTTTACTTATAAAATACCAAGTAAATCTGTCCTCCTAAAGGAAACATACTTACTATATCTTCTCTTTTAATCTCAAGCTCTTGAGCCTGCTTGATTACTTCTCTAACTGTAGAGCCTATAATACAAGTGATTAATGTCTTCTCCTTTTCCATATTATTCACTTTAATTTAGTTGCGAAGGGAAGACTCGAACTTCCAACACAGTATTACTGCTTCTTGTGGTTATGAGCCACACATGTTGCCATTACACTACCTCGCGATTTAGAGCAAGTGAAGAGAATCGAACTCTCATCCTGAGCTTGGAAGGCTCTCACACTAACCATTGTGCTACACCTGCATTTGAGAAGGTTTGCTATTGGTACTTCTCTTTTCCAGTCTCTGCTTATCTGGAACCCCTTATCACCTACACCATAAAGGTATTCATAGTAACATAAGGTGTTACTCTCTCACTGTATGAATGGCAGCTTTTAGTAACTTGTTGAGCTTCCTAAGTGAATCGAACACTTATCTCTTGGTTACAAGGCAAGAATAATAACCATTATACTAAGGAAGCATTGTACCCCTGACAGGAGTTGAACCTGCATGGGCAAGCCCGAAGGATTTTAAGTCCTTTGTGTCTAACCTAATTTCACCACAGGGGCATCTTTAATCTCCCATATAACCCTTCTTACATAGATTGAATAAGTACTTCAACTTGTGTAACTGAGTAATAAAGGCTTCACATTCACTCCTAACTCCTGCATAATCAGATGTTTGAGGTAACTTAGAATAGAATGTATCTGTTCTACTTATCAAGTTATCTATTGCTTCGTGAGGGCAAGTGAAATCAAAGTTAGTTCCTTTAAGGAAGTTAGGTTCAAACTGACCTTCAATACCTTGAACTTCTTCTGCAAGAATGTCCTGATAATCTGATATTTCATCTATCAATTCATCAATTCTTACATGAATTGAATTGCTATATGCTGACCAGTGAAGGTTCTTAAACTTAGTCTTGAATCCTTCAAGTACACATAGAAAGTCTTTAAATTGATTTCCTTCATATGAAGGAGACTCATGTTCAAAACCTTCTAATAGATTGTCTCCAAATGTATCTATCATATTATTTTAATTTGATGTTACAAAGATATGTATTATAATTTATATATGCAAGTAAATCTGCATATTTTTTATTGTTAATTAATGTTAGCTAGTGTAGTTCTTGTTACTTGCATCAGTAGGATTAACTACTCCTAAAGTTACCTCTGTTCTATCTACATGTTCTACTTCCATCTCTTCAAACTCAAGAGTAAACAAGTTACTTTTAGCATTAAACTTCTCCCTCGCTTCCTTGAGATATCCCTCTAATCTTCTAACATACTCTCTTTCTTTATCTAAATTATCTTCAAGTTCAAGTATGTAATTATAGTCATCTATAATATCCTCTTTAGCTGTATCACTCATTAAATTGGGATACAGGAACTTGACATCTTTAAGCTTTCTTCTGTCTTCTACTGATACTTTCATATTCAATTCTCCTTTTAAATCTGCGGGACCTATAGGACTTGAACCTATATCTAAGGGTTAACAGCCCATTGTTCTAACCTTTGAACTAAAGACCCAGTTATGTTGCTCCTATTAGAATCGAACTAATGACCTTCACTGTGTAAAAGTGCTATTCTAAACCACTGAACTAAAGAGCAATGTATAGGGCTTTTTAAAGAGTGCCCCTCTAAATTCTTCTCTGTAAAAAAAAAACAAACATTATGAAAACATGAAACATGTGGATACATGTGGGACTTGAACCCCAACTTCACTTTGCAAAAGTGATGTGTTAGCCATTTACACTACATGACCCATACTGGAGTTTATTTTTATTTGGTTACAACTCCTTAACTTCCATTCTTGATATAATCTGTGTGACTATCAATAGTAGAGTAGAGAAGACTCGAACTTCCAATTTCTGCATCCCAAATGCAGGGGGTTAACCAATTACCCAACTACTCTATATTGCGGAGGATATAGGATTTGAACCTATACATCCTTTAAGACTACTGACAGTTTAGCAAACTGCTCCCTTACCATTAGGGTTAATCCTCCATTACTTAGGAACACTCTCAATCACTATCTTAGGTGATTCTTGAGCTACTTGCCAAGCTCTTATAAAGTCTTCCAAATCCATGCCAGTAGGTAACTTACTTAAGTCTATATCTGGCATAAGTTGCTCTCTTTTAAGATATAAATTACAATGACAAATATCCTTTTCTCTATAATCAGAACAAGGACACTTCTTATCCTCACCTGTATTATGACAGGGACACTCTCCATTATTAGCTTCACATCTTTTTAAGATAGCATTCACTACCCTATCATTAGGGTTTAACACCCAACCCTCTTTTCTAAAAATTTGTACCATAATGCGGAGAGAGGAGGTCCCGACCCCCAAGCATTTTACTGCTCACATTGTTTTCAAGACAAGTCCCAGACCTTCTGAGTTCTCTATCCATTGCCTACTCAACTCTTTGAGACAGGACTTTTGTCTTAGTTATAAGTTGCAGTCTATGAGGGAATTGAACCCTCCATCTCCACATTGACAGTGTGGCATGTTAAACCTCTACACCAATAGACTATATTGTAATGGGTAGGGGATTTGAACCCCTAATGACTGCCTTGAAAGGGCAGTGACTTAACCAATTTGTCCAACCCACCATTTTGACTATCCTATCTTCACAGACCAGATAGCCCAATCTTTAAAAATCATGAAACAAAAAAAAATCCACCTTCAAAATGTACCTCATTAAGGACTCGAACCTTAACTAAAACTTTAGAAGAGTCTTGTGCTCATCCATTACACTAATGAGGCATATCAGTTGTTCCAGCAGGAATTGAACCTACATTACTTGAGCCAAAATCAGGTGTAATAACCATTATACTATGGAACAATATACTTACCTTTGAATCACAGTGCAAAGATAAGTCAAATATTTGAATTATGCAAATCTTTCACTAATTATTTTTAAGATAGCATGAAAATACTCCAGAAGAGAATATTAGATGATAGCTTGAATATGGTGATTCATAGCTACTTAACCTATTTTCTCAACTAAATGGTATGCCCATTTCTCTGTGTAGAAACTACAATAATCAGGCTTATAACCTAACTTCCTTGCAATCCTAACATATAAATTATGCAGAACTGAGGGTATAGCTATCACTGGAATATACAGCCAACCTAATAATTGTGACTGATAACAGTGCCCAAGTTCATGCTTAAAACTCTCTTTTGGAAAGTCAGGAACCATAAATATATAATCCCCTAAAGAGAAACTTGAAGGAATGTAAGTACTATAAATAACATTCTTTCCTTCATATTTACCTCCATAATAACATAGATACCCTAAGCATCCATATACCAAGAATGCAAGATAATTCTGTGGGAATTGCCACAACCAAAGAATAAAGTTCTTAATCCATTTCATACCTTATACCTCTTTACATCTAACATTCTTGAACTAACTCCTTGTGCATAATACCTATAATCATTATGATTCATTGATATACATGCAGCACCTTCACATTGTACTATGTTTAAAGTGTCTTTCTTAATCCTTTTAATTGTCTTCATATTGTTTCATTTTAATTGGGTACAGTTATCCCTCCCTCCTATTTTAGTTTCAATTAACTAAAGTAAATAAGGAGTAAAACTTTAGTTTCTTATAATAAGAGACCCTGTGAGCTTTTTACATCACTTAGACTGGATTAACCAGATTCTCACTCCTATAGACCAGCAGATACACCCGTTTATATACTATTAGTTCTTCTCTTATTTATCTCAAGGAGTCATTACCTGTGCCCTTCTAATGGTATCCTTTACTTTCCCATGTTGGCTGACTCAATGTATCTACTAATAGGTAGTCTCCTATTATGGGTGCAAATATAAGTAAAATAAATGACATATGCAAATCCTGTCAAATTTTTAATTTTTTTTTTCTTTTTTTTTTTGATTTTAAAAAGTTGTGTATAGTCATGAGGGGGATATACACCAACCCCACCTCCCCCATCACTTAGCCAGTGGGGTTCTACCCCCTATGGTCAAACAATTTATTCATTAACAATTTAACATTAAGTATTATGGACAATCAGTTAAAATTCCGTGAGACCCTGACAGTTGAACAGTTTAAAGCAGCTCAACATGTAGACAAGATTCAAGTGAAACAGAATCCTAAGACCAACAAACTGTTCTTCACATTTGGTGCAAAGACTGGAGCAGTTGCAGTGAAGGGTATTCCTGCACATCCAATGGTGTCAAATGTTGAAGCACCTGATGGTAGCTCATTCTGGCTGTTGCATGAAGAAGGCACAGGTGGTGCACCAGTGTTGGCAACATTCTAATGGAGGAGGGCATTTGCCCTCTTTCTGTTCTATTCTTCTGAGCATTAATAGTATCTTTTAAGCATTAATAGTGCTTGCTTTGGATAAATACAGAGAGTTATAATTACACAATTAAGTTATATGCTAACCTATTTTAATAGGATAAACACAGAAGGAACTTAATGAAGTGAATTGTAAAATGCTAACCAAAGTTATATACCCTCCCATCTATTATACTAATTCTCTTCTGGAGTATGGATAGTAGTGGGAGAGTTTCTATGTTTGAAGGTAGTAAGTTTCATGCTTTGTTGAGTCAATCTTATTGCATTAGAGCTTGTATTAGAGTGCATGAAGAATAGTGTCTCAAATGTCCTTTCTTTACTCTTTCTTTCTATGTTTGTTGATAGTGTGAAAGTGTGGAAGAGTGAATGTTGTTCTGTAAAACTTCTCCCACATTATGCCACATTCAAAGACATTACAAAAAGAAAAAGAGGAGTAATAGAATAGCTGTATTTACTGTTTTAATCTTTGTGAACAGAGTATCTTATTGTTTAATTAAGCACTAATCATACTTATAATATACACATAGTTTACATACCAATGGGCTAATTTAGGCAATCAAATGTGAACAATAGTAGCATTTGACAGAACACATGCCATTAAAATGTGTTAAGAAATAACTAGCAGGATAATAAGAACAAGATATTTGATGGGTATTATATTGTAAGTGTTGACCACTTAGGGGACTAAACAAACATCCACCTGAAAGATGAAATAATATGTAGAGAATGGCATCCTGTAAGTCCTACTTGAGACAAAAGTCAGTAGTGTTAATACTTAGACATAATTATCAACAGGAGAGGTAATCCAGCAATCCAGAGGGACTTCATATCTATTAACCGAGTAAAGGAAACCTAAAAAGACAGTCTGCCTATTTAAGGAAGAGTACATGGGTGGATATAATAACATCAATAATCAAAGGCACATTAGCTCAGTGGTTAGAGCACTCTATATCTATTGATTGAAGGTAACTGGGAATAGTACTTCCTGTAATTGTACTAATAGAAATAGAAAGGTCACTGGTTCAAATCCAGTATGTGCTTCAATTATTAACAAATTAACTTATAAACACATGGCTAAGAAATTTAAAAGAGAGAACTGTGACTCTACATTGAGAGCTACAGTTACAGACCAATTGGGTAGAACAGTTTCACTGTTTGGAACACATGCTTTTGAATGGTCAATAGTAATTGCATCAGACAATAGCATCACTATGCAGACCTTTAAGAAAGGTGATATTGCAAGAAAAGAGTTCAATAAATATAAAAGAAAAAGATAATGGAAGACATGATAAATACTGAGAATGTAGTGACTGTAATATTAGTCATTGCATTCTTTGCATGGTTATTCATGAAAGACCAGAAAGGAGCAGGAGAATGAAGACATTTAATATATTAACATTAACAATTGGGATAGTAATAGGCATCATACTTACTGTAATTATATTCCCAAGTAATCCAACAGTAGGATTAACTGATGATGAATATAATCATATTGAATCATTACAGTTTGATACTGCATCATTTCATCCTCAGTATATTGAGGAAATAGGGTCTGTTACAATAACTAATGGTGAGTCATTATACTATTTAATATATAATGACCCAGATGCAAATTTCTTTTCAACTGAGATTCTCATGGATAAATACATCTATAATATTGTTTTACCTTTGTGGAGAAACATGCTTAAATGTGGAGAAGAAAACAAAGGGAAAATAGTATGGGGAGATAGAATATTCCATGAAGTTCATGGAGTGAAGAAGGAGATAACTATAATCAATGACACTGGAACAGCTTATCTAATAATGAAATGAAAACATTTAAACTAATTATCAAGGGTGTGTTACTATATGTAACCACTCTTGTCACCTTATTATATATGTGTGGTATTGATAGTATTTATGACAATGGATATTTCTTTCATGGTCTTATACTTGTATTAGTACTTATTGGAGTGTGTTATAAAACTATTAACAAAGAGGAGCTTGAAATACTTACATTAAATAAGTATTTCAATCACCTTGATGATAAATTCAATTAAATTATAATCAAATGGTACGGACAATTTATGTGGTTTATACAAACCAAAAGTTAAGTAATTCACAGCTTAAAGGTATGAAACAATACATGTTTCTGTGTCCTTATGACATAATCCAAGCTGGTGATATGATTGAAGACAACAGATATTCTACTCCTATGCAAGTAGTAAGTTGGAATAGAAATACAGCTCAGGTGCAGAATGGCATCACTCTCAAGGTCATTGAACCCTCAAGGTTGAATGGTGCTGCAATATACAGAGTAAATTATTCAGAAGCAGAACAAAAAGTATTGAATAGCATGGAAGCAAGAAATATCTCAGTGACTCTTGAACAAGCAAGAGAGTGGTACAACAGTGGTAACACAACTCTCCGTACATTAGCATTGAGTGCTTATGCAGAGAATGAACTGGTTGGGTATGAATACATGAAGTCATGTATAGACAAGGACACAGTTAGTTTGGTAATACCTCATGGTGATAGTGGTAAAGTGCTAACCAGTGGCAAACTGGCTATCATAGCCAGGTATCTCAATGGTTCATGGGAGATGAGTGCAGGTAAAACTGGTTACTTCATTGGTAAATCATCTAATAATCAGCAAATAGTAGTTACTCAGATTGATCCTCTGCATGAGATTGCAGTCTATGAACATAGAACTGTGCAATATGCAGGTATTGTATATTTCAAGAGTGTTGAGGATGCCAAGAAAGCAGCTAAAATGCTTGGTGCTGACATAAGGTATTTATTTTAGGTATGTGTTTTATATAAGGTTAATTAAAGAGTAGCTCATGTTGTGAAACACAGCTACTCAAACTGCCTTTGTAGTGTAATGGATGCACGCATCTCTCCTAAAGATGAAGTTAGAGTTCGACTCTCTACAGAGGTACTAAAACATAAAATTATGGAAGAACTAAGGTTAATAAGAGATAATTACTGGGCTACAAAAGATGGGAGAATTTATAGTACTAAAAGAAATATGTACTTAAAACAAAGAGTAGGTCCAAGAGGCTATATGATGGTTAATCTAAGCATAGATGGTAGATGTAAAACTTTTACTGTACATAGATTAGTAGCTACAGCTTGGCTACCTAACCCAAATAACAAGGAACAAATAAATCACATAGATGGAAATAAGACTAACAACAGTATAAATAATTTAGAATGGTGTACTGCTTCTCAAAATGTAATCCATGCTATAGATACAGGTCTTAAGATTCCAGCTAAAGGGTTAGCAACAAAGAATGGTAGATTTAATGGTGAAGATATTTTGGAGATTAAGAGATTATATAATGAAGAGCATCTATCTCAATATAAAATAGCTTCTATCTATAATATCACAAGGTCTGCAATTCAACAAATATTAAATAACTCTACCTATAAAGGGGTATAAGAAGTTCGAGTCTTCTTGGGGGTACAATTGTAAATGGTTTAGAAAGGGTCTGCAATACAATAAATACAGAACCCAATTGCTAATAGGTAAGCTATAAAGGGTGTTATGGGCTGTCAGACATTTCTACCTTGTAAATCACAAGAAATGACAAGAAGTAAATTCTTAATAAACAATTATATGAAAGACTTTGAATACTATGGCTTATTTCTCACAGAAGAGGGTAAGACTAAATTGAAAGAATGGTTGTGGTTACATGACTATGATTTCAATAATGATATTATAAAGGGAGTACTTCCTGAGAATTGGTACTTAGACCATTGTACATTATTAACATCTCAGAGAATGGGCAACTTCTTATTGGAAGATACACTGGAAGCTGCATTAGTACTGCATGGCAAATTGAATCAGCCTTTAGAGATTAATGGTATTGGGGTATCAGATAAAGCTATGGCATTCAGATGTAATATACCAGAGAATCTATGTTCTAACAAGATTCCACACATAACTATATGTACTTTCAATGGTGGTAAACCAGTAGATAGTAATATGATTACTGAGTGGAAGGATATTGAACCAATTCTTGTTGAAACTAAACTTGAAAAGAAATGACTAAGGAAGAGGCAATTAAAGCTATGTCAGAAGGTAAGAAGGTAAGGCATAACCATTTCAGTTCTGATGAATGGATGAGCCAACTGCCTAATGGTGATTATCTTTTTGAAGATGGGGTAAAATGTAGCCCCAGAGAATTTTGGACATGGAGAACTTGTACTTCATGGAATACTGATTGGGAAATAGTAGAGTAATAAAAGAATGTTAAAGGTGGAAATATATTTGCATATATGAAACCTTTGACATATCTTTGCAGTGTCAATAAATAAAGAAACAATTCTATGGGAAAGTTAAATCCATTAGTGAAACCAACTTCAAAGTTGGATACAGAAAGATTGGCTGGAGGTTCAGGTGCATTGGCAGCTAAACAGAGTAATGTAGCATTATTGAGAAGATGTGTATAATATTGCTCTTGAAGCAAGATTAATGCAGAAGCTGAGACATACACCTCTGTTTATAGCAGTAGAAATGTGCAAATATCCTGAACATAAGCTATTTGTAGCTGACTTATTGCCTAAGATTATTACAAGGGCTGATATGCTGACAGATTTCTTGGCATTATATTGGAAGGGTGGTAAAAAGCCTATCTGTAATCAAGCTAAGAAGGGATTAAGGGCTGCCTTTCATAATTTCAATGAGTACAAGTTGGCTAAATATGACAGGGATGCAGCTATTAAGCTGAGAGATGTTATGTTCTTATGCAGACCTAAGCCAAACAATGATTATGAAACCAAGTTATTCAAGAAAGTAGCTGACAGAACTCTTACTCCTCCTGAGACATGGGAAGTGTTATTGTCTGCTGGTGAAGACAGGAAAGAGACTTGGACTAAATTAATCTTTGAGAATAAGATTGGTGGTCTGGCTATGTTGAGAAACATAAATAACATGAAGAAAGCAGATGTTGATAGAAGAGTTATTGTTGAGGGATTGACAAAACTTAAATCATCAATGTTATTACCTCTTGACTTCTTGAAAGCTGAAAGAATGAACCCTGAGTTCAGTAGGGACATTGAAGATGCTATGTTGGAATCATATAAGAATCTACCTAAACTTCCGGGTAAAACCTTGTTTATAGTAGATGTCAGTGGTTCTATGGGTAGTCTTACTTCTGGTCAATCACAGTTCAATAGAATGGACCAAGCATGTGCAATGGCTATGTTAGCTATTAATCAGTGTGAGGACTATGAACTTGTGGCTACAGCAGGTAATGATGCTTTAAGAAAGCAAGCATCTGAGCATATCAAATATCCTCAAAAGGGATTTGGTGTATTCAAGCAAATCATGGACACAAGACATAATATTGGAGGTGGAGGTATATTCACTAAACAATGTTTAGACTGGTGTAAAGCTAAGTTTAAAGGTGTCCACTTTGATAGAATCATTATTTTCTCAGATTCACAGGATATAGATTACCATTATAATAAGTCTATCCTTCCTGAGCCATTTGGTACTTACAATTACATTTGTGATGTATCTGCCAATACAAAGGGAGTGAATTATAGAGGTAAGTGGACTGCTGAGATTTCAGGTTGGTCAGAACATTTCCTAACTTATATTGCAGCTTTGGAAGGCTTGCAGAATAAGTTTGAGGAACAATAAATATAATGCCATTAGTGTATTACAGATTTACATCAATAATCTTTTAAATTATCTACGATAATCTGTTAAATGTTCTATGGCATTTTCTTATAAAGACATCATTAGTGTAGCACAGAGTTACTTCATAATGGTTATATGGCAATATTACTCTTTGCACTTTTCTATGATGTCTTTTATTTTTATGGAGGGATAGCTCAGTTGGTAGAGCAGTATAAATGAAAATTACACTTTGTTCAATGTTCCACAGTAATGTGTTGGTGTAGAATAGAGTTACTTCAAAAGCATGTTGAAAGCTACGGGTCATTGGTTCAAGTCCAATTCCCTCCACGGTGGAAATTATAATGATACAAGATGCCCATGTAAGGTTTGAGTAAGCTCATTCTGGAGATGCAATAAAGATTTTGTTCATTTGCTGGTAGGTAAGCTACCATTTAAAATGGGGATGTGGTGAAATAAAGCAAGTTTTATCCTCTTATGAGTGTTCTCCCGAAGGGGTAGTGTATTATAAGAGTTACTTCAAGGTTTACACAATAGTTTTGGGTACTATCAAATAAAGGTTCGAGTCCTTTCATCCCCACACAAAGATTAGTGATATACAACACTTACTTCAATATATTATATGAAAAATTAAATTTAGAAAGTAAGAAAGGAGTAGATTTTTAATCAACTTATGTCCTTAGGGACAACAATTTCAAAGGTGTTGTAGAATATTCTATCTTTTAAAGGCTATCAGTTTGGCTACTGGTAGCCTTTTCTTTTTGTGCACATTCATGTGATAATAAATATATGTTTTACTAAAAAAAAAAAAAACAATGGAAAATGACAAGAGTGGAGTTGATAACTTCGCAGAAAACATGAGAGAGAAATTAGGTCTTGACAAATCACTTCCCAAAGAACTTATGGATGATTTGAGGGAAGGTGTAATTGACCTTGGTAAAAAGGTGGGTGATACCAATGCAGAAGATGTACTGGATAACTGCCTCATTGAATTAAGTAAACTAAAAGATAACCAAAGTAAGGGTATTGTAATTGCTTATCTACTTAGTACTCTGCCTATAGGCTTTCAGAATCTCATTGTAAAGGAACATCAAGAGCTTATAGTTGGTCTTATAACTAAGAATTTGATAAGTGAAGGTTCAAAAGACATATTGGGTATGCTTCTTATGGGAGCTATGTTTGGTGATAAAGATTCAGATGAATAATGAAATCAGTCCCTTGTAAGTTTGGAAGTTTAAAATATTATTCATATCTTTGTATATAATTTAAAAAGAAATAGTATGCAAGTAGAAGAAGTATGGAAAGATATTCCTGATTATGAGGGACTATATCAGATTAGTAATTTAGGTAGAGTTAAATCTCTTCCAAGGAAGTGGTCTCCAAAAGAAACTATATTAAAAGCTGATGGTAAATCAGAAGAGTATCTTCATGTGAGTTTGTGGAAGAATAGAGTAAGTTATCATTTGTATATACATAAGTGTGTAGCTCGGTTATTCGTACCAAATCCTAATAATTATGAGTATGTAAATCATAGAGATGAGAATAAGAGAAACAATGTTTATTCAAATCTTGAGTGGTGTACTGCCGAGTATAATTCTAATTATGGAACAAGAAATTCAAGGATAAGTGCAGCTCAACTGAACCATTCCAAGAAATCTCATGCAGTAATACAAACTGATTTAGAAGGTAATTTTGTAGCAGAATACCCTTCAATTATGGAGGCACATAGGCAAACTGGTTTTAGTGTAACAGGAATTAAGGTAATATGTGATGGAGGGTATTTTGACAGGAGAGATAATAAATATTATGTATCAAAACAACTGAAAGGTTTCATATTTAAATATAAGTAAAAAGAATGGAAATTAAAATTTCTTTATCCATAATTCTTCAAGGAAGAGTTATGTATAGCCAAGAGCAGGCTAAAGCTCTTGAGAAAGAAAAAGTAGGCACAGGTTATGATACTTTCTCTATGAGAGTAGAAGGTAAGAAGAGTGATGGTAAGAAGGATATTCAAACTATTACTGTAAAAACCAGAAAGTGTAAGCCTGCTGGTCAATCTCTCAATCTTAGTATGGATGCTTATGAGTACATGATAGGAAAAGAAGCTCCTTACTTTGTTAAACCCAGAGATTGGGAGAGACTTACTAAGAAACAGAGGCTTGAGACACATCTCAAGAGGATTGTGGAAGAGCTTGGTGGAGTGAGTTTCACCTATGCTGTATTGGATAATTAAATCATTTATAGTGTAGGTAGTATGTTATTTGTATCAATTATAGTAGGATTATTTGGTATTATCTTACTAATAAAGACTTTTGTTAGATACCATCCTTATTTTGATTTAGTCATAAGCTATAACAAGTATACACTATTACTATGGTATGATAAGAATGGTGGAAGAACTTACATAAAACTATTGGAAATATGAGTAAAGGAAGAGCTTTAACTAAGAAGAAGTGGGGGCATTGTGCCAGATATTGGAGAAGGTATAAATATAGAACCAAGTTTCCAAGGAAGAAACTTAATTCCTTTGAAGGAACTCATACACCTATAGGTTATCCTCTCAAGTACTTATCATGGATAATGGGGTAGGAATAACTAAAAAAAAAAGAAAATCATGATTTATGCAAGAGTATTACTTGCTGCATTTGTTGTTCTTGCTGTTATATACTATGTAATGGTGATAGGACAATTGTTTGGCAAGTGGAAAATAACAAACAGAGAAATCAAATTCTCTTGTCTGTGTATTCCATTCTATTATTGGATAGTGTCTCAGGAAGAGAAGAAACAAGTAAAAAGAAAAACTAACATTAAAAAGAAAAAAGATGGGAAATCAAAAACCAATTAACAAAGGGAAAATCCTTGGTATTATTATTGCTGTTGTTGCAGTTCTTATGATTGCAATGGCAGGGGCTTTATGGGAAGATGCAGACAAGTCAAAGAACTATGTATGTCAGATGCCTGTAACAGGTAATTATGTAGTCTGGACTGATGGTGGATTGCAATGGCAGGGGCTTGGTACTGTAAGAAGTTATTCAAAGACTTCACAGATAGAATTTACAGGTCTTGAGAAGAATGAAGATGGTTATGTAGCAGCAGGAAGTAACCCAGCAGCAGCACTCACATTCAATGACAAAGGTAGAGGTTTTATTGTTGGTTCATTCAGGGTAGTGATGCCTAATGATGCCAAGAATATGGAGAAGATACAAACAGACTTTGGTTCTGAGGAAGCATTGATAGCTAACTTGGTTAAACCTACATTATATAAAGTTGTAACTTCTTGTGGTCCCCTTATGTCTTCATTGGAATCAGTATCAGAGACAAGGACTGACCTTATTGCCTATATTACAGACCAGTTAAATAATGGTGTATATAAGACCAGAGTATTAAAGACTAAGGTTATTAATGACATCACTGGTGAAGAGGAAGTAAGAGCACAGTCTGAGATTATAGCTGATGGTAATTCTCCGGGTGGTTATAAAAGACAGGAGAACTCACCTTTCTCACAATATGGTGTAACCTGTGGTTTGGTTAGTATTGTAGATATTAAATATGATGCTGCAACTCAGTCACAGATTGATGCACAAAAGCAAGCTAACTTAGCAATTATCACTTCTAAGACTAAATCACTTGAAGCAGTTCAAAGAACTATTCAGATTACAGAAGATGGTAAAGCAACTGCTGAGAAGGCTAAGTGGGAACAGGAGAAAGAGAAAGCTGTGGCTGTAACCAAAGCACAACAGGAATTTGAGGTAGCAGAACTTGAAGCTAAGAAAGCTAAACAAGTTGCTCTTAAAGTTCAGGCAGAAGGTGAAGCTAAGGCAGCAGCTAATAGGGCATTAGTTGCAGCAGGTTTAACTCCCGCAGAAAAAGCTGAATGGGATTATAAGACTGCTGTAGGTGTTGCAGAAGCATTGGCTAATTCAAAAGTACAATGGGTTCCATCTGTAATGTTTGGAGGAAATGGTTCTGGAAACAATGCTATGGATGCTGTGGGTCTTAAGATGCTCATGGACATAACCAAGTCTTTTGATAAGAAGTAACTATGATTTGGATAATTATAGGAATAATCCTCACTATTATTATGGTGGGGATTATGAAAGATACTCATGTCATAATGTATAATGGCATGAAAATTTCAGAAGAATATGATGCAGAAATTCCTTTGTGGCTTCTTTGTATTGCTTTATTTATTGAGCTAATTCCCCTTATTAATATCATAGCATTTGTAGGCTTTGTTGTATGGTATATTATAATGTATACCTCCACTCCTCAACAAGGGTTTATTAAATGTGCCTTTAGACTTCAAGGGAAGACCTATGTAGGGAGGGCTGTTTTAGCAATTATAAACTTTTTAAATACTAAAGTGTGATGGATTTAGTAAGTAGAAAGGACTTTGCAAATGGGTCTGTTTATTGTCTTAAGCTTCAAGATGGTTTATTAGTAGAAACTACTGATACATTTCTCCCTTTTTATACAAAGAATGCTCAGAGCACCAAATCTAATATTTTAAAAGATTACAAGTTGGGGGATAGAAGTGAGAGATGGATGATAGGTGTTTCTACCATGAGTGGTTGTCCAGTAAGGTGTAAATTTTGTGCTACTGGTAAAATGAAGAAGTGGAGAAATCTTACTTCTCAGGAAATAGTAGACCAAGTAGTCTTTGCAATAGAACATGCTCCAAAAGAGTATAATCCTCTTAATTCTAAGGAATTTAAGATTAATTATACAAGAATGGGAGAACCTTTTCTCAATATAGAAGCAGTGAAGGATGCTATTGAAGTTATTTCAGAGAAGTATCCTAATACTCATCATTATGTTTCTACTATAGGAATTAAGGGGAGTGATTTTTCTTGGATTAAAGATAATATCTCTCTCCAAATAAGCCTACACAGTTTCATTAAGGAGAAGAGGGATTGGTTGATTCCTTTCAAAAATAAGCTAAGTATAGAGGAACTGGGAAGAATTAGGACTGATTCAAACCTCAAGACAACTCTTAATCTAACATTGGTGGATGAAGAGGATTTTGATATTGAAGCCCTAAAAAGGAACTTTAATAAGAACAATTTCTTCATAAAACTCAGTCCTATTAATCCTAATGAAGTTTCAGAAGAGAATATTGGGACTAAGGGTGTTATTAACCAAATAAATTTATTGTAAAAATGGAAAAAGAAATCAAAGAACAACTTGAAAAAGAAGGTTATGATTATGGGGTGGCTATAGCTACAGAAGCAGAAATCAAGGCTCAAGCAGCCTGTGGTCAATTAGCTTCTATCCTTGAAAATCAAGAGTGATAACAAGAAAAAATGTTATGAAACAAAGGGTATATAATATCCTTATGCTCTTACTAATTGGTGGTCTATATGGTTTATACTATATGGACTACCAAGAGGAGCACAAGGAACCTGAGAAGGTGGATGTGTTGAGATTGGAACAACCAGAGTTCTTACTATCAGAAGCTCCTGATGATTATCTTATGGAGGCTTTAGAGTATTATAATGTTAAACATAAGAACATTGTATATGCTCAGGCTATCCTTGAGACAGGTCATTTCAGGTCTAAGGTCTGCAAAGAGTACAATAATTTATTTGGACTCTATAATAGTTACAAGGGTGATTATTATAAGTTTGACCATTGGAGTGAGAGTGTGGTTGCCTATCTCAATTACATACAATATAGATACAAACCCCCGGATGATTACTATCAATTTTTGATTAAAGTAGGTTATGCGGAAGACCCGCAATATGTGGAAAAACTAAAGAATATAGTAAAGAGATATGAATAGAGAACAGGCTCAGGAAGAGATAATGAATATAAAGAGTAATTCTATACTCTGTGAGTTACCTACTTCCTTTGGTAAATCTAAGATAGGTATTGATTTGGCTTTAAGGGATAACCCCAGTAGCATACTTATAGTAATACCAAGATTAGTCTTGATAAACAACTGGAAAGAGGAGTTTATCAAATGGGGATTAGAATCTTGGCTTGAAAGAGTGTATTTCAGTACTTATGTAGGATTGAATAAACATGTAGAGGAAGAATGGGATTGTGTAATCTTTGATGAAGTGCAACACATGTCAGAAAGATGTAGAGAATTTGTATCTACAATGGAAATACATCATTCTATCATGCTTTCAGCTACAGTAACCAGAGATATGAAGTGGGAACTAAGTCAGTTGTTTCCTGATTTTCAATGTTACACAGTGAAGATGAAGGAGGCTATAGACAATGAAATCCTTCCTGACCCAAGAGTGTTCCTTATCCCTCTTGAACTTGATAATACACATGCTGTACATACTATGATTGAACATCCTAAAGCTAAGATTATCAAAGAATGTCTATATAAAGATAGATGGTCTTACTTAAGGGATAAATCTATTCAGGTGCATATTAAGTGTACTGAATATCAGTATGTGACGGAATTAGGAAACAAGATAGAGTTCTGGAAGAGGCAATATATGAGAACAAGAAATGAAGGAGTAAAGACAAAATGGTTATTCCTTGCAGGTCAAAGGCTCAAATTCCTTTCACAATTAAAGAACCCTATTATCTTATCTCTTCTGGAGAAGCTGAAATCAGAGAGGGTACTTACATTCTGTAGCTCTATTGAGCAGACAGAAATATTAGGGGAAAACTGTATTAACAGTAAGAACAAGGAATCCTCTATAGTACTTGATATGTTTAATCACAAGAAGTTGGACCACATTACAGCATGTAATATGTTGAATGAAGGTATGAACCTTGTAGATTGCAGAGTTGGTTTATATGCTAATCTGAACAGCAGTGATAGTATCATTAAACAAAGATTGGGTAGAATACTCAGGCACAAAGACCCCATTATTATCATCCCTTACTTTAGTGGTACAAGGGAAGAGGAGTTGGTTGAGAAAATGCTTGAGGACTATAATCCAGAGTTGGTTGTAAAAACAAATTTAAATGAAATAAAAGTATGAGAAACAGAGTCAGAATTTTTAAAACAAGCTACATTGTAAATCCTGAGAAGAAGGTAGTAGTTTGTGTTCTGGAGTGTAATATGCAGTTGCAAAAACATCCTGCATGGAATGATATTTATCCCAATATGTGGGCTAATCTTCCACTTGTAACCCCCAATGGCACATTCAAGGTAAGAGCTATTGCAAGGTGCAATGAGGAAGATGCCTTCAATGAAGAGGCAGGTAAGAGAATTGCAGAATCCAGAGCAAAGGGTAAAGCATTTGCTACTGCTGCAAAGGTTTATGGAGAAATTGAGAAATATTTCTTGAACTGTGCTGCACTTGTGAATGAATCTATGGAGGC